ACAAGAGCCACTGAAAAACCTCGTACTTATCATCGTCATACAAGCCGCTCTTTTTATATTTTCCATCTGCATTCATATGATAGACCAATCATCAGTATAGCAACCCAAGTAGGGGTCAACCCCTAAATCAATAGTTATTTATTTGACAAACGCCCGGGCGCGCTGGAATTTTAATCCAGCGCGTATGAATCATCATCTTCAATTCCAAAAAATGCATCACATTCCTGCGGGGCGTCCCTGAGCTGGCACTCTCCGTTATCAAAGTAGGGACAGAACCAATCATTGACAGGGCATTCATAACAATAAGCCATTTTTCATTTTCCTTTCTTTAACCAAAGATTTCCAAATTACTAATCATCGGACGACTTGCAATGTAGTCTGCCATGTGAACCAATCTGTCCACAGGCGTAAACGGTCTATCATCTCTTTCGGTACTCCACTGCCCCATGTGAGAAGCTACTGCCTGAATGAGTTCATAAGGGGCGGGCGTGTTAAAGTAATCTTTCCACGCGGTTTCGATGTTGTCGGCGGCATTCCTTGCATGGTTGCGGTATTCATCCTTGTTGATGGTATCATCAAAGCCATACTTAACAGTATCATGAAGAATACAGGCAATAATTGCATAGTCCTTGCGGCGGTCGGTCATGTATGCCCATTGACTCATTCTCATGAGCTCATCGCAGAAATACACAACGGCTTTAGTGTGCCGAACCAGTCCGCCATTGCCCTGACTGAAAGGAGGGTGATACTTTCCAGAAGCGGAAGCGCCAATCTCCCAGAAATAGGAAGGAACGCGATTGCTGAGATAAAACTCTGTAAAGGCTCTCAGCTTTTCATCTTTGATGAGCTCCAGCTCGTTCTTAAAAATTTCCATTTTCTTAATTAACCTCTTTTCTGTATTTGGGGCTTACCATCGTTTCCCCGATTACAGTTATTATTATAGCATGAATGGGGCGAGCTGTCAAGTACTTTTTAAAGAAAATTTTGCGGAGCCTATTGGTAAAATGCGGCAGATAGACGCCCGGGCCGCGCACCCATTATTTGGAATCTTTGTCAAAGTAGCCCTCGAGTTTGCCGAAAGGGCTACAAAGATCTTCCAGCATTCCCATGCAATGGGAGAATTCCTTAATGGAATATTTCTCATAATTTAGCGTAGACGGAACGCCCTTTATCTCAAAACCAACCACTCCGTCAATGGCGCTGCTGGTGATTTCTTCCAGGATGCCTGATGCGCGAGCGAGAACGCGGAGGTCGTCAGGGCTAAGTTCAATATCATACTGCTTACGAATCTTTTTAATCATTTTTTGTACCCTCCTATTTTTTAGACAGAGGGTAGGGCTTTTTCAAGCCCCTTAACCCTTTTTCCTTTTTTCGACAAGCGTCAATTCAAACGACTTTTCACCGATTGAGAAAGCAATCATACGGTTCTTGTTGGTAATTTCTACATTCTCATAGGCGTTTTCGCCATTCTCTGCAAGAAATTTAGCAATTTCTGCAATAATCGCTTCTTTCTGCGGGTTTGCCTTTTTCTGTTTACCGTCCTGAAACTTGTAAACCGTGGGGGTCTTGCGAGTGCCGCAAGAGCGGGCGGCTTTTTCCACTTTTTTCTGTTCGGCGGTCAGAGGAAAAGGGTCAGCGCCTTTATTGATTTCCTTATCTGTCTTGATAATGTCAAGGGCTTCCTCTTTCGTACAGCCGAGTTTCTTCATGAGCAATTCAACTTGGGTCATGGGCATTCCCTTCCTTTCATGGTTTTATTATAGCAGAAAAGGCGGCGGTTGTCAATAGTTTTTTGAAAAAAATTTTTGCGCGTCAAAAATAAAAATTCAGTCTAATGACGTAATGCCGGCCTCTTTCAGCAGGCGTTTAGCTTTGTCAATTTCTGTCTCCACGCCCGGGCATGGAATGCAAAGCCAACTTTGACCCTCTTCATCAACCGTGGTAAAAAAAGGATAATTCTCTCCAACCTCCAGCCGCATGGCTTCTCGAAGTTTAGAGGGAATTACTAATCGGCCGCATGTATCAAGCTTACGGGAATATTCTGTTTCTTTAAATTTCATTATTATCTTTTTTTCTAAAAACACTTTTCGCGCTGGAACGTCTTGAGGACAAGGCGTTCCCGGGCGTCATGAATCGCAGGAATACTTGCCGCACTTTCTACAACCCTTTTGCTTATAACAGTAATAGCGCAGGTAGTGAGCGATTAAGCGCAAATGAAAACGCATTTTTAGAAATTCCTCCTCTCTGGGATAGTTTATTTCTTTTCTCTTTCTATTATTATTATACCAAAAATTTTTGTAAAAATCAAATGGGGCAGATTTAACCGCCCCATTTATAAATTCATTGTTTTGGCTTCACTTACGAAATACTTTGCATCATGCCGCTGGAGAAGTTTGGCAACCTCTTTACTTTCTTCGCGGGAGTAAGAATAAAAATTAAAAATAGTATATTTTCCAATGGGGGTATAGTTAAAGATGAGCTTTTGGTCTTTACTCTCATTTGTGATAGAGCGAGTTTCTTCTGCGGGAACAGTTGCCTCGATTTTCCAGAGTTTTTCTTTTCTCGTCTTTTCCTCAATGAGTTTCACAAGGTACACTCCGACGAAATTACAAGCGGCGGTAATAAGCATTTTACTCACGGTAGACAAATTGTCAATCGTGGTGAGAATGATTACCCAAGAGTAAAACCCGTAGGTCAGAGCATTCATCAAAGCCGCCATAAATTTTCCGCCCTTAATGGTAGCGATTGACTTGATGGTTGAGAGTATCACGTTAACCGCGGTACAGACGATAAACAAAATAATAGCATTCACGTTTCATCACTCCTTTTATCTTTTTTAGTATGGTTATTATATCAGATTTTTAAGTCCTTGTCAATAGTTATTTTCAAATTGCCACGATTTTTATTTTTTACGATGAAATACACATCTTTAATAACATCTATTTCACAGAATGGAAAATTGAATACCTCTCGCTTTTAATTTTCCATACAATATTTGTCAGAGAATGCGCCCGGGCGCCTGGAAAATCCTGGGAGCTGGGGTCAAGGAAAAAGTGGGGCGGTTGCCCCACTTTCTTCCATTTCAGTCCTCCTCAGGGGTTGCGAGGGAGAAATAGGCAACCCCCTTGTCCTCAGCGCGAACAATCGCGCCGCTGTCCTTGAGCTGCTTCACGAGGGCGGAGCACTTTGCGGGGCTCTCAATGCCCACGAGCTTCGCAAGCTCCATAACGCGGTACAGATGATTCTGCTCCATGACGTTAAGGATGGCTTCCTTGAGCCCCTCATTGGCAATCTGGTTTGCGGTGGGCTTGCGCGTTCCGCTCGACTTCTTGTCGAGGGCGGTCAGCATCGCGGAGAGCTTCTCCTCAACATCTGCGGGGAGCGTGAAATTCTCCATCACGTAGGTGAGAGCCTTGCGGTTGGTCATCTTTTCGGTGTTCTTCATAGGTATCAATTCCTTTCTGCTTTTTAAGAGGTGGCTTCTCTTGATTACGTATAGATTATAACATGGATTGGGAGCTTTGTCAAGAGGTTTTTTAGAAATTCTCTAAAAAATTTTTTGGATTAACCTTCCTCCGCGTCGTTTCTGTTCTTCCGTTGGCGCCTTTGGTTTCTGTATCAGCCTCAGGGTGTATCCCCTCTTGACAATTATTATTATACTACATTCCGCGGGGTTTTGTCAAGGGATTTTTACATTTTTTTGAGAGGGAACATACGCCTATCGTTCCGCCTTAGCCTACAGGATACCCACCTTGCGATGGCTCTACTGGGTCTCTCCCCTTGACAATTATTATTATAGCAGATTTTTCAGAAAAATGCAAAATGGTATTTTACACAAAAAGGTGAGCGGGAATTGATGTTTTATTGTGCAAAATGCCGGGGCGCGCCCGGGCCGACGAGAGACGCTGCGAGTAATAATAGTGGCGTCTCCTATGACGAGTTTAAGCCCCATGGGGTGGGGAGTTAAAACGTCCCCACATACCAGAGCACGTAGATGAGAGAAAGAAACTCTCCAGCCGCCATCAGAAGATTGGCAATGTCACCCCTTGCGGACTTCTGAGGAATAGCGTTGACAAGACGCATAACCGCACTGCCGCAAGTGATAACCAGAGTGAGAATAAAAAGAAATTTCATTTTTTTGTCTCCTTTGTCCTTTTGTGATTATAGTATAACACATGATTAGTAGTTTGTCTATGGGCATGTTGTACAAAGATTTGAGCGAGAATTTGTTGTATTTTGTTTAAAATTTTTTATATTTTTTATATTTTCTAATAAAATTATAACATTTTTTATTAAAATTGTCAAAAAAAGAGGGAATAAAAAGAAAAAATTTCCATTTTGCGCAGTTTTTTCGTTAAATCTTTAACAAAATCGGCCCCGGGCCGCAGAGATTGTGAAATTTTTGACGAGAATGGCGAAAGAAAGAGGGAGATTGCTCTCCCTCTTTCTCACTCTACCTTGGTAAAGTACGCAACGCCCTTTTCCTCGGAGCGGGCAACCTTACCGCCATCCTTAAGCTGCTTGACCAGCGCCGAGCATTTCTGGAAACTCTCCATGCCGATCAGCTTTGCGAGTTCCTTGACCTGATAGCGGACACCAGATTCCATGGAATCCCAGATCTTGGTTTTCAGTTCCTCGTTGGCAATCTGGTTTGCGGTAGGCTTGCGAGTGCCGCCGGACTTCTTGTCAAGAGCCACCAGCATGGCAGACAGCTTTTCCGAAACGTCGGACGGCAGGTCACAGTTCTCGAGAACGTAGTCCAGAGCCTTACGATTAGTCATCTTGTCCGAATTCTTCATAGTATCAATTCCTTTCTTTAGCGTCGGTCGCTACCCTGATTTTTTGCGTCCCCCTTGGGACAATTATATTGTAGCACATTTTGCGCTATCTGTCAAGAGGGAATTTTATTTTTACGAGATTTTTTGGGGTCGATAGGTTAATCTCGAAACTGTCAAGCCCCATCCCTCTTAACGATTATATTGTAGCACATTTTGTGCTGTTTGTCAAGAGGGGTTTTGGTCTTTTTTTTCGACTTGCGCGCCCAGTCTAAACTGTGGGACATTACCTACCATTAGCCCAGCCCACGGGGTCTCGCCCCTCCTGACATTATGTATTATACCATAGGGTCACGTAGATTTCAATAGTAAGAACGCATAAAATTTTAGGATTTTATCCGACGAAATTTGTATAAAAAAACTCTTGACAAAAATTGCGCGGGGTGGTATAATAATAAATTCCGGGCATTTCGAACGTTGGCGCCCGGGCCATCGTAGCGCACTTTGGCGCTTTTGTCAATGGGCAAATTAAACAAAAAAGGAGGGATGCCCATCCTTTTTACTTTTTCATCCTCACCTTTGCGGATTTAATCTGAATATCTCGCTCTTCTTCGGTCACAGGACTGCGCACGACACAATGACTATTGTCACAATATGCGCAATCAGAGCAAACCAAACCCAAGCATTGATAATCCCACTTGTTATCTACAGTGAGTTGCCACACACCGCCAGTCCCATCATCAAAAATGCCGCTGGAAATGGGAGCGTTATTTTTCTCGGTGTTGTCTGTGGGAGCGTTATCCTCTTCGGTTTTATTTTCCTGTGGAGCATCCTTGAGAATGGTATTAAGTACCTCGCCAGTCAGTCCGTCAATAACATACACATTATCGACAACATCCAGACATTTTGCAAGATCTTTTGTGACCAACAGTGCGTTATTATAATTTCGATACGCATCCTCATGGCGAACAGGCTTCTCTCCCATCAGGAAATCCGTGACATAATAAATAACAATATAACATGCTGTAACCATAATTTTTATTCTCCTTTTGCTTTTGTAATTATATTATAACTAATTGAGCGGATTTTGTCAAGAGCTTTTTATATCAAATGCTCTCTAACCCATTTCGCAGTTACTGTTGCGCGCTCTTTGGTAACAGTTGTTTCATAGATGAAAAGGTCATTATCAACTTTTTCAATCACTCTTCCAAAGATTCCCACATCAACCCAAAAATAAGGCATCATAATTTTATCATCCTTTCTTACAAGCTGAGAAGATAGAGCGCAGGAGCAAAAGAATAAGCCAGACCAGAAGCGCCAATTTCCATGAGAATACGATAGTGAGAGTGCCGATTGTTGCGACACCGAGAGCAGGAAGCAGCCAACAGATGAGCCAAACCAAACCCGCGGTAAGCAAAAATGAAAGTGCAAGAGACAGAATTACAATTAGAATCATTTTTTTATTTTCCTTTCCTTTTGATGTATTTATTATAACAAAAATAATTTAATTTGTCAAGTATTTTCCCCAAAAAGATTGATAGACTTTTGGCAATTCTCCCGGGCGCTTTGTGAATTGTTTAACAGGCAAAGGCATGGAAATAGTCTGGAAAATTATTCCAGACTATCTACCATTTCCCAAAGATCGGGGTGAGCCTCGAGCACGTTGATGGAAGCCTTCGCATAGTCTCGCCTGATGTACTCCACAAGATCGCCGGTGTCCCATCGGTCGTAAAGAGCTCGAGCCATTTCAAAATCGGCTTTAAGCTGTCTATACTTTTTTCCGAGTTTCATTTTAGTTACCTCCTGTAATCTCTTTTAGTTTTTCTTCGTCCCAAACATCTGCTCCCAACGCCAATCGTTAAAGGAGATTTCCTGCTGTTCGCATCTGTCACAGATTGCGCCATTGTCGCAAGGACGATTGCCGCTCTCATCAGCGTAACAGTGGCAAACCTCATTCAAGTAGCGACTATACAGATGAACCATTTTATCTATTGTTTATTCCCTCGCTTTCTGTATTTATTATACTACATTTGCGGCGGCCTGTCAAGCCCCTTTTTAAAAAGCGGGATATTTTTCGTGGGCTTCTACAAGCATCATCAAAGCATTATTATTGTATTCAGTATCCTCCATGCGCTCACACAGTTCGGCAAACTGAATAACGATGGGATGCTCAAAGCCATAGATTCTAATCATGCGGTCAATCAGGTTCTCTCTCATGGTGTCTACTCCTCTTCCTTTTGTACCTTTATTATAGCACCTTTAATCCTTGTTGTCAAGGGATTCCTTACACATTTTTTTGTTTATTTTCCGCATCTTTCGAGTTGCCTGCTTTTTGTCGTTGCGGACACTGCTCAACCGTGCGCGCGGGTAGTAGAAATGCCGTGCGAACTTATCTTCGTAGGTCAGCTTTACCTTTTCATTTTTAGCACGCATTGGGTTTCATCCCCCTTTTCTTGATTATATTATAACTGATTGGGTGAGAAATGTCAAGTGTTACTTTTTTCACAATCCGTTGCCCGGGCGTTCCGGCGCATTATGGAAAGCCCTCCCGCACTTTTGCAAGAGGGCTTTCTTTACTCGGCATCCAGCCAAGAGATGTTGACCATTTCAGAATCGATTTTAACTCGATAGCCGTAATCCTCCAAATAGGACTGAACGTAATCGTTCTGTCCAGCCATGACAAGGGGGATGCGAATAGAGGCTGAAAATCTCATGTTCTCAACTGCCGTGTCAATAACATCGGCCACCTGATGTTCCATCCAAGAGGCCAGGAGTCTGCGGCTCTCCTATAGGCCAGAGTGGCGTCTTTCATTTCTCGTGCGGTTTTCATAGAGTATCAATTCCTTTCCTTTATTGTATCTTTATTATACCATATTCGGAGTGGCTTGTCAAGTCTTTTTTGAAATTCTTTTTAGCAGATGCCAAGACCCAATGCGGAAGACCACTCGATAAATGTTGCGCCCAATGCGTACATCCTCGCCCCTCTGAAACTTCCTATTTCGCGCGCCGCAATAACCAAAAATTTCATTCATTGTGTTTACCTCTCTTTCATGATTCTATTATATCACACTTTGGGAGAATGTCAATGGGACAAAATGCACAAAATACCGTAGAATAAATTGTGTAATATTACTTCTTGACGTGGGGCGGCTCCGGGCCCGCGCTGTCAATGCGCAAATTGTACAAAAAGAGGGGATTTTTTATCTCCCCTCTTTTTGGCTTTAGAAATGCTCATGCAGGAATTTCTGATAGGCAACCTTAAATGCTTTCGCATCATCGTCCTCAACTTCATGGTTGAATCTTGTCAGATACTGAACAATGTTGCCGCAATTACTGACTTCACAGGTAATGTAGGGTTTATCAATGTCGTACTTCTTACGGATGAAAACTACATGAGTAGAACAGGCTTTGACTCTGGGATAGTACAGACGGAAAACGCAATTATCCTGATAGTCAGCTTCTTTCTTGAATTCGTCCGCAGTTACAGGAATAAGAACGGTGAAATTCTCATCCTCAAAGAACAGAGGCGCATTTTTCTGATATTCAAGACACATCTTATCAGCCATCAGAGCCTTTTCTCTTTCCATCATACAAATCGATTGATACAGATTTTTATATGTCCGCTCATGGTGGAGAAGATTGCAAAGCTGAATGTAACGATACACACAGTGATAAAGGTATTCATTACCAAAGTATCCCGAATCCAGATAATCCCAGTTTTCATGCTCATATCGAAAAGCAATTTTCTGAGCATCTTCGACCACGTAATTTCTCATTTCATTGGTGCTGGCATGAGTAATGAAAGGAATCACTGCCGCGGGTAGATAGCTGTAAGAAACTTCAAGAATCTTATTTTCCAACTGGAGGCTGTTCAGATAATAAATACGGCGATTACCATCATCTTCCAAACTGGAAAGGGCTTTCGTCAGAATTTTGACGCCCTTCTTATCCAGTTTGAAATTTTTCTTGTAACAAAATTCTGCAACTCCGCTCAACACGTCAACAGAATAACGATTCCCATACAGGCTGTAAATGGTTTCCACCAGAGAAGTCGGCCACTCTTTGAGAGTGTCGCGGTAAGGGCAAGTCAGTGTTCTCTCATAGAAATACATGGCAAGAAAATCATCATCCTGTTCAAATTTCAGAATTCTCTTAGCCTCAGCGTTAAAATTTCGCACGATTTTGCCGCTCACGCCGTAGATGTTACCATCGGCAAAATCAAAGTACGTCTGTCTACCATCGTCCAGAGTGACCACGAACAGATTCTTAATTTTTTCTACCATTTTTTAATTACCTCGCATTTCCTTTTCTTTATGTACTTATTATATCATGAATCACAGAAAAGTCAAGTAGTCAATCTATACAAAATTCTATTGCTCTTTTTGTGCAAAATGCGCGGCGCCCGGGTCAGGGCTTCCAGAATCTGGGAATAGAGTGGAATAGAAAAGACTGGTAATAGTTACCAGTCTTTCAGGCTTTTGAGGACTTCCAGAATTTCGGAAGGCTCGTAGGCTTTGCCGCTCCAACTGTCGCGGTTAGGCTTTTCATCATCGAACAGAATGTCGAGGGGGGATTCACAGAAGTTGTTTTTCGGAGTACCGTAGGGGACGATTGTAATTTTGTTCCACGTCACAGACGGCAGGTGTTTGGAAAGCCATTCCTTTTTTGCGGCGGTTACTTTATCTCCATATTTTTCCGAGCCGCTTTTCGACAGCCAAGAAATAATTCCGATTTCATAGCCGTTGCGCTGAAGAGCGTTCAACAGTCGGGCAAGAGTGCAAAGACGGAGCATCGGAGCGGCGTCGAGGTAGGGGCTTGCATCTTCATGTCGAATTTTCGGAAGCCAATCCTCCACGGCATAAAGATTTCCCAGAGTGCCGTCCATGTCAAACCACACAGTATACTTTTTCATTTGTCATCATTTCCTTTCTTTATCCTTTTGTTATCTTTATTATAATACAAATACATTAGAATGTCAAGAGGGAATTTCAAAAAATCATTTAAAAATTGCGGCCGGCCGGCCCGGGTCTCCCATAATCTGGAAGATGCCCCCGTTAAGTACGGGGGCATGACAGCACAACCTTGTATTTTCTACCGCTGTAAAAGAATGTAAATTCTCGTTCTGAATTTACAATTTCTGGGGCTGCATCGCAATTCGGTTCGAGTGCTTTTATCAGCTGTGAAAGAATACATTTTTTCATTTCATCCGCTTTGCGTGCGCGATTCTCGAACTTGTAGGTCGTAGGGGCACGAGCCGCTTGCCGCATCTTCTTTTCAACTGCCTTTTGTTGGGGTGTCAATTCAAACAGTTTTTCGCCCCTGTCAATCGCCCGATCAGCGGAAATAATGCTTTCAATTTCAGGCGGCGAGTAACCCAGCCGCCGCAACTTCTCTTTTTGATTTTCCATTTTTTATCAATTCACTTTCTTTCTACGGGCGGAAAATATTTATTCCGCTCTTTGCAATCCCACGCATGACAATTTTTAGTATATCTCTTGTGCATCTTCACGCAATAATCAAAAATTGCCTTTTCAATTAATGCGTCAGATACTGCCGTGTGTTCTTCTGTATAGTCGGCTCTCTGGGAAATAAAACCATAAACCGTCTCGGCGGTGGTCGAGTAGGTTCTCCCACTTCTTGACACCTTGTTATGCTCGGCGCAAAAGTCCGCATACTTTTTCAGGTGTGTGATAGTTTGCAGAGCCATAAGATAAATGTCAATAAATTCAAAATCATCGAGGAGTTCTCTACACTGGGTCTTACAAAAATCGAATCCCGAATTATAAGCCATAATGTATTTAACTCCGTAGATTTGACAAAGATTTTTAATGATTGAAACAGCCTCTTTCTCCGTTGCTACAGCGCAAATCAAGCCGCTTTCAAGACGTTCGCGGTAAAGGGGGAAATTTTTCTTTGCATAATCATCCTGGCAAATTTTGTCATAATGCTCCATAACGAGCAAAGAGAAGGTTGCATAAATATTGCCTTGCTTGTCGTGAATAATTCCGCCATAATTATATGCGCCTGTAGGATTAGTAGCACCGCCGACTGTTTCGGTGTCGATGGTGCAATAGATATTCTTTTTCATTGGGTGTCAGCTTCCTTTCATTTGTTATACTCATTATACCATGATTCAAGGTCGTTGTCAACTCCTTTTTTGTGGCCTCCATTTGAATTGTCGTATTCCCAGAGCGCGCGGAATAGCCTACATAATCCATACCACGCGGCGATGACCAGAAAGACAAGAGACATAATTTCATCTATGATTATCCATTCCTCCATCATTTGATATATATATTGTAACATATGAACGGCTATGCGTCAAGAGGAAATGCGCGCGTCCGGGGCATATGATGGCTCTTATCAAGCCACCATCGCCGCCGCGAGCCATGTCAGCATGGCTTTGGTTTCTTTCTTGCACCGGATTTTCAGGCCGCCGCCATTTTTGGAGCTCTCACGCTCCACGGAGCAGAACGCGCGGACGAAACTTTCAAACTCTTCCAGATTCATAAAGTAGGCTTCACCCGTAGCCGTCGCATAGCAGAACCACTTTGAATGGACACGGCGCGCATATTCATTCCAGATTTCGTCAAAAGTTTCACCGTGGACACGGGCCGCGGAAACAAGCGTAAAGCGGGAGGACTTGACAGAAATGTCAAATTCCGGAATATCACTGTCTACATCAAAGGGAACGTGATCCGGCTTCCGGATTTTACCGGTCAGCATATAGTCAACATCTTGTTGACGTGCCTGACCCTGATTGGAAAGACTGGAAACAAAAGTAAAATTTCTCTTATACATAAGAACAATGCCCCTCTTTCAAGTTATGCCCCATTTTACCATACGCCCGGTAAAAAGTCAATAGTTTTTGGAATTAACTACCAGAAAAAGCTGCACAAAATTTTTGGTCGTTTTTTGTGCATTATGTCAGTATACAAAGAGTAATATTTTGTTTGTTAATTAACTAACAATCGGTTCCAGCTTTTGGAAAATTTAATACATTAGCACTTTAGCATGTGAAAGTGTTAAAATTTTAACAAGGGCGCACTTCATCGCTTTAATCAATTAAAGCAGTAAACTGTTAAACTTTAAATCACTAAAGTGCCAAGTTTTGGGAAGTTTTACTTTAGCACTTTAGCGTGTGAAAGCGCTCAAAAAAATTAGATCGTCAAACATTTAACAAAACTCGGGCAATTACCAGCTTTTGGAGGCATGACGATGAATTAAAAGGGCTCACATTTAGCAAGCCCTTAAATATCTTTATCCCACACATCAATGATACAATCCTCGCCCCAATCAAAGAAAACTGTCACATACTCAAGATGATGATACGTGAAAACAGCCATTCCGGTCGTACTAAGATCGCGCTTCCAATCATCGTTGGCCGGAGTCAGCTCCTGCATGATGTAAAGAACCTCTTCCAGCTTATCAAGAAAAGTCTCATTGTCCAGCACAAAGAACTGACCGAAGTCATGACGCTCGCCCTCACGATTAAAGAAATTGATTGTGTACATTTTTTTCGCTCCTTTATTTCCTTTTCTATGGTCTTATTATAGCACATCCGGGTGTATTTGTTCAATAGTTTTTTAAAATAAATTTTTCATTTTAATTATTGTTAGTTATTTAATTAACAAACTCCAGTTTTAGGAAGTCTTTATTGTGAAACTTTTAACAATCGTCTCTCAACAAAAACTGCGCATTGTTAATTCTTTGACAATCAGGCACCACTTCGGCCCTCTACTACAGTAGCGATTTACCGTGCTAAAGTGCCACCTCAAAACAGCCTGCCGCAAACTCTTTTGATAGTTAATTAACTAACGATCTATCTTCTCTCTTTGGGTCTGTTTGTTAAAGTATTAACAAAGACTTTATTCTATCCTATCCTTGTTAGTTATTTAATTAACAATCTTATTCTATTCTATTCTGTCTTTATCTATCTAAAGTATGTTAGTTAAATAACTAACAATGTCTCTCCTTACTACATACATTAGTCAATGTATGTAGTATTAGTTACTATCCAATCATTAGGTGTTGCGAACTTCTCAAGATGTGCAAGTCTGCTAAATGCATTAGTTACATTGTAACCATAGATGCTCATGACTTCCTCTGTCTGTCTGTTCATTACCTCATACTCGTACATTCTTATTACCTCTCTCTGTGGGTGTGCGCGCCGCGATAGATGCGCTTTAGTGTTTGTTGCACCTGAAACTATGTATTCTCTTGTGTATCTTTTTTAGTATGTCTTTAACTTCTATGTGCTATCATTGCTCCATCAAAGCCTTGATGTATCTATTGCCTTGACGCTTTAGCTGTTGTTCTTTCATGCGTGAGAATGTCCTATCACTGTCTGTTCTATGTTGCCTATTGGCTTGTGTTGTGTTGATGAGTCTTTAGCTGTTCACGATTGTTACTCTTGTGACTCTTTACATTTGAGCATGACTCTGTGAGTCATGCTCGTTCCTTGCTCGTTGCGATGATTGCTCCGTGTGCTGCGATGGCGTTAGCCTTTTCAGTCTTGGAGAGACTGCGCACGCACGTTCTGTAGCCATCAGCGAAAGTGTACCATGTCCAAACGTATTTCTTCATTGTAATTAACCTCTTTCTTCTTCGGGATTCTCTCTCCCTTTGATGGTTTTATTATAGCACGCTCGGATACTTTTGTCAAGAGGAAAATAAAATTTTTTTTAAAATAATTTCGTTTGTTAATTAACTAACAATCGCCGGACTTAGGGTTGCTAATTACTAAGTACATGGTATCACTGCATTAGGGTGGGAGATTCTACCAGTCTGGACATTGTGAAATTTTTAACAATCTCGCCCGTCTTCCCAAAGAATGACAATTGGAAAAGATTGTAAGCTAACTCTTACGCTGGAAAAAAGTCTCATGGAATTTTCTGGGGGTGCATGCGATTAATCAGGGCGCTTGGCGGCCTCGGCGCGAGTGTACCTCTGGTATTTTTTTCAATGGAAAAAGATGGGCGGGGGGGTAGTTATGGGATTTTTTTGATTAAAAACCAATTATTGGTTATTGTCTGGCCCCGAATTAATCCCCAAATGGATTTTCAAAACGAAAAGCGAGAAATGATTTTTCAAAACGAATAACAAATTATAATCCCCAAATGCCAAATGGATTTTCAAAACGAAAAGCGAGAAATGATTTTTCAAATTATAAGCCCTCAATCCCCAAACGAATCATTCCTCGTCTCTTTCTTCTTCCTCGCTATAATAATCTACCAACTCTTGCTGTAGGATCTCATGACTGCCATCATTGTATCTTGCAATAATACCGTAATAAATCATTGGTTTACTCATAATCTTTTTTATCCTATCCAATATAACCTCCGCCTCTTGATAATTTTCTTCTTTCATGACTCTTCGAATATTTTCTCCACCGATAATACCCATAGAGTCAACGCAAGAAAAATCCCACACTACAGCTTCTGTCTCACTATTTTCAAAGGTCTCTATACATCTGTAATTATGCGACAGTCTCCTACAAGCTTCTTCAGTGCCCACTTACGGACTCTCTCGACCGCCCGCCGCCAGAACTTCATCATAAAAGTACTATATTATACTTATATTCATATTATATATATATTATATTATATTTTTTTTCTTGTGTCAATTATGCAACAATTAGCTTGACACAAGGAAAAAATTTTGTTATAATTGTAGTAGAAATTCACAGAGGAAAGAGGTGAGAATATATTAAGTTAGATTATTCATTAACCAATCCTGAAGATAGAAAAGCTTTAGTGGAATAGATACTCCTTGAGACCCCTAATCCCCCAGAGAAGTATCTTGAAATTTTAGCTGATTATTTAATATCTTGTATGGAGAAACAAGAGCGTAAATAGAAAAAAATATTAACCGAAAATCGTCTTACTACCGTAAACAAAAGAGAATGCTCATTTGAGGGCTTGGCTCAACAATTTGAGAATGGAGAAGATGGTATCTACAATATTATGACAGAAGATAAGCATATTATCTTTCAGCCCAAAGTCTCCATCACTCAAGAAGATATAGATGAAATCCCATTTTTGCGGCAGTTGCGTGAGGCTATTTCTCTTTGGGAGCAAAAATTAAAAGTAGCTACCGGACGAGATGCATATATCATAAAGCATACACTTATTGACCTTCGTAAAGATCAATATATTATAAAGAACGCGTATCGTCGTCCTATAGTAATGTAGAAAATTACCCCTAGTCATAATATTACCTATCTTGAAGATAATACGTCTATTTTTGATGATGATAATTATCCTATTGCGGACGGTGTTACGCTTCTCAACCCCAAAGTATGTTCTGCAATTCTTTGCAATTATTCGAGACTCAAATAGGATAGTTATGATGATTTCGATGGCGATACTTGGTATCTAATATATGACTTTGAAAATACCTGTGATGAGGCTTTAAAAGATTTTCCTGCTTATCAAAGAATTGTCGAATACAAAATTGATGGCAAGACCAATGCGGAAATACAAGCTGCTCTTTAGTTAGAATTTGGAATTTGTCATACCGCAGAATATATTTCCAATTTATGGCGTAGCAAAATTCCCAAGATAATTGCGGCGACCGCTGAAGACTCCTACCTCCAGTGGTATTACACCACATAGGCCCGCGGCACTTACAAGCGCTGTTCCCAGTGTAAAGAAGTAAAATTGGCGCACGGTAAATATTTCAGCCGCAATAAAACCAGTAAAGATGGTTTCTATAGTATCTGTAAAGCATGCCGCAGTAAAAGAAGTAAGGAGAAGAAAAATGGCAATATTACCAGGACAAATTGAAGAAAAGAAAAAATATTATTGCGATAAATGTCAAAAAACCATGAGCGGTGAAAACTTTTATACCTCTAATAATTTAGAGAAATATCCCAATGATGGCAAATTAAATCTCTGTAAAAAGTGCGCTACTATGCATGTAGATAACTGGGACCCTAATACATTTCTCTGGTTGCTTGAAGAACTTGACGTTCCTTGGATTCCAGATGAGTGGAATAAATTAATGCTTACTTGGACAAAAGATCCCACGAAAATAAATGGTACTTCAATTCTTGGGCGTTATCTTGCCAAAATGCGATTAAGTCAAAATAATGCGTATCGTTGGAAAGATAATGAGCTTATCCAAGAAAAGCAAAAAAATAAATTGCGTGAGACCATGTAGGCTCAAGGATATAGTAATGACCAAATTGCGGAAGTCCTTAAATCTCAATCCTACATAATTCCTGATTCTATGCGGCCGGCCGATAATGCGCTCCCCGTAGTGGACCAGTTCGGTATCGTATAGATTGCGCCGGAGGAATCCACAACTAATACCATGAAGAGCACTTTGCCGACTGCCGCCGCCCCTGATGAATTAGGACTAACCGACGATGATGTTGTTTATCTACGTATGAAGTGGGGCAATGGGTATAAACCAGAAGATTGGGTTTGGTTAGAGCGTCTTTATAACGACATGTGTGATTCCTACGATGTCCAGACTGCGGGTCATAAAGATACTCTTATATTGGTTTGCAAGACGTCGCTTAAATGCAACCAACTCGTCGATCTTGGAGATATTGAGGGATACTAGAGAATGTCCCGAGTCTACAATGATTTGATGAAGAGTGGTAAATTTACCGCCGCTCAGAATAAAGAAGAATAGGGCGAGTATGTAGATAGTATATCTGAAATCGTAGCACTTTGTGAGAAAGATGGTTTCATTCCTCGTTTCTATCAGGATTCACCCAATGACAAAGTAGATCGCACAATACAGGATATGCAAATCTATACCCGCAATCTTGTTGAAACTGAGCATGATCTTGGTGATTTACTTGAAACGGCGGCAAAACAAGTCGCAAAAGATCGTGAAGAGGAAGCTAATGTATCAGCTGAGGCTGCGGGAGAGGAAGATCGTTTAGAGAAAGAGCTTTTCGATACTCCCCCCGATGAAAAAGGATACACAGCATCAGATGAGGCAGATTTCCAAGATTTTGAAGAAGATTTAGAAGAGCAAGATAATTTAGTAATGCGGCGACTCTTACAAGAGGAGGAAGAATAACATGGCATTAGCCGACTTATTGGCTGTCCCCTCCAGCCGCCGTAAAATCGGCATTTCAGAAGAACGAATCACTGCCATAAAGCCGATTCTTCGATAGTATATAGCATACTGGCGCGATTATCCTGATATGTTTGTAGATTTTTTACAGACTGGCGGTGACCCAGATCATCCCCGTCAGCTTGTATTCTATTTTTATTAGAGAGTATTTTTACGCGCTAGTATGCGCTATAAATATGTATATATGGTCTTCCCTCGTGGATATAGTAAATCATTTCTTTCAATCTTAGTATTGATGTGCCGATGCATTTTATATCCGCGATGCAAACTTTTTATAACATCCGGAGGTAAACAACAGGCCGCTGGTATTGCGAAAGAAAAAGTTGAAGAAATTTGTAACCTTGTACCGGCTCTCCGTAGAGAACTTGATATGAGGCCGGGCTGCACTCGACATTCAAAAGATTACTGTATTTATATGTTTAAAAATGGTAGTTTCTTTGATAATATTGCGGCCCGTGAAAGCAGCCGTGGTAAACGACGTCATGGAGGATTGGTTGAGGAATGTGTCGGTGTTGATGGTGATATTCTACAGAGTGTCATTATCCCGACCATGAACGTCGCCCGAATGTGTATGGATGGTACAACGCAGGTTGATGAACCGCTAAACCAATCCTAGATATATGTCACTACCGCAGGCTGGAAGAGCACATATGCGTACTAGAAATTAATTCAAATTCTCGTTTGGATGATTACTGAACCCGAGAAAGCCATTGTATTAGGCGGTACTTGGAGAATTCCGGTCCTTATGGGATTACAAAACAAATCTTTCTTGACCGATCAGGAAAGAGACGGAACTTTCAATGAAGCGGCCTTTGACCGAGAATATGAGAGCATTTGGTCAGGGACTGCGGAGGGCGCATTCTTCAATGGAGAGGCCTTTGACCGTAGCCGTCGATTACAAAAACCGGAATATGAATTTTCTGGTCGTTCAAGCGGATTAAGTTATTATGTTATATCAGTAGATGTTGGTAGAAGAGGGTAGCCAAGTAACATGCCCTCGTTAAACTCTTTTAACTGCTGGAAAATCCCTTTACTTTGGGATAATCAGCAGCCAAGACTTAAAAATTTTTTAGCTTTTTGGGCAAGGTGGATTATAGCAATACCCTTGTTTTCCAAGAAACTATAGAGTATATAAGTACGGTTCAACGACCATCCCTTTTATGGGAGTACATTACAAGCTTCTGGTGATGGAAAAGGAGAGCGCTTTTGCGAAGATATGGTCTCATCTTGCGGGTAACCGTAAGCAGCTGCGGCGGGTCGATTCGTGGCGGAATTGACCGAAGATATATGGTGACAGTGTGGCGACCGTTATAAAGGTTATACCCCAGGTCGTGGGCACAGCTATCAAGTCTCTTGTTAACATATATACTTATGAAGATATGCATTTTGAAGAACAAGCAATACGACTAAAAAAGTTATTTTATAAATACAAAGCAAAACGTATAGTAATTGATGCCAATGGCATAGGAGCGGGCTTAGTGGATTATATGGTTAAGCCTCAGAATGATCCTATAACAGGTGATGTATATCCGGATTTTGGCGTCTATGGAGGTACTTTTGAATCTTGGGATGAAGAATACCGCAAGTATCGTACAGAGAATACCGAAGGCGATGCTATGTATCTCATCAAAGCGAATGCCCCTATTAATACAGAGGCTCATTCAATAACTTAGAACTGGCTTAACGCCAATAAGTTACAATTTTTAATTGATGAGCGTACAGCAAAACAGAAATTGCTTGGAACTGCTAAGGGATAGGCAATGTCTCCCGAAGATAGAAAAGTCTATCTATTACCGTACACTTTAACAGGAGTGCTTCGTGAAGAGATGCTCAATCTTCGTGAAGAAAATGAAGGCATTAATATTATACTTAAACAGGCCAGTAAGAAAATCCATAAGGATAAATTTTCTGCGTCAAAATAAAAAGGAGATTGTAAATATGAGTTTATACGCTATTGCTCGTAAACCTGGAACTGGAGCAATCATTTGGTCTGAAGATCAAAAGCAGTATATTAAACATAAGTATGTAGATGAAGATAAAACTTTGGCCGAAATAGCTAAAGAATTTCAAGTTTAGCCGCAGACTATTCGGAATTTACTCCGTAAAATGAAAATTGAAATTACCAATAAAAAAATTAGAAATTATCCTAGAAATTCAAAATATTTTAATGAAATAGATACAGTGGAAAAAGCTTATTGGTTAGGAGTATTTTTTGCAGATGGGTCTGTTGCTTCTAAGAGTAATACTATAGCATTAGGCCTAAAAGATAAAGAACATATCGAAAAATTTAAAAGAGCTATTGGAGCAATAAACAATAAAATAACAGAGACTCAAGATAATCGTTTTTCTAGAGAATGTATTATGTATAGTTTGGCCATTAGAGACAAAGGATTGCATGATGCATTAATTAGTTGGGGATGTATTCCTAATAAAACTCATGCTTTGGAATTACATATTCCCAAAATTCCTGATAAATATAAATGGGATTTTATTCGAGGTTATTTTGATGGAGATGGATGTATTTCTTGGTCTAAAGCTAATAATAGATATTATATTAGTTGGATTGGAAATCAATTTTTATTAGAAGACATTCGAAGTTTATGTCAAAAAGAAAAAGTTAGTTTGAGTTCGAATGTAAAAAGTTCAATAGTTAAAGAATTCCGATTAAATGGCAAAAAAGATGTTTTAGATATTCTACAAAAAATGTATAAAAATGCAACAAAAGAATCTAGTTTAGATAGAAAAGTTGTAACTGTAAATTCCTGTTTGCAATCTTTGGGCGCATCACCATTGAACCTGTAAATGCAGGGTGTGAATAAATATTTATTTATTTGCTAACAGGGAATGCTATATGGGGAAAGCCATGACCTATATAGAGAATCCTGTGCTAAGTTTGCTATTAAAAGCAAAAAAGTGCAACGACTATTCTGGGAAGAAGTAGTGCTAAGGTGAAAATCCTTAGTGCGAAGCGGTGGTGGATTAGTTTTAATAAAAAACTAATTTAAGATATAGTCTATAATATTTATTATTATGTAGAGTATGGTTTATATTATATTAAACAAGAAGAAGATAAAGGCCAAAAGAAAAAGAAAAAATTTAATGCCAAAGATTGGGCAAAATTATACAATTAATAAAAAGAACGAAAGGAGGGGCTTATAGTGTTAGCAAGTCGTGGAGAAATTAAAATACATGAAATCTTAGCAAAGAGTGATTTGATATTTAAAGAAGAATATATTATTCCTGGACTATGTAGTTCCAATGGCAGACCTTTGCGCTTTGATTTCGCTGTATTTGATGATTCAGGAGAATTAGCCTTTTTAATTGAATACCAAGGAAAGTAGCATTATGAGCCTTCTTCTAAATTCGGAGGTAAAAGGGGCTTCTATTAGCAGCAGTATAACGATAAAAAGAAAAAGCGTTATTGTATTTTACATAATATCCCTCTAGTAGAAATCCCTTATTGGGAGGAGTGTCTAGTTAACTATGATTACATCATGGCAAAAGCTGGATATTGCTAAGGGGGGTAATTTATGGATGAAATAAAAGAACGCCAAGAGCAAATCCACGACAAAGGTTTTAATATGTCTGCGGCGGCCGGTTTAAACGCGGAAGGACGTCTAGACTATTCGAAAATTAAAGTGGGGCCAAAGACGCTTGATGACGCGGTTTTAACATTAGGAGCGCTCCCAAAGAGCAATAAAATGTATGCTCGCAAAGATTAGGTTGTTATGGCCCTTGCTAGAAATGATATTTCTAAACTTAGAGAAATATCACAGTGGTATTATAATATGAGTGGCGTGTATAGCGTAGCTTGTAATTATTTGGCTAATCTATACCGTTATGATTGGTATATAGTACCGGAAGTTTATGACAATGATGTGGCCGAAGAGAAAGTAATTAAGAATTTTAAAACTACACTTAATTATTTAGATAATTCGCATATTAAGAAGATGAGCAGTGATATTGCGCTCGATGTTATCCGAGAGGGCGCTTATTACGGTTATATAGTGCGGCTTGGCTCAAGAATGATGTTATAGAAGTTACCAATAAAATATTGCCGTTCCAGATATATGGTAGGTAATAATCCCGCGGTTGAGTTCGATATGCGCTTTTTCGATGATGCATTTCCTGATGATAATTATCGGCAGCGCATTCTCCGCCTATTCCCCGCAGAGTTCCAAAAAGGATATTCCTTGTATCGTTAGAGGAAATTAAGACCTGATTTTGCGGGAGACATTTGCGGTTATTGGTATCTTTTAGATGTAGAAAACACTGTTAAATTTAGTTTTAACAATGGAGATAAACCGCTTCTTGTGAATGCGATTCCCGCAATAATCGACCTTGATGCCGCGCAAGATCTAGACCGCCGCAAATAGATGCAATAGTTATTAAAGATTATTATTCAGAAACTTCCTTTAGACAAAAATGGAGATTTGGTTTTTGATATAGACGAAGCTACTGATATACATAATAATGCGGTTGAAATGCTAAAGCGTGCGATAGGCGTCGATGTAATGACTACTTTTGCGGATGTTATGTCTATTGACATGTCTGACAATACAACTGTTAATTCTACCGACGCTTTACAGAGAGTCGAACGAACTGTTTACAACTCTTTGGGTATATCGTAGAATCTATTTAATACTGAGGGTAGCGTAGCTTTAGAAAAGTCAATTCTTAATGACGAGAGCTCTTTGCGGCCACTACTGTTGCAATTTCATATATTTTTTGATAGAATAACATAGGAATTAAATTTCAAAAATAGGAAAAAATATAACTTTAGATTATATATGCTAGAAACTACGCAATATAATTATAAAGAAATGTCTAAACTTTATAAAGAATAGACATAGATTGGTTTTTCAAAGATGTTGCCGTAGATTGCTCTGGGGCATTCACAAAGCGCCATTTTAAATACTGCCGTATTTGAGAATGAAGTGCTGCATCTTACCCAGGTTATGATTCCCCCTCTAATGAGTTCTACTTTAAGTAGCGAAGACGTTTTGGACATAAAAAGTCAAGATAATACCTCTAAAAATCAAAATACTACAGAGGGTACTACATCTGCTGGTGGTCGTCCGGAAAAATCAGATGATGAAAAAAGCGATAAGACTCTCGCTAATGAAGAATCTCAGAAATAAAAGGAGGATATGGAATGCACACAAGTGTAAAACTTGAAACACCTTGCGAATTTATTAATATAACGCCAATTAATCCTCTTATTTCTAAATGCCAAATAAAAGTGTGTTATGTCGGAGAGGAACCCAACCGCAATGGTAGCATTATTACTAAAGAGGTTGCTACCGAGATGGCTAATAGCCTTCCGGGTTCCCCCATAGTCGGAAAGTATGTTGATTATAAAGAAGACTATGAAGAACATAATCGCATAATTAGTCTAAAAGATGGCGAATGGGTGATTACAGATGATACCCGCCCATATGGCTTTGTTGATTTAAATGCTAGAGTTTGGTTTTAGAAGTTTTTAGACGATGGTGTTAATGAACGTGAATATCTTGTGACTGAGGGATATTTATGGACAGGATAGTATCCAGAATGTTAGAGGATTATTGAAAAAGGCAATAATCAATCTATGGAACTTTCTGAACAAAATTTGGATGCTCATTGGACAAAAGATAAAAATGGAAAACCAGAATTTTTTATAATCAATGAGGCGATTATCTCAAAGCTATGTATTTTAGGTGAAGATGTAGAGCCTTGCTTTGAAGGCGCTAGCATCACTGATATATAGTTTTCATTTGGGGATAGCTTTAAAGAATAGCTCTTCTCAATGATGAAAGAGATGCAAAAAATTCTTGATGGAGGAAATACACCAATGTACACGAAATATGCTGTAGAAATCGGCGATGCTCTTTGGTGCCAAATTATGGATTATTTGCGTGCTCAATACCCCGATGAAGATGGTTGGACAACCATGGGCATTGATGGTATTTATGAGGAGGGCGGAAATAAGTTCGTAATTGTGCGCGAGCATACTACCGGTAAATATTATCGTATTAATTTCGTTGTAGAGCCAGAATTTTCAGTTCAAGGTGAAGCAATCGAAGTTGAAAAATCCTTCGAGCCAGTTAATGAAGAAGGAATTGCTGCTCCTCAGTTCAGTGCGGAGGCCGTCGCCGAGTATCGTGCGACTGTCAGTCCTTCGGAGCCTGAGACTCCAGAAGTTGAGACTCCTAAATCGGAGCCCGCGCAAGAAGAGGACAAAATAGGTCAATATAATCTGGACGAAATTCCAGAATATATAGAGTTAACTGAAAAATTTAATCAGTTAACAACAGATTATGCTGCGCTTGAGCAGTCTTATAATGAGTTAAAAGCTACTGCAGATCAGGCTACAGCTACTATTGGTGAATTAACCGAGTTTAAAAATCAGGTTGAGCGCCAAGAAAAACAAGCAATGATTGATAGCTTTTATATGCTTTCTGATGAAGCCAAGGCTGATGTAGTTGCTAATATTGATAACTATTCATTGGATGATATAGAAGCAAAATTGTCAGTAATTTGTGTTCGTAACAAGGTTAGTTTCGCTCTAGAAAATGAGCCGAGCGGACAGACTATCGTCAATCTTGATGGTATTGGCCAAGAGGATACAGTTCCTGACTGGGTTAAAGCTGTTGAAGAAGTTGCGAAAAATATGGAATAAAATGAGGAGGAAATGCTAAAATGCTTTTAAAAGATATGCTAAAGGGCAAGAGCCAGGCTAAATATGTTGAATATGGCTATGGCCAGGTTGAGCCTAACCATCTGTCTGCCCAGCGTAATGGACAAATTTATGCACAGCTTCCTGCCGATCCCGCAATTAAGGTTTTAGAACAGGGTCAGTTTGTTAAGTATGATTATAAGTCTGGCCTTGTGAACTTTACTGGCGCTGGCGAATGGATGCTAGTTTTCAATGAGATTAAACTCTATCGTGATGGACAGAGTGACTGTGAATTCGCAATGCAGAAAGATGATTATGTCGCTCGTATTTATAGTCCTGTTGATGGTGATAAGGTTGGTGCCCAGAATTGGACCGGCCGCAGTCGCACCTTTAATGGTGTTGCTGAGAGTCCTATTGAGGGTGAGCCTGATATCGAGAAGGTTACTGCCTCTCCCGATATGTATGAGTTACATTACAACGAGGATCCTTTCCACTTTGAGTCGAAGGTCGATCCTAAAGCCATGCCTGCTAATGCTACTATGGTCCCCCGTGTTTTCAAGACCATGGTTGGCGATATCATGACTCTTAATACCATTAATGAGACTGAGCCTGCTCTGGGAGACGTTTTAACTCCTGGTGCTGATGGCATTCTAGCTAAGGCTGGTGCCGAGGCCGCCGATGCCATGCAGTGGCAAGTTGTTAAAATTTATAATATGCCTGACTACCAAAAGGGTGTCAAGGTTATGCGCATAAAGTAATAGGAAAGGAGAAAGAGAAATGTTAGATAAGACTAATTTACTTGCTTTAATGAAGACGGTTGCTAAGGCTGATCGTTCTGCTCCTACTTCCTATAGCTTTGGTGGTAAATCTTTCAGCTATGAGCAGCTGAATGAGACACTTCGTCAGGAGCTTAATGAATATGCTGGCACTTATTCTCTTTATCGTGAGAATAAGAATATGATTTTCGAACTGATTGAGAAGACTATCGACGAGATTCTCCCCAAGAAGGTTGAAGAGCAGTATGCTCAGTTTGCCGAGACTCAGGTTTTCAGTCAGGGCGATAAGCCCATCTTTAAGCGTAAGCTGAATTCTCGTGTCCGTGCAAAGCAGTTTATCACTCGTGTTGGCCTTGCCGGCATGTATGAAGTGTTTAAGCTTGCTAAGGGTGAGGAATCTTTCGAGGTTCGTACCAGTGCTATTGGCGGTGCGGCCCAGATTGGCTTTGAGGAATTCCTTGATGGTCGTGTTGATTTCGCTGAAGTCACCGCGATTGTTATGGAGGGCATGGATGACCTCATTTATGAGGAAATCGGTAAGGCTTTAAAGGCTTCTATCAATCAGCTTCCTCCTGCCAACCGTTATGCGTTCAATGGTTTCGATGAGGCTGGCTTTGATAAGCTTCTTGTCGTTGCTTCTGCGTATGGTGAGCCAACCATTTACTGCACTTACGAGTTTGCCGTAAAGATGGTTCCTAAGGATGCTTGGCGTTATACTGAGTCCATGAAGAGCGAGCTTTGGAATACTGGCCACCTTGCTAATTATAAGGGTAAGAAAGTTATTATTCTTGAGCAGGGCTTTAAGGATGCCACCAACACCGAGAAGGTTATTGATCCTGGTTACTGCTGGATTATTCCTAATGGCGCTGATACTAAGCCTGTTAAGATTGCCTTTGAGGGTCAAACCATCGTTGATGAGTACAAGAACTATGATCGCTCCCGTGAGATTTAGGTCTATAAGAAGGTCGGCGTTGTGTGCATGATGGCAAATAACATTTGCGCTTATGTTGATACTTCGCTGCGTGGTCAGATGAAGACATGGAAGCTTAACAATAATGATCTAATTCGTGATTATACCGGTAAGGTTCCTACGGTTTAAGGCTTGACATACTTATAAAAATATGATATAATAAAGGGGAAGAAGGGGTAGAGATTCCCGTCTTCCCCTATTTTTATTATAAAGAGTTAAAGGAGAGATTTTATATGATAGCACCTGATACAATTTATGCTGTCAAGAATAGAAGCTCTAGTATGGTTGGATATGTAGTTCCCGAGATGAATGTTCGTAGAGAGTTTCAGCCCGGAGAGACAAAGAAGATTGCATTTAAAGAGTTAGAAGCTTTGAGCTATCAGCCTGGTGGTCTTGAGTTAATTCAGGATTATTTACAGACTACGGCCGAGGAATTAACGAAAGAGTTAAATGTGACTACAGAGCCTGAATATTATATGTCCGAAGACCAGATTAGAAATTTACTTGTTAATGGTAGCCTTGATGCTTTTCTTGACTGTCTCGATTTCGCCCCAGAGGGAGTTATTGAATTGGTTAAGGACTTTGCTGTGCGGCTGCCGCTTAATGATGTGCGGAAGCGCGACGCGTTACGTGAGAAGACTGGATTTGATGTTTCTAAGGCTTTAATTAATGCCGCAGCAGATGAGACTGAAGAAGAGACTCAGACCACTCCCGAACGTCGTGTAAAGCCGGCGAATACAAAGTCCGAAGGCGCCCGCCGCACTGTCGGTGAATATAAAATCGTGGGTCAAAAACAAAAGACTTAACGAGAAAGGGGCGTTAAAGAATGGGAACACCATTTACTAAAGTATATAATCGTTTTCTTGGTAAGATTACTGATGATATGTACATTGAATTAACCCCAGAAGACACTATTAAAGATTTACAAAATCTGATTATTGATGCTATTCCCGGATTTGAGTTTCCACGCAAAAATTTAATGGATTATGAAATTAAAACTGCGGTGAAACGTGAAGATGAATTAGTCCCTGATGATTTTGTTATTGGAGTAGTGTGGGGGACAATCCCAGAAGATGACGCCCAGATTCCTAATGTAATTGTAGAACAGTCCAGTTTTGCAGCAGAACTAACTGACGAAGAAATTAATATTTTAGCATTATTAATGATGTGCGCTTGGGTAAATCGCCAAGTTGCATCTATAGAAAATACTCGTATGAAGTTTACATCTTCAGATTTTAAAATGACTAGTTAGGCCAATCATTTATCTAAACTGATGAATTTGTTGGCCGAGGCACAAAGACAGTCTTTTCATATGCAGCGTCTTTATAAGCGCCGCAAAATTACAACAGACGGTACTTATGCTTCCAACTGGTCAAGCCTGAGAGGGCGTAGTACCTTTGATGACTAAATACGGATTTGATTTTTCTAAAGAAGTAATTGCTAAAGATGTTGATAGATTAACAAGTTAGGTTTGGAAATTAATTCCGATGCGTGAAAACGGAGAAGACTGGGTAAAACAATTAAATACTGTCATTATAGAAATTAGTGGGTTACATGAAATATTTGTATTTAACCCACTATTTTTATAGTTACTTGCAAAGTTAGAGGGTATGGGAAAAGAAAGTCCGACATTTTCTTTTTACCGTAAGACGGTATTTGAATGCATTAGTTTATTATAGGAGTTGAAAAAATGAGTGGTATTACTTTAGGCGGTAGCCGCCACCCTTCAAGTCTTATAAAAGGACGTCTGGGTATATTCGAAAAACCGGAATTTAAGGGAGATCCCAATGTTGCCGGTGTTAATGATTAGTACACGCGCTTATCTGCGGCCGGGGGTAGTTTGCAGCAACAGCGCATGATTCGAGATAAAAGAAAATCTCTTGATAGAGCTTTATGGTTTTCTTATTAGGGTGCCGTGGTGCGGCTGGTCGATTCTGAGAACCCTGAACCGGCACGCGCCCTGATTAATGCAAATAAATTAAAACAAGATTACGATGATAAGATCCTATCTATTGGGTTTGAGCACGGCTTTTAGCCGGGCGATGTTTTTGAGTGGATCGGGACAAAAACTTATTGGCTTATCTATTTACAAGAGCTAACTGAATTAGCGTATTTTAGAGGGAGTATTCGTAAATGCTCCTATCAAGTTGAATGGTTAGATGGAGACAGCCGAAAAAAAGTGTATGCCGCGATTCGTGGTCCCGTTGAGACGAAGATTAATTATGTCCAAAAACATCAAATAAGTATTGACACCCCAAATTATTCATTAGATATTTTAATGCCGAAAACTGAGGATACTTTAAAATATTTTAAGCGTTATGCAAAGTTTTATTTACAAGATGCGGATATTGCTAGCAGCCGAATTTGTTGGCGTGTAGAGGCGGTTGACAGCATCAGCATGCCAGGAATAATAGAAGTTGTTGCTGTAGAATATTTCTCTAATAAAGATGAAGATGATGTTGAAAACGGTTTGGTTGGTGGCTTAGTGCCGATACCGTCCGACCCCAATGATAAAACTACAGAAGATGATTTAATTATTGGAGAAACATTTATTAAACCGAAACGCGATTATAAATATTAGTTTGTTGGTAATGCGTATGGTGAGTGGTATATAGAAAATAAATATCCAATAGATATGAAAATATGTGAAGAAGATAATTCTGTGACTCTCAAATGGAGAAGCGGATATAGTGGGCAATTTGATTTGTACTATGGGTATGATAATGCTAATTTATATATAGCTAGACGTACTATAGTAGTACAATCATTGTTTTGAGATAAGGGAGCAGGACTATGAAAATAGAAAATTATAATTTTCCTAAATCCAGTTTTTTATCGGTTGAAAAAGACTTTGAGATAATTGTAGACCGAATTTGTCAGAATAAGCGTTTATAGAAGCTTTTATATTATACAACTCCGGATTGTCTTTCGAAGCCAAATTTGACTGATGAATAGCTGGGTGAATTATTACAGAATAACATTAAATTAGTTCCAAAACTAAAAGTTGAAGATGAATATAAAGTGTATTTATTTATTAAGATGGATACATTTACGTCAAATGTAACGAATCCAGAGTTCAGAGACAATATAATTGAATTTGACATTGTTTGTAACTACGATTTGTGGTCGCTTGATGGTTATTCACAGCGCCCCTATAAAATTCTCGGGGAATTAGATTATATGTTTGCGGATAAGCGGCTTACAGGCATCGGAACAACTGAATTTTTTGGGGCTTCAGAGCTAGTCTTTACAGATTAGTTAGGAGGTTATTGTTTAATGTATAAGGTAGTTCATGGTGACGAGGATAAGAAACATGCTCCCAATCCTGCTGACGAGCAAGACTTTTTATTAAATTTTAACCAGATATACAATCCATAATGGATTATCGTTTAGCTTTAATGACCGGCGTAGATTTACCTGTGCCGGAATGCCAGTTAGCAGTGCATTAGCCCACTATATTAGAATGGTCGCATATAGGGGAAGAAACACTTTTTATCGGCCTTTAGTATCTTTGTATTAACAAAAATATGCTTCTTTAGGACGAAAGTGTTTTATCGAATAAGTCTAATTTTTAGATATTTATGACGGTAATGGCTTCCCAAGAGGGAATAAGTAAGAAAGAAGCCGTAGGAGAGGTTCTCAAATTACTGTTGCCAAATAATAAATGCGTACTCACTCCGCGCTCAATAATGATTGCGGGAGACGCATCTCATGGCAGCACGTTAATTGATGAAGACAATTTTGACGCTTTTTAGAATGCTGTTGCGCAATTAGCCTGTTTAACATCGACATTGGCTGGACCATAGGGATCATTTAATCCTTAGTCGCCCAAAGCTAAGGAAATTGCGGATAAACTTATGCGCGCACGATAGCGTGTCGCCGCGTAGAAAAAAGATGGCGATGGAAGCGTATTTGGACGTTATATTTCTATTCTTACTACGGGTCTGGGGCTGCCATTACAAAGTGTATTAAATCTCACCATTTATCAAATTTATGACCTTATATAGCGTTATAATTTACTTATTGAGTGGGATTTAAATATAAAGACCCGGCTTGCCGGCGGAACGCCAAATTCAGAGCCGGAAAATTGGATGAAAGATATCCATTAATGAAAATACAGAGAGGAAGTGTGGTATGCCAATACTACCGGAACACAAGGAGCTTCTTTTGACTTAGAGCGAAAGTAAAACCTTGCCTGAATGGGTTGCTTTTTTTGATTCTCAATATACTAAAAAGCAAATTTATTCATTTTGCTATCACAATAAAAAGCCTATAAAAAAATTAGATAAAAATACCAAAAGTTAGATATAGAGCTAGAATGCTAGAAAATATCATATTAATTAGGATTTTTTTAAAACCTGGTCATCTAATATGGCTTATATTTTAGGACTGTGGTTTGCGGATGGTTGTATCTATGGTGGCAAAATGTTCGATATAACTTTGCACAAAAAAGATAAATATATTCTTAAAAAAATTGCTACATTATTAGAATATGAAGGTAATTTATATGATTATGTAGACAGATAGGCTTCAAGAATTAATTTTAGTTGTAAAGTTATTTATGATGATATAGTCGCCTTAGGTGGAGTAGAAAATAAAAGTTTAGTATGTGAGTTTCCCAATGTTCCTAAAGAATTTTTAAATGACTTTATTCGAGGTTATTTTGATGGAGATGGAAGTGTTATGAATTTAAAAAATAATCGCTTAAATTCTTCTTTTACCTGTGGGAGTAAGAAATTTTTAGATAAATTGTTATTAATTTTGCAAGAAGAAGCTGGAGTTCAGGGCGGAAGTTATGATGCTTCTAGTAGGTCTTTAAGATTTGGAAAACGTGATACTCTATTAATTGGCGAATATATATATGGGAATAACCCAGAGTTATTCCTTCTCCGAAAAAGGGAAAAATTTTATTAATTTTAAAGGAGGAAAAAATATGCGTTTTGGCGTGGACGCGCGCCAATACACCCTATCCTGCTCGTCACAGGGGTCGTAAGGCTAACGGGGAATGTCCGGTAGGAAGAATCCCGTGTCATCCTAAGAGATTTTTTAGGGCGATGTAGAGACTAATAATTTTGATAGATTAAGTAGGGTTATTATTGACACATAACTCGAAATGGGTGTATTATTAGCTTGACTAATAATAAAAGATAGTCCATATAAATTTGTTTATATGACGTGAGATCTGCGATGTCGTTCTTCGCGCGAAGGCGGCTCAAAAGATCGGCAACAAGATTTTCTATAAAAACGAGCCTGTTATTTATTTTGATAGTTTAAAGACTAGCTCCCTCGAGGGTGCCGCGACTACGGTTTATGCTCAAGGCGGACGCGGTAATGCCAGACTCGTCGCGTGGGAGGGCGAACGAACCGTCACCTTTACCATGGAAGATGCTCTTATTTCGCCTGCTGGCTTCATGATTCTTTCTGGTGCCGGCCTCATTGAGGCTTCTAATAAGGCTCCTATTTATGTTCATAGCACCGAGCAGCTTGTTTTAAAGGGTGCCACTGATGGTGAGGCAGCTAACTTTACTAATGAGGCTGATGCTGTTACTATTACCATTAGCAAGGAGCCTGCCATTCCTAATGCCGGTGAGGACTTTATTTATGTTATGCTGCTTGACGATCGTGGCGAAGTAAGCACAGAGCCTTATATTGCTACTTTAGTCGATGGCGGCTCTGAGGCTACCGGCTATCAGATTAAGATTGCGGCCGACACTACTCGTAATCCGAACTATAGCGTGCTTGATGAAGAGGCCGATGGTGCCGCTCATAAGCTGGCTAACTTTAAGGCTGGTGCTGTTGTGCTTGTTGACTATTATGTTAAGAAGATTTCTAACGCTCAGCAGATTGAGATTACTGCTGATAAGTTTGGTGGTAACTATTACCTTGAGGCTTCGACTCTGTTCCGTAATACTGACGGCGTTGATATGCCCGCTGAGTTTATCATTCCTAACTGCAAGATTCAGTCCAATTTTACATTCACGATGGCCAGCTCTGGCGATCCTTCAACCTTCACCTTTACGATGGATGCGTTCCCGGATTACACTCGCTTTAATAAAGAGAAGAAAGTCCTTGCGGCAATTCAGATTATCGAAGATGGCGGCGCTGATGACAAGCTTCTCCGCACTTCGACCATCCATGCTGCCGCAGATGAATTAAAGTTTGACTAATGCGTATTACTAATCACAGACGTTCGCTCCCTAAGGTAGTGAAAGTTAAAAGTGAGAAGCCAGTAATCGTAGAAAGAAAAGTTGCGAAACTGAAGAAAACTATTTCTGAGGATGAAGTTAAGAATATTGATATTCTTACTATAGCAGAATAGGAAGAGATTTAAGTTTTATAGGGGGAGAGTTTTATTTGACTCTCCCCCTTATTTTTATTATGAGAGAAAGGAGAGGCTATGAAAGTTAATAGAGGACCAACGCATGTAGATATATATGCCAGTTTTTATAATAACACAGAATATGATTCAGTAATTAAAGCAGCTACTGAAGCAGCTTTATAGGGGTTGCAGGGAGAGAGTTTACCCGAGACAAATTATTTATAGGAATAGTTAAAAATAAAAATACAAGGCAAAGTTAATGAGTTAAAACTCCTGATGAAGAAATCCGTAAGTACCAATATTAAATAGATGCGGCGGTCAGGCTGGTAGCGAGAAGCTACTGGTTATTCAATGTTTGCACAATAGCAAAGAGGACTGTAGTATTAGTTAATAAATAATAAAGCTTCTTTGTCTTAGGCTTATAAAATTTTAAATGAAATACAAGCTATTATTCGAGGAACGCCTATAGATTATGCTGTATATATGAAAACCGATAATGGAGAATATCGTCGTTTAGAAGTTTCTGAAGATGAATTATTAAAGTATACTACCGCACAAGTGTCAAAGAAACGTGGCGCCAGATTAGGCGCAATTCGACATAATATGAAATTATTATACGATGATTAGGAGAAAGCTATATAGCTAAAGAAAAAAGAGCTATAGTACCAACATTCATTGGGATAGCATATTAATGATTTTCTAGAACATGCTTTATTCCGGGAGGGTGGTACAAGATATCCGGCCTATGGTATGGAGGTATTCGAAGCCCACTATAAATATATTAATCATAATAAACGGGCCGCAGATGGAACAGGCATCTTTGATGCTATTACTTTTAATCGAGACTTATAGCAAATGTATTTTGCCCGAAAAAAAGATTAGACTCCGTGGACACTAACAGGCGATATTGGTAACACATCTGTTAAATACGTGGATTTGACTGTTGGAAATGATAAATTTGCAGGATAGGGAATACAAGATAAACATTATATGTTAAATTTAGGTATTACTTCTGCACGTACTATGAATTATCTATTTAATTAGTTGGATTATTTAATAGACACATAGAATTCTCCTATGAAAAATGCCGCCTTAGTAAAGAATTTATTGCTACTGAGTACTCCCGTGGTGAAAGACTGCGCCATGGCCGTCGCGCGTGGAGGAGATAAGAAAGTGATCGAGAAGGCTGTAGATATACTCGTAAAGAATTTGACTTCTTGAATTTTTTATGATATAATATAGATAAGAGTAAAAGGAGGAAATTTATTTATGGATTTTGAAAATAAGATTAATTATAAAGAAATCGGAAAAGAACCGGAATTTAATATCACTGTTTGTCGCCGTGTTGGAGACGATAAAGAAATTTTAGTAAAGACTTGGCTGCCAACTCACGATCTTCTGCAGCTAATTTCTCGAATTGTTAACAGATCAGTTGATGAACATGATTATTGCAATCCTTGTCGTGTTAAGATAGTGAGTGAGGTTGAAATGGTGTTAGCTTGCTCAAATGTCGAAGTTCCAGATTATGAAAATGCTGACATTTGTGAGATTTATGACTATTTATATGCTAATAAAATTATTGATGCAGTAGCTGATGTTACTAGAGTAACTGGGCTGTGGGATATTGTTAAGAGTTCAGTAAATGAAGTTGTAGATTCTGTATATAAATATTCTAATTCCGCGCGAGGTATCATTCGTGGCATAACCTCGGATTTAGAAGATGTTCAGTTTGATGCTGAAGCAATTCAGGAGAAGTTGGGTAATCCTGAAAACCTTGCTCTCCTGAAGGATATTTTAACCAAATTAGGTTAATCGGTCTATTAATTTTTTCAGAATTATATAGAAATAGTCCGCCGGATTTTATTTCGGCGGACTTTTATTTTTTAGATATATAATTTTTAAATATATTAAGAGTGAAAGGAGATAATTTAATATGAATGCTGCTAGAACAGTGCGAGTAAATCTTGACTTTACTGCAACTACTAGTCAAGCTGAAGCCGCGCTTTCACGCTTAAATACTAATTTACGTAACATTAGTAGTCAAACGAATTTGGATACAGGCGGTTTGCGGTTGCCAGAGCAATTAAACACAGCGTCTGTTGCGGCCATAAAGCTGCGAGAAAATCTACAAAATGCTATTAATGTAGACACTGGCAGATTAGACTTATCTAAGTTTAATCATGAGATGGAAAAATCTGGAATGTCTCTAAAGTAGTATCGAGACGCTTTAGTGAGCTTAGGTCCTACGGGTCAAGCAGCTTTTATGGATTTATCAAAAGCTATTTTAGCTTCTGAGACCCCTCTCAAATAGACCAATGTATTAGTTGATAAGCTGTGGGATAGTCTAAAGAGAACTGCGGGTTGGCAATTAAGCTCTACCGCAATCCACGCTTTTGTGGGCGCGATATCGACAGCTTATAATTATGCTTAGGATTTAAATAAATCTCTGAATGATATTCGTATTGTTACAGGATATGGCTCTGATAGAATGGCAGAATTCGCAAAGAATGCGAATAAAGCGGCTAAACAATTAAGTGCCACAACGCTAGATTATACGAATGCATCATTAATTTACTACCAGTAGGGTTTAGATGATAAAGCCGTGCAAGAGCGCTCGGATGTTACCGTAAAGATGGCCAATGTTACTGGCACTGCAGCCTAGACTGTTTCTGACCAGTTAACAGCAATTTGGGAAAACTTCATGAAAGATGGCGAGCATACTGCAGAGTGGTATGCAGATGTTATGACCGCACTTGGTGCGGCAACCGCATCTAGTACGGATGAAATCGCAGAAGGTCTTGAGAAGTTTGCGGCCGTTGCTGATACGGTAGGTTTAAGCTACGAATATGCGACCGCGGCACTTACCACTATTACCGCGAAGACTCGTCAATCCGCTGATGTAGTTGGTACGGCTTTAAAGACTTTATTCGCACGTATTGAAGGTTTAAATCTTGGCGAAACGCTTGATGATGGTACTACATTAAATAAATATTCTAAGGCTCTTGATGCCGTCGGCGTTAATATTAAGAATGAAGCCGGCGAGCTGAAAAGCATGGATGAAATTTTGGACGAAATTGGCGCTAAGTGGGACACTATTGGTAAGGATTAGCAGATTGCATTAGCGTAGACTGTTGCCGGTGTGCGTCAATATACCCAATTTATTGCCCTTATGGATAACTGGGATTTCATGCAGGAAAACTTGGAGACAGTCGCTAAGGCTTCGGGTACACTTGATGAATAGGCTCAAATATACGCCGAATCATGGGAGGCCGCGAAAAAGCGCGTGCAGGCCGCCGCAGAGGGTATATATCAGGATCTTTTAAAAGATGATTTTTTCATTTAGTTAACCGACGATTTTGGGTCAATATTAGAATTTATTGATAACATTATTGATTCTTTGGGCGGTTTATCTGGAGTATTGCCGGGTATTGCTTTATTAGTTAATAAAATATTTGGTGATAAAATTATCGCCGGGACTTAGACTCTAGCTCATAACTTAATGAATTTAACAGCTGTGGGACGCGCAGCTAACATGAAAAGAGACGTTAGCCGCTATGAGGAAGTTGCGCAATTATAGAAGGGACTGAATCCTAATTCAGGCCTGCGTGAAAATAATGAAGCAACTGCAGTTAGTACAACGGCTGACAGAGTACTTGCTATATAGAAGCAAATCCTTGGAGTTAAGGGAAAAATAACCGAAGAAGATAGAAAACATTATCAAATAATGTTAGATGCTGTTTAGGCATCTGGTGAAGAGCTTTAGGCACGAGCTAAACAACTTGACCTTGCGCAAGAAGAGGCACGATTATCAGCTGATGAGATACGCAGTAAGGCCTCTTTTGGCTCATATGACTACTTAAAGGGAGCCGGTTCTAGCTCGCTTAGGGCGATGATGTCAGAATATGATAATGGAGCTTCAATAAATGATATTGCACTTCCTACTTCTAGGGGTGCTTAGCAAGGCATCATTGATTAGCTTAATAGCAATTTGGGGTTAAACGGCTCTGCTGCTTTATAGCTTGATGATCTTACCAATAAAACTCAAAAATTTCAATAGGCTTTGCAGTCCCTTTCTACCGCTTCCGTTTAGTCATTTATTAAGGATTTTGATGGTTTAGGAGAAAGTATTAGAAATAATGCTCAATAGTTAGCGGAATTTGAACATGAAGCTGATTAGTTAGCTAATTTAAAATTAAGCGTAGGAAATTGGCAAAAAGATCCTAATTTTGATTTAGAGGGATACAAATAGCAATTTAGAGACTTAGGGTTTAGTATCAGTGATGCCGCTGATGCCGAGGAATTACTAACAGCAGTAGATAATGCTTCGGCAGAAGCTCTTCAGAAAAGTCGAAGAGCAGCTGCGGGTAATACTGCTTAGATTGAATAGTTCGCAAAAAAATATAAATTATCGACTGATGAGGTTTAGCGTTTTGCCAATCAGCTTAAAGAAGCTGAAAAAAGAGGGCTTAGTTATCAAGAATACCTAAAATAGACAGGTGAAGCTGCTGTTACTTTTGGCGACAGTGTTGGTAATGCTTCTAAGAAGGTAAGCAAGTTAGCAGTGGTTTAGGGCGTTGCTAATACGCTTTTCGGTATTGGAATGTCTGTTTCGGCTGTAACGAATGCTATTGAATCTTTATAGGATGACTCAATTTCCCCTTGGCAGAAAACCTTAAATATTATTATGGCTTTAAGTATGGCCCTCCCCACTGTGGCAACGCTTTTTACCAGTTTAGGACAAGGTTATACTTTGCTTGCTTATGGTGTCACCGGTTATTCAGCAGCACAAGCCAAAGCGGCTGTCATTACTCTGGCAGATATGGGAATTACTTAGGCATCTACGGAAGCAGATAAAAAGGCAGCCGCCGCAAAATTGGCATTAAAATTAGGTATTGACGAGGAGTCAGCGGCCATTTTAGTTAACTCCACTCTTTAGGAAAAAAGTCTAAAGACTCGTATTTTAGAGTTAGCAACAAAAATAAAAGAGGCTTCTGTTACAGGGGCTACTACTGTAGCCACTTGGGCACATAATGCTGCCCTGGTAGTATAGAATCTGTTGTTAGGCGAGTCTTTGGTGCTTACTTCTGCAGGTATAGCATTATTTGCACTTTTAGGAGTAGCTTTAGTTGGTTTGGCGGCAATTTTAATTAAAGGAATTGTGGCTTGGGCTAACTATGAGACTGCGACTGAATAGGCGACACGGCAAGCTGAAGAAAGCGCAACGGCGGCAGACAAAGCCAAGGAAGCCTTTAACTCTTTAAAAGACACCCTAAAGGAGTATGATGAGGGAGTTTCAGCTCTGGCTGATTTGACTGAGGGTACGGAAGCTTTTAGAGAAAAACTTGCAGAGACAAATAAGGCCGCGCTAAAATTGATTGAGCAGTTACAATTGATTTATGGCAAGGATTGGAAATATGACGACAATGGTCAAATTGTCTTTTTAGATGAAAAAGGCCAGATTGATAAGAATTTCGTTAAAAATCAGACAGAAGAATCTGAAAAATAGTATCAATAGACATAGAATGTAGCCGTCATTGCAAATGCGGCGGCCAGTAAAACTGAAGCATCTGATACAAGTAATTTTGCTAAATATAATGAAGTAAAAACATATCAACCTACAGAAAAAAGTGAAGCAGCTTCTTAGATTGTTCAGGCGGGAATTAAAGCCTCAGATATAGATAGTGTTATCTAGTCTCTTGGTGAAAATATAACCTGGGATGCGAATAACAAGTCTTTTTCCGCAGGCGATTATGACAAAATTCGTGAAGCTTTAGTTGCTTTGGGATACGACAAAAGTGATGTTGGCAGTATAGACAATTTTAGCTATTTTGTTGACGATTTATATTATTAGAAATAGAATAATAAGCAGAAATATGCAGATCGCTTAGGCTACATGGATAAATTAGCAACTTCAGTTTCTGCAGGCGAAGGGCAAGTCATTGGAACAGTATTAGATGATGTTAATTCTAAGGTCAAAGGTGCTTTAGATGATGCTCAATTGGATAAAATAGCCACTGAGAGTTATGATAAAGCAGCAGGAGATGAGGATGTTTAGGCTGCTTAGACAGAAATTAATTAGTTATCAGCAAACGAGCTAAGATAGCGTTATTCTGAGTTTAATTCCGCTTATCGCTATAATGCAGATACTGGTGCTTTATAGTTATAGGATGAAGAGGGGAATTGGACTGACCTAAAAGAAGGCGAAGAAGGCTACGTCTCGATAGATACTATTAGAAAAAACCTAAAGACTAACACCCAAGTTGAAAAGGCGTAGGAATTGGCCAATTCGGAGGCAGAAGATACTTGGTTTGATTAGTTTAAAAAAGATGCTTCCTCGAGTTTTAGTGGAGATCAAAAAGATAAAGTAAATGATCTATTAGACCAAATGCGCACGAGCGAAAATCCACTGACTGAGGAAAGTATTCAAAGTGCAGTTCCAGGTTTAAGTCCCGAAGATGTTGAACTCTTAATGCAAAAGCAAGAGGAACTTCGTGGTGTGCTAACAGATGTTAATGATTTGTATACGACTGGTTAGCAAGATCTGTTAGGTTTAGCCAACGAGTATTCTTCATGCTCCGATGAGGCTGAAGAATTTTCAGCTGCGGTAAAGCGTTATGGTAAAAATTCGGAATAGGCGAAAAAAGCTCAGGACAAGTTAAATTAGGCCGTAAAAAATGCATAGTGGCGTAAATTAGCGGACTCTGTGGCTAAAGTATTATCTAACATGGAAGATCTGGACGAAGAATCAGATGAATATAAAGATGAATGTAAATCTTTGGCCAAGAGTTTTAATGATATTTTTAAAACCAATGTCACATAGGATTGGGTTGCTGATAATATAGATCTTTTTAAAAAATGGTCTTAGTCTAGTGGAGATGAAGCTCGTAAATTAGAATTGCAAATTTTGGCAGCGGCAAATGCGGCTTCTAATGAAAACTTTAAACCTATCGTTTTAAAGGCTGATGGAACCGGCGCAGAATAGACTATTCGTACTGCCTATGATTTTTATCTGTATTATAAATCTTTAATTGAGTCTGGAAAGATTACAATTACCGCTGAGGGCAAAGCTGATATTTCTGCTCTTTTAAATGCTCTAGATTTAGCACAAGTTTCTGCGGCTGATGTTGCTGCGATATTGTCAGCAATAGGGTAGACAGATGTTACAATTAATGGTGTTGTTGTGAGTACAGCCGAAATGTCTGCTAGTGGAGATAGCTTTGCTAACTTCATGGCGGCTGCATCAGACGCTGCGGGCTCCCCTATGGAAGTAAAGGACTTTCAAAGTAATGTTACGGCGACTGGCACAGTACCGGATTTTAATCCTGGTAAATATATTTCTGATGCAAATTCCTCCGGCGGTGGAGGAGGCGGAGGAGGCGGAGGAGGCGGTGGTTCTCAAAAGGATAAGAAGAAAGCCTCCGATGAAATAGAACGTTATCATACTATTAAGAAATAGATTGACAATCTGTCTCGTGAATATGACAACCTATCCGCGGCCAAAGATCGCGCTTTCGGTGTAAATCGTTTACGTGTCATGGATCAAGAAACTGCGAAGTTAGAAGAATAGATCGCCGCACAAAAACGCTATGTTAATGAGATTGATTCTTATTATTCTCAAGACCGCGCAGCCATCGCTGCATATGGAGCAGTTTTCGACGAAGATGGCATTATTACTAATTATGAATAGATTATGCAAGAATAGTTAGATATCTTTAATGCCTCGCTCACGGATGAAGCTGAAGAATCTTATAATAATTTTAAAGACATTCTCAATCAATATGAAGAAACTTTAGAGCTTAAACTATCTGAAGCTGATAAGTTAATTGAGCAAGAATATGATAAAATTTCTTTGCAGTTAGAAAAAATCACATATTCTGTAGAGATTAAAGTCCAAGTTCATGATGACCAGATAGATTTCTTAGAGCGTAGACTCGATCGTTTATCCAACTCTGAACGTCGTTAGTATGATTCTTATTTAGTAGAATAGGAAAAGGTATCAGAATTGCAACTGAAACGCCTTGAGACCCAGAGGGGAATTGATGCGATATAGGCTGATATTGCTAAGCAAGAAGCTCAGGGATTGGAAATGACGGATGAATAGAACGAATAGTTGCGGACATACAAAGAGACGTTAGCTGACATCGATGATTAGATTTTTGATATAAAGTTTTCTATTATTGAAGATATCGGGACAGTATTTGATAATTACTTTGATGATTTAGATTATTATATTGATCGTATTAGTACATTAAATGACATGATGGAAACCACCCGTGATACTCTTGATCTATTGGGATATGATAATTTAGATAATTTTAATAGTATTAATGAGCAACTATTGTCGAATCAAAGAGTTATGTTAAAAATGTCCTAGCAGAAATTATCCAGCGCCACTGGGGAAGTTGAGTACTGGCAGCGTTTAGCCACCTTTGTGGAAGGGATTGATTCATTAGACGATTTAAGAGCTTCATCTTTCTGGGCGAATGATTCAGTTAAGAAGATAGCAGAGAATGCCGCTCTCGCTGAAGATTCCATAAAAGCGGTTAAAGATGCTATTAATAATCAATTAAAAGAAGCCACTGACCGGTAGTTAGAGACGTAGCAAGAAATCTATGAAAGTATTAATGATATTGTATAGGCTATTGAAGATAGTTGGGTAGATGCTGTAGAAAAAGTCGTAGCAGTTCAAAAGAAGGGCCTATTAAACGATATTGACTATGCTGTTGATAGATATGGTGATTTAGCCGATTTAAATGATTTATATTTATCAAATTCTAAAAAGATTTATGAATTAAATAAATTAAATAGAACAATATTATAGGATATTTCTAAAACCGACAATATTGCAGCAAAGAGTAAGCTAAAAGACGTACTTGAAGAAGTCAATGCTTTACAAAATAGTAATGCGTAGATGAGTGAGTACGAATTAAAGACCTTACAAGCTAAGTATGATTTGCGGCTGGCCGAAATTGCGCTAGAAGAAGCCTAGGAGGCGAAATCGCAAGTCCGTCTAGTACGGGATAATGAAGGCAATTGGGGTTATATGTATACCGCCGACGCTGAAGAGGTCTCTAAAGCTGAACAAGACGTGGAAGATAAAATGTAGGCTCTTTAGGATATACAGGAAGAAACAATGCGCGATATGGGTTAGAATATTCTTCAGGTCTAGAAAGATTATTTTGATGCTTTTTCTGATATATCCACAGATACTTCTTTAACTTGGGAGACAAAAAGTGCCAGGATAAAAGAACTTCAAGAGGATACTATGAAGAAGTTAACGTATTATACTGATTAGTATGATAAAGCTCTGAAATAGAGTGGCATGAATTTCAAAGACACCATTCTAGGCACGATGTATCCAGAGTATGAGAATTTATAGAAATTCAATGATGGCTTTGCAAGTAGTGCAGATACAACCTTTGCATAGATACAAGATTAGTATAAGGCAACTACTGGATACTATCGAGACCTGGCTAAAGCGATGGGTATAACTGATGAAAACGTATTAAATAATTTAGAGCTTATGAAAGCAGCAATTGCAAATGCTATGCTAGCGGCTCAAAAGAATATGCAAACTGCGATTAGCAATTCTCAGAAGAATTTTGATGCTACCACGCAAAATATGAACGATCTGGTTAAAACCATTAAAGAAATGGGCGAATCTTTGCAGAAGTGGGTCGAAGAGATGACAAAGCTGGCGGTAGTGTTCAATTCAAATGCAGATTATTTTGATCTTATGATTAAGGCTTTGAAAAATAATGATATGGACTCTGCTGAAAAGTACGCTGAATACCGGGCGATGAAGATTAGCTTAGATCCAAATTCTTACGGTCAGTACTCCTGGAATTCCAAAGAGGCCATGGTGAAAGATTTCTAGGAATAGGGCGTATGGATATCTGATGAAAAAGCTGATAGTTTATGGAATAAATATAATAACACTATTCAAAAGTATGATACTGGCGGATATACAGGAGAGTGGGGCCACGATGGAAGATTAGCTGTATTGCATCAGAAAGAATTGGTCTTAAACGCTTCTGATACTGCCAATATGCTTGACATAGTGAATGTTGTTCGTGACATTGTACGACAGATAGATGCGCAAGCATTATATTCTCGCGGACGGAGATTCGATCTTCCACGAATCGAGACCCACGCAGAAACCTTAGAATAGAATGTGCATATTGAAGCCAATTTCCCGAATGCTACTAGCCATTAGGAAATAGAGCAGGCATTTGATAATCTTATCAATCTTGCTTCACAATATGCGAATAAAAAATAACCGTTAAGGGGCACTTAGTTGTGCCCCTTTATTTTATTTTGGCCAAGGATGAATGATTGACTTATCAGATTTTTTATGATATAATAGAGTAAAGTGAAAAAGGAGTGAGATTAACTATGTCTAGTTCTGAACAGATGGCTGAAAATATGCTAACTGCGATGTAGATTATAGCTGAGTCACAGCCTAACAATAATGATATAACTATTGATGGTTTTATTATTGATGCCTCTCGTGCAAAAGAGGGCGTTTACACTGTGGGTAGTGGCTATTCGCAATTTATGGCGTATGCTTCTACTATTTATAAAGAGAATGATGATGTATACGTATTAATTCCCGGCGGCGATTATAATAATTCAAAGTTTATTGTGGGGCGGCGCATGACCGAAGGTAGCGGCGCTTATAATGTAATAGACGAGTTAGATGATATGATATTTTTCCATGGTTCTGATTCTTCTTTAATTGGTTTCTCGGGGAAGACACTTGGTATTTAGGCAAATAAGAGTTCGACACCTGAGATTTTAATTGGTACATGGGAAGGCAGCTATGCCGGAGTAAGTAGATTGGGGTTGGCGCCTACATTTACCTCATATCTAAAGCCTTTGGGAATTATAAATGGTAATTATGGTATTCGCTTATTGATTACCGATAATACTGGCGTCGTTGAAAGAGTAGAATTTGATAGTAGTGAATATTTCGGTAATCCTTATAATTATATTTATTCTACTCGGTTAACTCATGTTTATGAGTTGGCTACCGCCAAAACAATTATAAAGATTGAGGCTTATTTATATTAGAAAAACAATTTTACTGATTCTGATGAGAATTTGGTGGTTCCAAAAGATACAGATAAAAATATTTTTTTAACAAAGTTTTTTATCGGTGTTGGTGCTACTAAAGGTGAAATTATGGCTTCTCGCTGCGTGATTGCAACGACTTCAGGTAGTAATACTTATTACTCATCAGAATACGCAGAAACGCTTAAACCTAATCCCGCAATAGAAAGACGCTTTAATGTGACAATAGACGAGCTATTAGAAGAAGTTTGTGATAACAATTTCGATGAAACAGCTATAGAAAACGCATGGCAATCCAAGTCTTCAACTTTTTCTTTAGCAGAATTTACAAGAATTAATAATTGGTTAAAAAATTATAAATTCTTTTCTCAATTGGCAGAAGCGAAATCTGATCCTGATCGTGCAAGTTTTTGCCAGTAGGTTAAACAAGATGCTGCTGCAGGACTGCTGTCGCAATTAACCTGTTATACTCCGCGTATTAGTTTTAGCTTTGCGGTAAAAGAAGATGACAAGACGAAGTATTATTCGTCTATTCCTTCCTTTGATGCAACCCCCGAGGGGGACCAGGCTAAGAGTGAATTTATTCGTTGGTTTCGGGCCAAAGCCGGTAGTACAATAAAGAGTAATACTTTACCGCCCGAGCTTCTTACCGGATGGGAATTAATCGGTCCGACAGACATTAAAGGTGAATCTACCGGCAATTGTCTGTCTACGGGTGAATTGATATTTGTTCCAGACTATAAATAGAATACAGAGACGCTAAAGGCTCTTATAACCTACAAAAATAAACAATATATTAGTAATGCATTAGTATTAAACAACTTACGTAATGCCGAAAAAGAAATTTCTCAAGAGGAGATTGAGAAAGCACTTGATAAAGTGGCGGCCTAGAGATACAGCGATTTAGATTTAATTTCTGCAAACCAAGAGGCATTGAATGACATCTATCTCGATTGCGGCTATTATATTGGAGAAGATTTTATTTCTAATCATGGCCAATTTAATTATTATACCCGTAGTGGTTTAATACGTGAAGAATGGGCTAAAACGAGATTCGCTATTCGTTGCTATTCTTTAAACAGTGAACGAACAACATTACCTGCCACGCTTGCTAGCAATAAGAATTTTTGCTGCGCGCAGGCGGGCTCCCGCATTTCCATGATATTTTCGCAGTAGGATGCAATTCCTAAATATTTTAATGTACATGGAGAAATAGTTAATGGTTATGAACTTGCGTTTACGCCGTCTCGCTACTACGAGGCTGCGCGTACCGCGAATACTTTCATATTTTCAGCGAAGTGTCATGTCGATGGCAATGAATCGGACGTTTTGCTCGAAAACTCTTTAACTCTTTCCTTTGGGTATTATGATTGCCTAGGTACTTCACATACCGTAACAGCTTATTGGACGAATGAGGCGTACGAAAAAGTCCATAGTTTAGTCCCTGGGAAAGGATATATTCCTCATATAATGATAGACGGGGAAGAGGCGTCAGGCAACTGGAAATTCAAAGGCTCTAGGACTGATAGTTTTACTACTTATAAACCAAAACTAGAAGATATTTGCATAGCATATGGCGTCGTAGAAGTTGGCTAGAAGGAGAAACCGGGAGATCCGGAGGGTCTTAAATTAGCCTGTTATTTGCCCGCGATTATAAGTTACAATGAAGATAATATCATAGAAGGGCCAACTGAGATTGTGTATCTCTCAGACGGGCTGCCGCATTTGCGTATGTCAGAATTAGCGGACGATGTTGGTCCAACATATAGATTAGAATTATTAATAAAAGATAATAATGATAATTAGAAATATATGACAGAAGTACCGTGGATAAATACCATAAAGCCACAGATAGTCACTAAATTAACATTAGCATATGGTATTACCGCAGATTGGGCAACTAGTTCAGAAAATGTTACAGCATCTAGCCCATCTAACTGGAGTATTTAGGTGGCTAATGACGAGAAGTCTATTATTTATATGCGCAATCCACCAAAAGCCTCGGCTTTGGGCATTGAAACTAATAGTGCCAAAGCCCAAGTGTTTTTGGAGAATTTTGGTACTTTAACCGCCTGCTCTGACAAACCGAATTATTCTAAAGCCGAGTATACTGATGGCAAAATTCCTGAAAGAGTAATAGATTATTCAAAAGTCGAATTTAGTCCATTATCTTATTTCTTATCAGAGATGGATGGTCAAGTTTACGGAGTGCGAGTATATACTGCTTCGGGGTATCTTTTAGCTACGATTCCGGTGATTTGTCGAATTAGCTATTATGCATCAGCTTATATAGATAGTATGGCACAATATAATGGAACGGTTAAAATAGATGAGGATAAAGCTATTATTTATTCTCCGCGTATTTTGGCAGGAAAATATGAAGGTGCTAATGTTGGTTAGAAGGTTTTTACCGGTGTGGCTTTGGGAGATTATTGTGAGACAAACACAGATCCCAGTATGCGATTAACAGGCATTTATGGATTTAACAAAGGTACATAGGTATATGCCTTTACAGAGGATGGAAAAGCGTTTATTGGTTCCGGCAACGGACGAATTAATTTTGATGGTACTAATGCTACCATTAAAAATAACGACTATGATGATGCGATAAACGGTAGCGGCATGTTAATTGATGTTGATAAAGCAAATATTTTCTGTCATCAGGGTACAAATTAGGCTTATTTTGGAGCTGGTAATGAAAAAAATCCTTTGTGGATTGGCAATAGTTTTAATGTTGATTGGAAAGGCAATGTTGATATTGGCGGCAACGGTAGTATTAATATTGAGAAGTTCCGAGCCGATGGTCAAGGCGTGTATATTGGTGATCAAACTAATTATATTAATATTGATAGTAATGGCATTCAAATGACTGGCAGTATAAGTTTCCCAAATAGTTCTATTAACTCCGGTGCAATTAAAGGTCTAGATGATAAAATTAATCAGGCGACCTCTAATATTAAAACTTACAATATTAGTAATATGCGGACTGATTTACTGACGATTTCTAATGGGAAAAATGGTCTATTTACTTGGAGTAAAGATGGGACAACCATGATGGGGCTAAATGCTAATTATATTAATGCAGGCGCGATAAGTGCAGACCGTATCGGCGTTGGTATTTTAAACGTAACAGTAGGTATTAAACGAGGCTTTAGCTTGTATGGTGATTCTTCAGCAGGGGTTTCTGATAACCCTGCAGCTTGGGAAGAATTTGGAGAATTGGTGCCAACAACTGGTATGGTTGGTACACGTATAACTCATGGTGTAAGATTAGCAGTTAATCAAAAAAATCTCCAAGGCGACAACACTGGATAGAAGAATATGCTTTTTATTTCAGATGCGGGTATACGTATGGAGTTTGGTGGAGGTTCTGACCATGGTGGTGTAACTTTTGGGTTTTATAATGATGGTCTTCATATTTCAGGTGAAGTCAAAGACGAAGAAGGTAACACAGAGATAAAGAGTAAAACATATAGTTGGGTATAAAAGGTGGAAAAATGGAAAGTGTTTCTTTACAATAGATTGTTAATGGTTTAATGTCAATTTCTACCAGAGGAAATGATACTTTGGTAATGGCAGATTGTATTCGTGCTCTAGCGGCTTTTGCGTAGTAGTTGGAAAAAGCTGGGGCTTCGATAAGTGCAGTGCAAATCCCAAAGGAGGAGAAAAAGGAGGAATAATTAATGGCAACAAGATTATATCCTCCCAATTTGGAAAATACTATTCCGGCTTTTTATGGGACTTCAATTGAAGTCCCATTTTCTATGAATAGTACGGTTAGTAGAGACCAAATTGAGGGGTTTATGTTATAGATTAAGAGCCTTACTAGCAATTCGGCTCTTATTAATAATATCATATCTAATAATTTTAATATAGAAAAGCAAAAAGTAAAATTTGTTTTGCCGCAAGAGCAAGTCAATAAATTAAATGTGGGGCAATATTATAAATTGTAGATAGCTTATTTGCCGCAGGGATATTCATCCGAAAGAGTGGCGGTAACTGAGCAAGAAGTTTTATTATAGAAAGTTGAGAATTTAGCTCCGACCTCAAATACGGTTGAAGAATCTATATAGGCATTAAAAAGTTTATATCGTCAGGCTTTATAGAATTATATAAAATTTTATTTAGATCCTGATGAAGTTTTATTGCGGCAATATAGTGTTTCTAATGATGATGATTGGTCAAATTATTGGACGCAAGTCTGTTTACAAATGCTTCAGCAAAATATCGTGACTTAGTTAAAAAATGCGGCTCAAGTAAACTTAGATCCTAATTCAGTAGAGGCACAAAAAACTAAGGTTAAAAATGCAATGGAGGCATATTCTGAAGGACTTACAGATGAAAATTTCGCCTCTCATTACGCAGCTTTAAAATCGAGTTTTACCTCTATTGATATAGAAACGGTTAATCAAGCGAATCTTGAAGCAAACACATATCGTTCTATATTTGAGGTATTGTCTAAAGGTAATTTGTATAATAACCGAGTTGAATTAGATATCTTTAAAGATTGTGATAATAGTGAAGTGGTATCACGAGGTAAGGAATATTATAATCAGCACGCTTCGTATCCGCAGAATTATAACCCTATGACTGTAGATGGTTTTCGTAATATTAAGGCTTTGATTGTTGATAAAATGACGCGTGCAATTAAAGTTTGTCGGCAAGAAATTTTAACCAGTACAAGTGAGTTATATCCGATTGTTGGATACTTTTCAACAGCGGCTATAGTGAAATATACCTCAGTCCCGACGGTGGAAATACAAGGATTGAAATCTTATAGTACTGCTGCCTAGTAGACAGACTATGTGGGTGAATATTCTTCTTCAGATCCAACAGAGCGTGTAAAATATTACAGTTTTTATTTACGTGATGAGGATGGTAAAATAGTGGATTCTGTAACTGATAGTATACACAATAGTAATTCAGATACAGTTTCTTCAACGACTATTGGACAATCTATTCGTAGTTCCGATCTATTTTCTACGAAAATTTAGATGAATAAAGATAAATTGTATACGGTTTAGTATGTCGTAAAAACGACAAATAATATGACCCTTACTTCGCCAGTATACAACATAATTAGACGCGCTATGATACCGCTTGGTGATATTCGGTTTTATGCTACACCGCATCCAGATTACGGATATATTTCTTTAGAGCTAGATTATAGTAATAGTAAGGTTGACCGTGTTGGTACTTATTTGTTATCACGGACTTATAAAAAAGATGGAGTTTAGATAAAAGAAAAATTAAAGAAAATTAATTTAGCTTATGATTTGTCTATGAAGAATCCTTATAATGATTATACCATAGAGCATGGTATTAAGTATGAATATATAATTGAGCGTGTCAATAATGCAGGGGTTTATTCATTGCCTGTGTTAGCAAAATTGGGGCCAGTGCCTACGAGCCCCACAGAGCAAGCCGCCGCGCAGGATAGACCGACGGAGATATCCGCTAGTTTTGAAGATGCTTTCCTTTATGATGGAAAACGGCAGTTGAGAATTCGTTACAATCCAAAGATATCCTCTTTTAAGAAAGATGTGTTGGAAACCAAAACTGATACCATCGGCGGCAAGTTTCCCTTTATTTTCCGTAATGAGTCTGTCTCGTATAAAGAGTTCCCTATCTCTGGTTTGATTTCTCGGTTAGAGAATGAGTGCTTTAATTTGGGACCCTCTGAGCCTGCGTCTAAGCGTGAATCTACAGTGAGTAGCGGTTCAGCTGATTCATATTCATTAACGGATTTATCCGATGAAAATATCCGTGCCGAGCGGCAATTTAAAATGGAAGTTTTAGATTTCTTGACAGATGGCAAACCAAAGCTTTTCCGCTCACCCACTGAAGGTAATTATTTAGTTCGTTTAATGAATACTTCTTTAACTCCTGAAGATACTTTGGGTCGTATGTTACACACGTTTTCCTGTACGGCTTATGAGATCGGTGAATGTGATTATAATACTCTCCTTTCTTATGGGATTATTTCAGGAGGCAATGAGGCTGTAAATAAAGTGGTTTCTTATGCTTCGGTTAATATAACTCCGGATACCCAAAAAGGCAAAAATCTCTTTACCGAGTTGGGTAGTGCTATTTTGAGTATTTCTATAGATCATGCGCCGGCCGGTTCTACCGTACTTATAGACGACGAAAAGATTATGATTGGGGCGACGGGCATGTACGAAGTGCCTTTCGGCTCTTCATTCTCGTCTATTAAACTTCCCACAGATAACTCTGCTCCAACTAGCGGCGTTATTACAGTAGCTTACGAGTCTTATACGGCATCTGATTTTGATAAAATTACGGAGGCAACAGTGCAGCAATTACCTATAGACACGGTGTTTGGCCATCAGGATACTATTGTAGATACCTATACTCCGTTAATTCTTTCTCCGGGATTAAAAGAAGAGAAAGGAAATTCAACTACTAATGATGATAAAAAATAGATGAATAAAAAATAGTATGTTTCTGCTATTTGGTATTTACGTTTCTTACCGCGTCCATTGGAACATATTAAAATATCTTCCGCGGATAGAGCGGTCTAGATTTTTTCTGATAGTAAATAGTGGCTATAGACACGTAATAATATTGAACGACCTGCTATTATACATTTAGATGATAACAATTAGGAATATATAAACTTTGAATCATTCCCTTATATTTCTCGTTTACCAATTTATTATTTTACAAGCGATAATCTACCTTGGTATATTCCGCGAACAGGCGCAGAAACTAAGATGCAGGCTTTCGATTTGGGATATTTTTATAAGCCCGCAGATGAGAATGATTACACTTTCCATCGCTGGTCAGAGAAAGAATCATATTTATTACCCATTGATTATTTTAAAAATGATTCTTTGTACGATGTAGTAATTGCATATGGTGATGGTAGTGTGCGGAAGCTTTCTGTTGCGCCGCAACATCCTATAGAGATTTCTGGGGGAGACTTGCAAATCAGCGCTATTTCAATTGGCGCCGCAGTATATATGGAAGCCGGCTATGAAACGGCTGAGAACAGTTTTGTGGACGAGATGAATAAATCGGATACGGAGCTAATGAATTTGCGGCAGGCTTACTAGTCGGCGCAAGAAAGTTTGTTAGCGAGCCGCGATGAACCTATCAGCCGCAAAGCTACAGTTGATAGTTATTTAGATTGGTACGTTAATAAACTCGTTCTTGAACGTAAATATAATTATGCTAAGGACGCATACTTTAAGGCAGTAGAAGAGAGGCGGGCAAAAGATGATGAATGATTATGATTTTTTATATGCTTTGGATAGTACAAAGGCTCGTACTGTCTATGCTCGAGTAACTCTTTTAAACTTTGATGAATCGCCCATAGAGGCTATTGAGGGTAAGATTACGTCAGGCTCCATTAATGTTGATGGAGCCTCGGCGGTTCGGCGCTCTTGTTCTTTTTCTATGGTGGCAGCAGTTATTGATACTTCAGCATATAGTTGGGGACTTCACAGTAAATTTTCCTTTGAGGTGGGGTTGGAGAATCCTTTTTATGGCAGCCCCGTTTCTCCCTACAGCACCCGGCCGCGCATAATATGGTTTAAACAGGGTATCTTTGTGTGTACCAGTTATTCATCTTCTATCTCTCCTTCGGGATATACTATAAATTTGCAAGGCAAGGATAAGATGTGCCTATTAAATGGCGATATTGGTGGTACACTGACCGCTTTGTCTACCGACTTCGGGCAAGTGGAGAATATTTCTTATGAATATGAAGAATAGCCTCAAGTAGACGCTGCTTTATATCGTGCTGGCAAATATTATTATTTAGATAAAGACGGTAAATATAAATTAGATACCGGAAATACTTTTATGGGAGATCGCTCTTATTATAAACGAATTGTAGTTTCTAATAAGGAAAAAATATGGATTGGCGATATAATTCGAGAGCTAGTTCATGTATATGGTAATGAGCCATATAATAACATTTTAATCAATGATATTGAGCAGTATGGCGTTGAGCTATGGGAGTACCGTGGTGACTAGACTTTATTTATGGTTATATCTAAAGCAACGCATGAAATCGAATAGTTGATTCTTGATGATGAAACCCAAATTCGTAAAATTACTAACGAAAGTACTGGGAAATATGAATTAGTACCTTTATATACTCTATTGTCCGATGACTCTTTTAAATTTGCTTCACTAAATACTCTAAGCGCAGATTCTAAGTCATTTGATAATGCTGGTTTTTCTCTTATTGGTTTGCCTAACGCACATAATGATAGCAAAGAATATGGGTATTTATTAAAATTTGATTACGGCGATTTAGTCGGTTATCATTAGACATTATTAACTTATCCTGGTGAGTTAACGGCGGCAGTTGGTTCCGCGATTACGGGAGTACTTGATAATATTACTAAAATATTTGGTAACTTTGAGTATTTTTATGATCTTGATGGTCACTTTGTGTTTTAGAAAAAACGTTCTATTGTTTAGACTGCTTCTACGGGTTTAGTTTCTACTCATGAATATTTAAAGGGTGCTAAAAAATTAAAAGATGGTGTAATTTTTAATCATGCTTTAATGGATGAATTAACCTCGTATAATTTTCAAAATAGTGAGCTATTTACTCAAATGTCTATTACTCCGCAAATTGCAAAATTAAAGAATGATTTTTCAGTATGGGGAACTAGAGATGCTGTCGATGGTAAATCTCTTCCAGTACATTATCGTTTTTTGATTTCTGAGAAACCTATTAAATATACTTCTATTCGTGATGGCTAGACTTATTATACCTCTTATGCAGAGGGCAAGGATCCAGTAGATTGGCGTGAATTAATATATCAAATGGCGCTCGACTATTATGAGTACAACACTGACGATAATTTCCTCTACAGGGTGGGCGCCGCAAATCCTGTATACTATCCGACTGGTTATACCGGTTATGAGATGTTATATTCTGATATGCAGGCTTTTTGGCGTTAGATATATAAGCCTGAAAATTAGTGGGTCATGGAGCAAGCCTCGGTTACAGAAAAAAGTTTTGCTTCGATGAAAAATGAGCTATATGTGGCCAAGAATGGAGACTATTATCATCTTCCTGCCGAGGAAGGATATGATGCTAATTAGCGCTATTATAGAAATGTTGAAAAATCTACCTCTGATGGCCGGTGGCATATTGATGTAAAGGATAATCCTACGGCTATTAATTTTTGGCTTGACTTTTGTGACTCTGGAGAATTGGCTCGTTTTTCTGTCCAAAATATGGGCGATAGGCCAAAAGCTGTTAATGACTCAACAGTAAAATCTATATATTATGAGGAGGCTCCAAACGTTCTTTTTATATTCTCTGATGAATTGTCTGATAGGACAATGACAGGTTATACGTATTTAACAATCAATAGAAGTATGTAGGATTATTTTACTATTGCTTCTACTGGAAAGAGCGCGAAAGAAGCCCTCACTGCTATGTTAAATGAATCAGCTTTTACTACAGGGTCAGCAACATTTACTTCTGTTCCAATTTATTATTTAGATGTAAATACTAAGATTTAGGTTGTTGATTCCACTCGTGGCATAAATGGAGAATATTTAGTTTCTAAATTAACTATTCCTCTTACTTATAATGGTACAATGTCTATTACCGCCACGAATATTATAGATAATATTTATTAAAGGAGGAAGAGGTATGTCATTAGCAGTTAAACAATATAGATTAATGCAAATTCCTAGCTCTGATACGACAGAAATGACTGGTACTAATGGTACACAGAATAGCAGTAATATTTCTTTTCACTGGGAAAATGGGGCTATTAAATCTATTGAATTTTTAGATATGCCAACTTCTGGCATCAAACGAATTGGAATATAGACTATACCGGGAGTGGAGTTTTCTATAAATGATTCTCCATTATCTAATATTGTAATTGGCCCTTCTGGTATATTTGAGTTAGATGTTGAGGCATCTGGTTCAATTGTGGGTAAAATAGATTTAATCGAGAATACTTTGCTGCGCTATTTCGAAGGTGATAGTAGTACAGCATATTTAATTATGGATGTAATTTATGAGACAGGGGGTTCAACTACATGAGTAATATATATGGTAATCAAATTATCCCCAATGATATAAGTAGTTTATATTTTTTTGATAAGACCTATGATGATGATGAGTTGTCTAATGAGAATTTACGAAAATAGCGTGCGGAGGACGATGGAGTATTAATTGGGCGTTATGCCCTCAGTAGAAAAGCGGGTGTTAAAGGCAAGTCTTTGACAATTAATAAGGTGTTCCGTAAAGTTGCAACCAGTGAAGGCGTTGATTATGAGCAAGTAGCTATATTAGACGCTGTTACTCCAACATTCCATACGAACACAGTTAATATTAAAAAAGAACTTTTTGACATTAATAATAATACATTTAAGGGTTATGTTCCAACTTCTACAAACTCTACTGACAATACGATTAGTATTTCGGCGACCGGTCCTCGTGACTATACGAAAGTTGGCGCTCCAATAGAGCATGATGTTGAGATTAATCTTCCGGTATTAGGCGAGACCGTTGCATCTATGAATAATTTAATGTATGGTCAGACAAACCGCGCTTAGATAGTATAGGGTACAAACACCCTTGTTAGCAACATCAAAGCTGACGGCCGCACACTTGAAGCAGATGGTGTCATTGGTGTATTGGGGAGTCTTGATTGGAAAGCTCTAAGTAATGCTAGCAAAACAGCTTGGGCATTAAATTATCTTGATATAACAACAGACCCTGGTTCGAGAAAGATCAGTAACGAATTTTTACCTCTCGCTGGTGGTGAGATGGTAAATGCTGCAGCAATTAAATGGGCGGGCACAAATGTGTTTCTGCGGGGTACGAATGTAGGAGGCGTAAGTGCCCTTTCTTTGGGTGTCGGTGGCCATGAAGCTTTTAGTCTTGATTCAAAAGCAGGTATTGTTATGACTAACACGTCAGTAACTAGTTTAAAGGTGGGACAATCTCCTGCAGATAATGAAGATGCTGTTCGATATACTGAGGTAAAACGTCTTGTATCTCAAGGAGGCATGCCTTATATTTTATCTTCCAGCGATATTACAAACGGTACTACCCCCGGCAATAATATGATATATGTTTCTGATCAATATAGTAATTTACCAGCAAATACGATTTTCTTTGTGAAAGCGGAAAATTAAGGGGGTATAAGTTATGGGAGTAAGTATAACTTATGACAATTTCCCTTTAATGTCGAGTTTTAATTACGATCACTGGTGTGGTGTAACCGGCAATAGTTGGGGTTATTTTAACTCTTATCAGAATAACGGAAAAGCTGGCTATTATGGACATAATGGTAGTGGCAATTTTGTATGGCTTATGCGTTTATAGCTCCCAAGCGTTATTAATGGACAGACTGTTTAGAAAATAACATCCATGTCACTTACCGTCTATGGGTAGGGAATAAACTCAAATCATGGTTTCAACGAGGCTTATATTATAGATAGTAGCTAGTCTCCGTCTAATGATACTCCTGCAGGTTGGGTAAATCAAGCTAGCTGGGGAATGTATAGAGGAACATCAGGAGGGGTCTAGACTAGCCCTTCAGCGAGAGAATTAACTTATGATTTTAATGATTTATCTTTAACTGGTGAAAAAATTTATATAGTTTTCTTTAGCTCCGAAAGGTCGAGTAGTTTTGAATATAATTTTAATGTTGGATATCCATCTTTAACGATTGAAGCAGATGTAATTACATATGGTATTAGATACCATTGGTTTGATAATAAATTTACTGGTAATCAATAGGACGTCGCTCCAGGACAATAGAAACTTGATAGCTAGGGGTTAGAGTCAACCTTAATTAATAATTATCATTACATGGTTTATGGTTGGTGTACAACGCCCGCAGATTTAAAGACCGTGAAAAAGCGCGATATGTCTGGCTAGAAATATTATTTTGAAGGTAGCAATTATTCAATTTAGAATGGTTTAGACTTATATCCTATAGGTGGACCGGCACTCGATCTTGGGCTTGAAAAATATGATATATCAAATCATTATCTATTAAATAACACTTAGTATGCCTTAGAAGTACCGCTAGAGAAGAAGGTTGGTAATTCTGATAGTTTTGGAGTAGGTTTTTGGATTGATAAGCCAGAGGTCGGAGAAAAATCCATTCCATACGTTATGCAAAACAACAAATGGCATATGTTGGGAGGTAGCTTAAAAAGTCGTATAGATTCCGGAGATGATAGTTATAAATTAGGAACAGGAGGATCCGAAATCTAGCAGGCATATTACTACCATTTTGTGGGACGAGGTACTGAAGGAAAACTTTATTCCCGTGATTCAACATGCTATGAAGTACCTATTACTTTTATCGGTGATACAGCGCTCGATTTGTTTAAAATCAATGCTGAGTATACTTGGGAGCAGTTAAGAGATTATTATGGTTTTACGGAGTTTCGTGATGCCACAGTTGAAAGTAGCTGGACGCTTTATAGAGCAATGCCATCGGCTGCCTCTTTGTTAGCTGATGAATAGCATCCACGTGCTGTTAAACTTACTTTTCCTGTATATAAAATTAATATAAAGACATTCGATTGGGCACTCAGTAATAATGCACTATATGGACAGGTTAAAGGAATAATGAAACGTTGGTTAGTCAGTAGCAGTTATGCTTCTGTTAGGACCTGTCTCGTGCCAAAAAGTGAGGAGCTTCTAGTAGGTATAGTTAATGAAAGTGAATTGAAGAAACATACTTCTAGTTTACAAAATTCTTATAAAGAAAAGGAATTCCTTGAGAGACTCAACTCATGTGGCTCTTATTTTGAAAGAGGCGAGGAAGTTACTTCTCCTTTACCTATAGGTACTGGATTACGTTATATTCCAGTTGATAAATGGCAATAGCTAAATTAGGGTGGTACTTGTGACTTTAGCCAATTTTCTCCAATGCCACCCTCAAATGAATATGGCGTGGTATTAACTATTCCCTCTTCTGATTTAGAACAAAATATTGTGTTATATTTTGAGAAAGGGCACAAATTTAGCAACAATAAAATCATAGGTGGAGATAAGGTAAAAATTCCATTAAAAGTTTATTGGGTTAACTAGACACCATATATTTTTTATAAGTCTGGTGAAAGCTGGCTAGAAATCAGTAATAGTGATTATGATAATGTTGCTACTTTATTAAAGGGCTTTACTGGCTGGGAATTTAATGGTAAATCTTATATGTCTTTAAAAGACTTATTTATTCAAGAAGCCGAAGCCCTATGTAATAATTATACTGGCACTGATACCGGCAAAAAACAAAGCGTAATCAGTCTTAAGGCTGGTGACACTAATGGATTTGCTTATATTAAGGAACCCGATGGCAAAATTGGTCAGTATTATATATATGTTAAAGACAATGATTCTGGCACACGTTTAACGCGTTGTACTCCATATATTAAATAGAGTGAAAATAATGGTTGGCTACATAAAAGCTATCATAATATATTATAGATAGATGCGCCAGGTATTGAAAATAAGTAAGAAGTTTGTGAGTGGGCAAAAGTAAAAAATTTGTTCACTCACATTTTCATATTTTTTTGAAAGGAGAGATGTTAAATGCCGAATGTATTACCGGGTTATGTGAGATTTTTACGCGGTACTAAGGCTGCTTTTGATAAAATCGAAATAAAAGATAAAGATACCCTGTATTTTATTTATGATTCTGAAGATCAGACTAAAGGCTCCTTATATTTGGGCAATAAATTGATTGGAGGCGGTAACGGCTCTACTACTACCGCCACGGATATCAATGACTTGGCCAATGTTTTAATTAGCAATGTTCAAGATAAGCAAATACTTGTCTATGATGCTTCGGCCGGGAAGTGGATAAATAAGACTCCCGAAGAGATATAGATAGAGGTTATGACCGGAGCTACCGCTGATGCGGCTGGTACTTCTGGACTCGTGCCGGCGCCCGCCGCAGGAGCGCAAGACAAGTTCTTACGTGGCGACGGTATGTGGGCCGCCCCACTTTCTGATGAACAACTTACTACTTTGGGCAAAGTTGACGGCTTAGAAACTCGAGTCGGCAGCATAGAAACTAAGTATGATAATTTAATTAAAGATGCTCCAGCGGCACTCGATACTTTGAAGGAAATTGCTGATTGGATTACTAAAGATGAGACAGGTACTCAAGCTCTTATTCAGCGTGTGACTAATATTGAAACCAAAGTGACTGGTTTACAGGATACTGTGGGTGACATTACAAAGTTTACTCGTTACGCAGAGGGAGATACAATTGTTTCTATTCTAAATGATTTGGATGGCCGCATGAAGTGGTCAGACATGGATACGGTACAAGAATAAAGGAGGAAAAATGAATGGCAAATGTAATGTTTAAACGCGGCACTCAAACTGGTTTTAATAATCTTACAACTTACCAAGATGGTTGCTTTTATCTAACAACCGATAGCCATCGTTTATATGTAGGTACAGGCAATAACAAAGCCGATTTGGTTAGCCAAAGCGTAATTACTTATCCCAATTGGGCAGCGATTGAGGCTCTTTCTAATAAATCTAGCTCTAGTTATGCTCCCGGCTTATGTTCTGAGGGTCAATTCTATTATGCGAAGGCGGAGAATATTCTTTGCACTTATTCTGAGGGTAAATGGGTACAGATTAACCCTGATCATAATGATGACCATGATACATATGTTAAAAGTGTCAGTGTGGCAAAAAATGCAGCTGAAACTGAGAAGGGTAAGCAACTTGTTTATGACGTTAAAATTACGCAAGCCCAAAAAGATTTAAAAGGAAATAACGAAGGCGCTCCTTCTGAAGTTAGCGGAAAAATTACAATTTCAGCTGCGGATTTAGGCCAGATTACCACTCACACTGACGTGGGTATGGAGGCTGAAAAGAGCGATAGTAAAATCTATTTAAAGAATAACGGCGTTGGTGCCAACGCGGCCGCGAAGGTTGAACTTGCTGGCGGAGGTAGCGTGTCGGTTTCTTCTGATGGTAGTAATAAGATTACGATTTCCGGCGTTGATACTACTTATTCGTTAAATACTACTACCAATACCACTGGGGCAAAGGCTGCTTTACAGAACCAAAATGGAACGACAGAAAGTAGTTTTGCTGTTGAGGTTGATGGTAATGCTTTAATAGTTGAGAGTAATACCGCAGGTAAAAATGGCTCTATCAAGTTGGCCCATGCGACAACTTTACCATCAGATGCATCTTATAATCCGACTGATGCGACAATAGATGAATCTGGTAATGTAACATTATCAATGCCTAGTGTATTAGTAAATGAGTATGGCCATGTTACTGCTGTTGGGATAGAAAATGTTACTTTACCCAGGGATAAAGATACAAAAGTTAGTGCCGTCACTGCAGATGATAGTGGTAAGATAACAGTTACAATTAAAGATGAGCATACAACTATAGAAACCCCCGTCGTTTCAAATGCGGTCTTATTCCACAAAATTGCTGTTGATGGTACGGAAAAGACCGTCTACAATCAGGGAGACCTCGGCGCGTTTTATTCGTCTGACAAAGTTGATACGTTAATTACGGCGGCTAAGTCTGAAATGAATGCCATGACTTATTGTGGCACGGTGACTAAGAGTGCATTTGATCAAATTACCGGCCCTCAGAAAGGTGACACTTATAAAGCGGCCGAAAGCTTTGCCATAGGCTCTGGTAGTAGTGCTATTAGTGTTGATACTGGCGATTTAATTATTTATAATGGCGCTGATGTAGCAGCTGGTACCGCGGGTGATATAACTAAGTGGGAAGTTATTCCTTCTGGTGACGATATTGACACTACCTATGATATATCGCTTAACGGCACAACGATTCAATTAAATAATAAAGTTAATAGCCAGACTGCGGGTACAATTGCGATTAAGGGCACTAATGGCATTAGTGTTAAAAATGACGGTGGATTAAGTATTGGGCATGAAAATAGCACTATTGCTGGGTCTGCCGCGGGCACAAAATTAGTTGACCGTAAATTCACTATACCAACAATTAATTATGATAAATATGGTCATATTACTGGATTGGGTACAGCAACAACTATTGAACTTCCGGCTGATAAAGATACTACTTACACCCTTGGCTCAGACGCTAAGACTAAGACAGTCTCTTTAAAGAATAGTAGTTAGGTTGTAACAGGCAGCCTGCAATTTACGACTAGTGACAACAACTTTGTTGTTTCAATGAGTAATACAGTTGCAGATAAGCCTGTTGTCGATTTAAAGCTAGCTACAGTGGCGAAAGAAGATTCTGATAGTGCTAATAACATATCTTATTCCCCACTTTCTGGCGGAAGTGAATAGGTATTTACAGTAGCTAAAGCTAAGGTTGATGATTATGGCCGTGTAACAGGCTTTGAGAATCAGACTATTACTTTAAATACAGATCAATTAACCTATAATGTTTCGACGAATGTCGCTGACAATATTTTATCAGTTAATTCTTCTTTAGCTGGTAAGGTTGGTACGGCTCAGTCTAAATCTGTTAAGGTGAAGTCTGGTTCACTTGCCTTTAGCAAGGCAGAAGATGTAGTTTCTGTTGATTTAGTATGGGGTACTTTCTGATTTTAAAGAATTTGGGCAACAGCCTTTAAATATATTAAAATAAAAATTAAATCTCTATGAAGAGAATTTTATGGGAAGGAGATAATAGAATTATCTTCTTCCCTTTTTATTATTTCATGGAAAGGAGATAACGGAAATGGCAACACGTTTTTAGCCAGTAAGAGGTTACTATAAAGTAATTAGTGCTAGCGCGCGCGTTGAGGGAAAAGTTTATTTTGCTATTGATACTCGCAAAATTTATTATGATAATGGCGAAAAACTGATTCCCATGGGCGGTAGTTCTGGTGTATTTTACGCCAATAAGGACGCCTCAGTAGAGATTACTAGTTTCTCTTCTGAAGAATTTGATAACTATAATGCTTCAACTTTTGTTGGGCCTTCTGTAGACGATTTAATTTTAAATCTTAAAGATGGTTGTTTTTATCGAGTGACTGAGGTAGCAGAAGTAGAAGGCCAAAAGATATATATGGTTTTAAAATTAACCGTCGCGGGAAGCGGAGATGGTGGTAGCTCATTAGCTAAGTCTATTTCACTACTAGTTAATACGGGTTCAACAACGAGCCTTATTAATGGACAAACTTATACTGTCACTGCCACAGCTTCTGCCGCGCAGGATAAAGAAGGTAATGTTTTAGATGAAACAATTACGGCTCATTGGTCTTTGTCTGAAAAAACTGCGACGGGTTATGTGACTTATTACACCACTTCATTTGATATGAAGAGTGGCGATACAGCGAAACTTGAAATCGGATCGCTAATGCGTGAAAATTCTACTATTAAGTTTAGCATTTATGTGCGTGGTACTAACAGTGGACAGTCAATTACGAGAGAGCAAGTTTTTACTACAGCTAACTTATCCCTAGAGCCGGCCGAGAGTTTCTCTAATGTGACGTTATTTGACTCTTAGAATGTTATTCTTTAGTGCAACGCTGTAGGTAATACAGATAAAATTTTACGTTTTTATTGGGACGGAGAATTGGTCGAGACCAAGGTGCTCGCTGCCACCTCAGCTAACTTATAGCAATATCAAATTCCGCAAAAGCTGGCGACGCACGGTAAACATGATGTTTTAATTGAGTTATATCAATCTAGAAGCGGTCAGGTCGGTTTAAAAGCTGGCTCTTTATCGTATGAAATTGCTGTTAAGGGCAATGAAAAAACTCCTATTATTTGGACTAATGGTTACAAGGATCTTTATTACGATTATGAAATAATTAAGATTCCATTCCAAGTATATGACCCTCAATCTAGTACTGCTAAAGTCGTATTATATAAAGGCAATACTTATTATAATAATACTGAGGAAGATAGCACCCTGAGTATTACACGCGATGAAGCGTCACCATCATTTAGCATTTGGGAAATTACAAATGCTGAAATCGGTAATAGTAATAATTACGCTTTATCATGCGGTGAAGAGGGACGAAATATCAGATATGAGATTAACTTTAGTGTCGAAGAAACGGACAAATTAAAACTCGCTCTTCAAGACAATTTAGTCTTGAATTTTGACGCCACAGGTCGCTCGAATCAGGAATCTTTAACCAACCGCCGCAAATGGATTAACCCCATAGAGAAATATTCTAAATATGCTGGTACATTCTCTGGATTTAACTGGCATAATAACGGCTGGATCCAAGACGAAGACAATCAGACTTGCTTACGTATTAGTAATGGAGCATCTTTTGAAATAGGATTTGATCCAATGGTTGTAGGCACTGACATTAATGGGCAGAGCTCATGGACAGTAGAAATGCAATTTAAGATTTCTAATGTAAAGACCTATAATAATTTGATTACTACTTATACTCGTTATCCGAATGATGCAGAGCAGTGGGAAGCTTTTAAAGGTTAGATGAATAATACTGGTGGCTATACAAACTACGATGACTATCTGCGCGTGGTGCTCGGTGCCAATGCTGATAAGTTCTGTGAAAAGATAGACCATATTGAAAAAGTGATTAATACAGATGCTGCTATTTGCTCCTTCTACGACGGGACTTCTTCGGTTACCGGTCGTGGATTCTGTGTCGGGCCTCAAGACGCCTTCTTTACTTCGGGACTTAATACGGTTAATGTGGATTATGTAGAGGATAAGATGATTCATCTCGCGTTGGTTTATTCATATAGTAATAAACTATTATCAATCTATATTAATGGTATTTTAACCGGAGTTGTAAGGAATACGATTGACGGTACAGGTGGAAGTTTTACTATTAGGCAAAATGCTATTAAATTTAATAGTAACAGCTGTGATTTCAATTTATATAAGATGCGTATTTATAATACCAATTTACCTATTAACTATATAGATTTGAATCTTGCAGCTGACCAAAAGGATATAGATATTTACGATCAAACTAATTTGGCCAAATGGAATTCTAATTTAAATGAATATCAATTTGATTACGAAGCCATGTTAGAGTATAATAAGACTCACCCCGATAATGAGCTTATGCCTTATGTTGTTTGGACTACTACGGGTTCGGATGAAAAGACTAATTTGTTACCATATAGTAAGGCTAATGTAATAAAAGCGAATATGGAGTTTCACAATGTGGCTCTTGATCGCGCTTACATGACTGGTAAATTAAGTGATTATGCTGCTAAAGATGGGCTAACAGATGAGGCGTGTCAAGAATAGTATGGAATGAGCGCAGTAGAATATTATTATTTACATCATTGCCCAAGTTGGCATGGTGAAAATGTGGAGATGAAAGTCCAAGGTACTTCTTCTGAGTTTTATCCTCGTAGAAATTATAAGGTTAAAACTAAGGTCGCCGACGCCAGTGGTGAAAAAAAATATGTTCATATGTATATGAATGAAGGACCATTTACCGGAAAAGAAAAGCAGTTAGATTGGTTCTATTTTGATAATTACACTGTGGGTACGACAAAATTCACAATGAAAATTGACTTTATGGAATCTTCTGGCAGTTATAACGTTGGTTTTGCGAATCTTGTAGCTAATGCTTATACAAAACACCCCTTAGAGGACTATGTGGCCGCAGGCGCAATTCAGGAAGTCGATAGCCAGGAAATAGCTGAAGCCAGTAGTTATCAGAAAGATGTTCAATATTATTATAAAAATAGTAAAGGCAATTACGAAGAGGCAACTCTATCTAGCCCTGAAGATTTTACCAAATCGTCTAAGAAATTAGGATTAAAGAATGGCACAGATGAAGTTAAATGGTATACGATGGTGACTACCTATAAGCCTGGCACGATTGAAAATATACAGGATTATCGCACTTCGGTTTAGGGATTCCCCGTATTAGCTTTCCATAAACGTTCAGATACTGGCGCCGTTAAATACATTGGTCGTTATAATATGATTCTTGATAAAGGCGCGGATGAAGCATATGGATTTTCTATTGATAATAAATATTAGAAATTCCTTGATTATAAAGAGCTTCCTGATATCGCAGAATGCTGGGAATTTAGTGATAACCAAGGCGCTTATTGTTCTTTCCGCGATTTGGAGGGACGTAGAAAATTAAGCTTTACTACCGATGCGCGCGGCACAGGTGGTGGCCCTCGTGTAGCAGATAGTTTTGAATATAGATATAATAAATATGGCGATTACTTAGATATAGTTTATAATCTTAATCAATCGAGTGCTGAATTGGATGAAATGGCTAAAGATTTAAATATCCCTGAATTATCATCTAGTAACAAAGAACCGGCCATTGATTGGGCTATTAAAGTAATGTAGCACTGGGAAAAAGCCTGCGCTTGGGTCTATAGTACTTGCACAGACCTCGTTCCGAGCGACGCAGAGGTGACCGCTGCTGATTGGCTAGCCATTGAAAGTAAGTACAAAGTAAAATAGGCCGAGTTAAAACTCACGCCGCCGGAGACTTATGGCGGAAAAACTTATGAGTATGATACGAAAGAGTACCGTCTTGGAAAGTTCATGAAAGAGCTTCCTTTACATTTTGATATTGATTATGTCGCTACTTATTTTGTGATGACAGAGGTCTTTGAATGCTATGACTCACGCGGTAAAAACTGCATGATGGCTTCTTGGGGGCCGTTAAAAGAAAATGGAGATTATATCTGGTATCCCATTTTCTATGATATTGATACTCAATTGGGCATTAATAATACGGGTATTCCATCTTTTACTTATGACATAGATGCCACTGAAGATGGTCACTTCTCTACCAATGCAAGTGTTTTGTGGAATAACTTTTTTACTTGCTATAAAGACAGTTATATAAGAAACAAATACCGTTAGCTGCGTGGATATACTAGTGGCATTGGTACTTTCACACGATTGACAAATCCCCCTTTATCTTCTATAGAGCATATAGAAAAATGGTATTTGGCCGATTATGAAGAATGCGGCCGAGCTAAAACTCGTGGAGGAGAAAAACGCCCATTCCTTGCGATGAAAGGTTAGCGTCCTTTAATAGCAATCAATTTAGATGAATATTATAAATATATTACCATTACCAATAATAATATTTCCGCAGGCGGCGGTTATTCGGGTCAAGCAGGAAATACAGTTGTTGATAATGGAAGTTACTTTTATGCCCTTTAGGGCGATAGAAGTTTGTCGCGTTAGCAGTTTTTAACCGATAGAATTAATTTCATTGATAGCTGGTTGTATACTGGAGCTTTCTAGCGTGCAGAAGGTACTGATATTGTTAAAGCGCGTATCGAGGCTAATAGCGGCACTACCAAGAATGATAATACTTCTGACCATTGGGTTGAATCTTCCGAGGCAGCAACAGACGCAGGATTGGTTTATTCGGAGTATTGGACTGATTCAACTGAAACTAAAAAGAAGAATGAATTTGATACTGAATACTGGTTGACTTTAACTCCTTCAAAAACAATATATACTTCTATTGGTTTTGATAATAATGCTGAAAATTTCCTGTCGCAGAAAGCAAAGAATACTGCGGTTAAGGCCTTATTCCCGCAAACTAAAATTAGTGAGATTCGTACTGTTCCTAATTCGAAGCAGGCTTTATTCTATATTTATGGCGGTACTCAATATGCCGATTTAGGTGATTTAAGTAAATTATATTTAATGGAATTAAACTTCTAGAATAAGTGCCCAAAATTAACACGCCTTTTAATTGGTAACGATAATTTTGATGCCCCCAATGCTGAGGGAGTTGCTACGGGCTACTATCGTAAGGCTGCAGGAGTAATGAGTCTTAATAGTATGCCTTTGCTCGAGGAATTTTGTTTGTCTGGCGTTATGGCAACATCTGATGGCAATGGTGTTAGTTATGATTTAAGTGCTAGCGAAAAGCTTCGTAGTTTCAGAGCTTTGCGGACTGATTTAACAGGCATTAACTTTGCTGCGGGCGTGGCTTTGCACACTTTATATTTACCTTATAGTATAAAAGCTTTAAAACTTGTGGAAGCAAAAAATTTGACAAAATTGTTAACTACCACATATCCTGTCACTAGGGATGAGAAAACGGGAGAATATATATGCGCCGAGGGCTTGTATGTAGAATCCCTCTTTGGTGATTCTCCGATGACTCAAATTGACACTTTGTCTCTTGACAATGTAGCTTTGGGTTATGATAGTTATAGATTAGCCAAACAAATTATTGATTTAAATACGGCTGCTAAGATTACTTTAAGAGGCGTTAATTGGTGTCCATATCAGCTTTTAGACGAAGGATCTGAGTATCTCGAAGCGGCGGCCGCACATTACTTTGTTCCTGATGGTCATTATGGATTTGCTCCTTATTCTTATGTAGATGAAAATACGTGGAAGTTGGGTATCAAGAATAAAGAAATATATAAATATGATGCGGATTATTTAGCAGAATATGATGCAGAGAATTTAATCACCAATTTGACTGATTTCTTTGAGAAACTCCGTAACTCCACTTATCAAGTAACTGATTTGCAAGGTATCGTCTATATTAATAATAAGGATACCGCAGAAGTGGATGAAGGATATATAAGAAACAACCTATTAGGGGCTTATCCTAATATGGAGTTTTATTTTGCCAAAATCAATAAAGCATATTCAGGCGTTTTTAAACAAGTTGAAGATGATGGTACCTATAAGCAATGGGGTACACAGAAAATTGCTCCAACAGATATTGATACTGAGTGGTTTAAGAATCCATATGATGAATATAAGCCGAAGAAATTGGATTATGATTTCATTGGTTGGTGTTTATCCGCAAAGGGAGAAGCTGAAAGTATGCTAGGTACGGCCGATGACCGTGGGTTCTACACCATGAACGCTGAATAGTGGAATGATGCAAAAGCTAATATCTTGAATAAAGAAGAGTTTGATTATACTTTCTACGCTATTTTTAAAGTCCATACTTATAATGTTAAGTTTTGCACTTACAACGGTCTTAATAGTATAACTGAGGTAGCTACTGATACGGTGAAGGCTGGAGATTATCTCTCTGCCCCTAACATTACTCCACTGTCTCCGATAGAGAGTAACTTGGAATTGACAATGCGTCATAGATTCCTTGGATGGGTGAAAGATAAAGCTAACTGCTATCCTGCCACTGAGGCGGCCGCCGCACGTTACTTATTGGATTTAACTAAAATACGCTCAGAAAAAGAAGATAAAGTATTCTATGCTTGTTTCTTAAAAGAAAGTGTCTATGATAAGCCGGATACCGACTTGTTTGAGTTTGTTTATAATAATAGTTTAACTTTCCCGGAATATCCAGAGCTAGAAAAAGACTAGTACGCTGGCTATGAGGCCTATCCTGCTAGAGGAAAAACTTTGACAGGTAAGGTTACTTTACCTGCTACACATAATGGGAAACCTGTTATTATGATTAGAAATATGTATAAAACAAAAATTACTCATTTCTTCTTAGAGGGTGAAAATCATCCATTGATTGCTGTGGGCCAAGGTTCTTTTGCGGTGTCAGATCGTTGGACAACTTTATAGTGGTTTGATTTTAATCATGCTACAAATTTAAAAGTTGTCGGTGCTTCTGCTTTCCAAGGGGCAAAATTAGAAAACACGACTTTACCGCCAAATATCTTAGCTGTAGATAATCTTGGATTTAATAATGCTTTCCACGTGAATCCTAAAAGTGTATTTATTATACCATATACATTAAAATATGCTGGCTATCTTAGCTGTAGTTTCTTTAAAGGTGATGACAATGAAAGTTGTCGCTTTTAGATTGGCGAACAAGGAAAGGGTACTCACTTAGATATAGTTAATTCAATTAAGCTATTCTGGGGAAATAACACAGGGTATAAAGACGGTTATGGAAATGGTACAGACAAAAAGCTTTGTTCACCGTTTAACTAGAATTCGGGAGAATTTTTCGGGTAGTACTATGTATATGTCGATGACGCTACGACTCTTGCTTCCTGGAACAACAATACCCCAGTGAAAATTGAAATAGATAACAATACTACCATAGATCTGCCTCCAAGAACATTCTTTGGTGATGAATATCGTCTTGCTAATGGCGGCGATGCATCAAAAGTGCAGGTACAATTTGTGCAGTCATAAAAGGGGGAAATAAAAAGTGCGTAAACAATATATGTATCAATATGTGGGTAATAATGGAATTTTAATTTCTCCTATATGTATAGAGGGAGCTTATTCAGCTCGTTTAGTTTAGCTAATAGCTGAAGATGGGAAAATCCTTACAAAGGATGGCACTTCTACAGTTCGAAGTATTACTGTACCGGAAAGTGCTGTAGATAGTTGGCATGAAATTGATTTGTGAGGACAAGAAAGATTAAAGTAGTTATTTAATTTTATATATTAATTGGGCGATAAAGATTTTTTATCGCCCAAAATCCTAAATGAAAGGAATGGAAAGGCAATATGATAACAAAGATTACTCCTGAAAATACTACTAAGTATAAAATCTTGTTTGAAAAGGTTAATAAAATTTTAGGTTTGCCTAAAAAGAACGAACAAGGCTCTGAAATACCTGCTATTTCTACGCTTGATGAGTATTTTTAGCATCTTAATGAGATATCACTAAAAGACCCTAGTCTTATTATACTGCCCTTAGATGAAGAAAAATTCTCTATTGATGGTAATAGTCGTAAGATTACGGTTCCACAAGCCTTTACTAAAAATGGCGTAGGCGTCCAAGGTGACCACTATGCTGAATATATTTATTTTGAAATAGATAGATATTTTGAAAATATTGACTTTGGTTCTCCTAGTATTACTGCAGTTGTGGAATTCATTGATGCGAATTAGTAGAAACATTTTACTAAAGCGTGGATTAAATACACCGATGAAAAGAGTTCCAAAGTCCTTATTGGTTGGCCTATTACACAGGATGTTACCTCAAAGGCTGGTTCTATAAAATTCTCAGTTCGTTTATTTGAATTAGACGGCGATTCATACAAACGTAGCTTTGGTACTTTAATTGGTTAGTTAGTTGTTAATCCGAGCCTCGATTTTGCTATTTCTAAGGCTGAAATTGATAATATTCAAGGCAATCTTAACGATGATGTTGAAAATGAAGTATTACGTCGTATGATTGATTCTCCCGCTGCTGATTATAGTAAAGATAAAGTGGTGTCTCCGGTATTCCTATTTAGATATAAAGAAGGAGTGGGGCCGAATGATTCATGTAGTGCAGATGCGGGCGATGTGTTAAAGGTTCAGGCAATTGCTCCTGGCTCTGTAACTTATTCTTGGTTTAAAGATAAAACTCCTATAACCGCCGAAAGAGTATATAAATAGCTGACAGCTTTTAAAGAAAACGTCCTTATCTATGAGAATAAGGGTACCGACGAAGCTCCGGTTTATCGTCTAGCAGATGTATCTGAGGAAACTTTTGCAACGGGCGGCCCTTATTATGAGAGTTATTCTGAATACATTTTGCCCAGCAGTAAAGACGGTGAAACCATGAGTGACATAACCGGTACATACCGTTGTGTTGCACAAAATAATATGTATGGTTTCCCCCGCTCCAGCGATGAAACTCTTAATATTCCTGAAGGATGGGCTGCCGATGACTGCAAGATTGGCAGCGTTGTGGTGCCCGGCCCCACGCCTTTTGGCGATGGTTCGACAGAACTCTCAGGAAATAAAGAAATTGTTGATGGTGGTTCTCTTACTGTGGGCGTAACTGGTGCAACTGCGAAAGATAAGGATATATACAGCTGGACATTCATTGGTGATGACGGTAACAAGCAAGATTTTGCAATAACAGGAAATACCTGTAACCTCTTAAATGCTGAAGGCATATATTCAGCTTCTGTTACTCGGACTCGTAACGGTGCAGTTTCTAAGTCTAAAGATTTAGGTTCTTGCCATGCTTATAAAAAGCCGCAACCGGTTGAGTTTGTCACAGTTAATGGTCAAAGTGTAGATAAATCTCAAATCAAAAAGACTTATTCTATTCCTAAAACGCCTAATGCTTCTTGCGAAATTAAAGTGCAGACTAACGGTAAATTTGAGAAATATGACATTAAATGGTTTGTAGAGTAGGGTCAAGAGACAGATGTTACTATGACTAACTTTAATGCTACTGTAGAGGGGCCCGATAAAAGTGGCGCATTTGCTATTAAATTTGATCCCAATACAATTGATTATGGTCTTTATTATCCTGTAGTTGAAGTATCTAAAATTAATGTTGATGGAGTTGTTCCAGAAATTTGCAGCTTTGAAGATATCGGATATTTAAATATTGTTCCATCAGGGACTTCGGGTTAATAAGTAAAGGAGGCTTACATCATGGAAGATAAAGCCTTATATACTGCTTTAAATAAAATTTCTATGGAGTATTAGTCCCAAGGGCATTTTACTAATCAGGAATTACAAATTTATAATCAGGATGGTACTATCCGCAAAGTGGCTGTTACTGAGGGGGAGGAACAAGATCCGCCTATTTATATGGTAGATTTAGAATCTCGTTTAATCGAGACTCCCCAATGGTTAAGCGTTGAAAAAGACCACCGAGCGGAGAATATTTATTTTAAAATCCCTCGCTATTTTGACGCTACAGATCTGGGACTGGCAAACTGTTTGGTGTTATATGAAAATGCAGCCGGAAAAGGTGGTATTTATCCTGTAAGCGGTTATGATAATAAAAGTTTCGCAAAAGAGAATGAGCTTTTATTTTATTGGCCTATTAGCGGTACTGTTTCATAGGTTGCTGGTAAAGTTAAATATGCTTTAATGTTCTATCAATTAGATAATGCAAATGAAACGGTGCTATATCAATTAAACACCCGTCCTTCAACATCTTAGATTTTATACGGTGTTAATGAAGCTATAGGTAGCGAATATGTTGAAAACACAGAATTAGCTACTTTAGTGCAGAAATTAGGAGCGTTAATCTCTCAAGTTGAAACTGGATATAGTTTAAATTGGGAGGATATGTTCTAATTTTTGGACGGAAGAATTTAAGACGATATCTTTAATTTTTATATATATATGAAAGTTAAGAAAAGGTAAGATATCGTCTTAATTTTAATTATTAATTTTTTACTATAGTAATAACTATAGTTAATTATAGATTAAGGGAAAGTCTTGCCAAATTGGCTTGACTTTCCCTATTTTTTGTTATATAATATTTGTATATAGGAGGCGAAATAAATGGCTTTATTTAAAATAGCAAAAGGTACTGATGCGGCTGTTTTAAGTAATATTGGTTGCAAAGAGGGTTACTGTTATGTGCTTTAGCAAAATAAAGAAACGCATGAGCCTATTGCTGAGCCAAGTGATAGATTTTATTTCTATGTTGATATTTCTAATACCAATCGAGCAATTGCGGCGGCCGCATATGCGGATCGCTATCCCGTAAAGATAATAACATGGAGCTGATAGGAGCGAATGATACAAACCGGGCCTCTTTTAGGCACTTCTAATCAAGCTCATAAGCTTATGCAAAGGAGGTAATTTTTAATGGCGAAGACAGTAAAATATTTAGAGGGTCTGACGATACATAAAGTCCCTTACAACATAGCAAATACATCGGATTTTAAAACAAATGTCATGGGAAAAGCTGCTGATAACGAGTTGTTTATAATTACTGATACTCCTACTTTTAGTTTGAAAATTGGTAATGTAACTTATGATGGTACTTCTAATGTATCTGCTGTTGCGGCGACAGAAAGTACGAGCGGTTTAATGTCCGCTAACGACAAGAAAAAACTTGATGGAATCGCGAATGGTGCGAATAAGACAACTGTGGATTCCGATTTGTCTGCGTCAAGCACGAATCCAGTCCAGAACAAGACTGTTAAATCTGCACTCGACGGGAAACTATCTACATCCGGAGGTACTTTAACCGGCAACCTCAGCGGGCAATACATCGCTGGCACGTGGTTGCAAACCACGCAGGCAACCGATCTCGGCCGTACACCCAGCAAAATTGCCATATTAGATGAGTCAGGTCGGATATACTACCGCACGCCCGCAGAGATAAAATCTGATATTGGGGCAAATGGTTATTTGCCAACTACCGGAGGTGCGATGACTGGTGCAATTACCACAAAGGGTATTAAATTAACGTCCGGTACAGATTTTGGCTCAAGTTTGCCATCAAGTCTACAAAGTAACCAGCTGTTTTTCCAAACACTAGGGTCTAATTATATTCTTGATAATGTATATCCGGTTGGTTCTATTTATTTATCGGTAAACAGCACTAATCCTAAAAATCTGTTTGGTGGCACTTGGGAGCAAATTTAGGGAAAGTTTCTACTCGGTATGGATAGTAGTTATCCTGCTGGCTCTATTGGCGGTGAAGCTACACACAAATTGACTCAAAGTGAGATGCCGCGGCATAACCATGCAATCTATTTCCCAAATGGTGGCGCCCCTGATGAAGGAGCAGCAATTGGTTTTCCGGAGACTGGAAGCCCCAAAACATGGTGGGTAGCAGCATCTATGACAGGACAAACAGGTGATAACGAAGCACACAACAATATGCCTCCGTACTTATCAGTTTATATCTGGAAGAGAACGAAATAATGAGGTGATCAAATGTCTTACCAAACAATATTAAGTGGGCAACAGTCAACGGCAGGATCACCTTATTGTATATATACAGTAGAGGTTGAGCCGTTTGGCAGAACTTCCTCCTCTATTTCTGTTAACGTTACAGTAACAACACATTTGAAATCTTCACAGAGCTTTTTAGGATTAGCACATACACTTATAGGAACACTCACTATCGCTGGAACTGACATACAAATTACAATGAAAGGCTCGAGTGAGTCTTGGACAGGCACAGCCAATCATACTGCTTCGGCATCCGGAACAGTTACCGGATTAAGTTCGACGGAAACTTCGTTACAAACATCATTCTCGGTTGTTAATACGTATGGCAACGCCGGCACGATGGGTACAGTAAGTTGCTCAAACTTATCTATATCTAAATATAGCAATCCTGTAAATACTATAAAAACAACTTCTATACCTAGTCTTTTAACAGGATATGATGGTGATAGTTTCTCGTTTTCCACGACACCCTCTGGCGGGACAGGATATAGTTACAAGTGGTATAAAAACGGTTCCGTTGTAAGTACGTCAAGAACATTTACAGGAAAGTTATCTAATAGTGATTATGACGGATCAATTATTTATTGTTTTGTGCGGGATTCCACAGGAGGAAGTACATATACTAACAATTGCCATGTCAGAGTAGGAACTTCGGAAAGCAAAAAAACAGTCTCTACACATCAAATAATTCCCGTAAGAATTTATAATGGGTCTAAGTTTTTATATGGAATTCCATTTATTAAAAACGGAAGCTCATTGATGTATTGTAGATGGGCAATAAAATAATAAATTATACTCATCTGATTTTATCGAAGCGTCTATGGTGACAGTTACTGTCACGATCAAAAAACCCGCGGATACATATACTAACAACAGTTGGAAATTAACAACTGTTTAAAAATAAATACAAAGGAGATATATAATTTTATGGATTGGTTAAATATTTTACAACAAATTTTTGAACTTTGCATTATTCCTCTTCTTGCTATTATTACTCGTAGTTTAGTAATATATATTAGCACGAAAAAGGATGAATTAAAAAGTAAGACTGATAATGAATTAGCTAAAAAGTATTTAGATTTGTTAAATGACACGATAGCTAATTGCGTTATTGCGACAAATCAGACTTATGTCGAGGCTCTCAAGAAAGGAAATGCCTTTACTGCAGATGCGCAAAAGGCTGCCTTTGAGAAGACTTATCAAGCAGTTATTGCTACCTTGAGCGAAGAGGCTCAGAAGTATTTGCCTGAAGTGGTTGGCGATTTGCAGACCTACATCACTCAGAAAATTGAAGCCAGCGTCAATCAGAACAAAGCGGCTTAATAAAAATAATAAAAAGGGATTCTATCTTAATGTAGATAGAATCCCTTATTTTTTTGTTAAAAATTTTTGGCAAAATTATCTAAAATTTTTTGGCAAAATTGGATAATGAATTAGTCCCAATTTTTATATAATAATGAAAGAAAGAACAATTCTTTATAGAAAGGACTTTTATATATGTATAATTATTATCCAACACAACCTAATAGACAGCCTTCTTTTGGCTTAAAGGGACGACCGGTATCGTCTTTAGAAGAAGTTCGAGCCACGTCTATAGATTTTGATGGTTCGGTATTCTATTTTCCCGATTTGGCCAACAAAAGAATATATACTAAACAAATTAATATGGATGGTACGGCCTCTCTCAATATGTATGAGTTAAAGCCAGTACCCAAAGAGACAGTAAATGATTATATTACGCGGGCAGAATTTGAAAAAGCTATAAAGTAGTTGGCGGCGGTCCAGTCTAGCGCCGCAGAACAGCCAATTGCTTAGCAGCCACAAGGCGCCCCGCCGCAATTTTAACGCAAAGGAGAGTATAAAATATGCCACAAATTAATCCTATGTAGTTTTTATCACTTATTAAGAATGGTCAAAGTCCATAGAAAATGATGTTAAATTTTTTACAACAAACGGCTCAATCTTCACCTGTTGGTAAAAATCTTTACGAATTGGCTTAGACCGATAATACACAAGGTATAGAGCAATTTGCTCGTAATCTATGCGCGTCTAGGGGCGTAGATTTTGATACAGAATTTACTAACTTCCGCAATTAGTGGGGGTTGTAAAAATATATATTTTGAAAGGGGACATTTTAAATGTTCAATAGTAACAATGGTTATAGTCTCTCTGATATTGCTGCTGCTACCGGTGGTAATAACGGTAACAGAAACTGCGATGACATGTGGGGCGGAAATGGCGCCTGGTGGATCATCATACTCTTCCTTTTCTGCTTCGCTGGTTGGGGCGGTGGCTGGGGAGGTAACGGCAACAACGGAGCTACCGCTACCTATATTCCCATGTATCAGGGTTCAACCACTCGAGAGGAATTAAATTACGGCTTTGATATGAGTGATTTAAAGTCGGGCATTAATGGCATTTCATCTACCCTTTGCAACGGTTTTGCCGGTGTCAATGAGACCGTTAATGCCAACGCCCGCAACCCGCAGTCTGATATTTGCTCCATGGGTCTGACAAACTTGCAAAATACTAATGCAATAGAGTCTGCTATTACTAGCGCGCATTATCAAACAAATAATCAATTAGCTGCGATGCAAGCGCAATAGGCGCAATGCTGCTGCGACACTAAATAGCTTATTTCTTCTTCATTTGCTGATCTTAATTATAACTTGGCTTCGCAAGCATGTGAAAATCGTCGGACGACTCAAGATGCTGCGAGAGACGTTATAGAAAACGCGAACAACAACACGCGCTCTATTCTTGATTTCTTAGTCCAGGACAAGATTGATACTCTTAACGCGGAAAATGCGGCGTTACGTACTCAGATTTCTCAGGGTGAGCAAAGCGCGTATCTGCTGGCACAGTTACGCCCCACAGCTCAGCCTTCTTATCTTGTAAGTAATCCTTATACAGGCACTATGACCACATATGGCTGCGGCTATGACTCTGGCTGTGGTTGCAACGCTTAAGGAGGAAAAAATATGGAAATAACAGCCAATGCTTTATAGGCGGTTAACGCCGGTTCTAATGTAGTATTTACTAACACTGCTGTTGCTGGTAGCTGTTCCATTATACACAGAGAGGGTAGCGGTCTCGTTACCCTCCGTGGTATAACTAATTAGAATCGCGCTAGATTCCGCGTAACTTTCGGTGCCAATATTGCATTACCTACTGGTGGGACTGCCGGTCCAATTCAGCTAGCAATTGCAATTAATGGCGAACCCGTGTCTGTGACCCAGATGATAGTAACTCCTGCGGCAGTAGGGGAATTTTTCAATGTTTCGCGCACATTATTCTTAAATGTTCCTTCGGGTTGTTGTGCACAAGTTAGTGTTGAGAATACATCTACAGTTGCAATAAATGTTCAAAACGCTAACTTGATCGTGGAAAGGGTGGCGTAATATGGAAAGATTAAAAAGTATTAAAGATTGTTTAATAGCTCAGGTTAGCGGCCAAATGGGCAAGCTTGATCGGGTAGATGCAAAAGAGCTCGGCGAAGTAGTAGACATGATCAAGGACATGGAAGAGGCCTGCTACTACGCGAAAATTACTGAGGCTATGGAAAAAGGCGAAGAGGAAAAAAAGTATTATACCGAATACTATCGTCCATATAGTAGAGATTATCTAAGAGATATGGACAAGAACTACGGACGTATGTATTATGGCGGCGACTGGTCTGATGGGCATGAGACCAACAAGGTGAGCGGCGCCACATATTACACCGAGCGTCCTTATCCTATGGAATTACGTGATAGACGCGAGGGACGCAGTCCCATGAGCCGTAAAATGTATATGGAATCTAAAGAATTGCATAAAGATAAAACTACTCAATTAAAAGAGCTGGAAAATTATATGCAAGAACTATCTGTAGATATTGCGGAAATGATTGATGATGCTTCGCCGGAAGAGAAGCAGATGCTTCAAAGCAAGATTACTGCATTAGCAAGTAAAATAAAATAAAATGTTTTAGATTAATGGTGAATGGTGGAGAGTGGTATTAACTTCCACCATTCATCCTAAATTATTTCGAAGTAATGGTTCATTAGCAATTGGTTCATGCGATGATGAGTCAAAAACAATTTATATTAACGAGAATTTGTCATCAACGCGCATGAGAAAAGTGCTGTGCCATGAAATAACTCATGCCGCAATGTTTAGTTATAATGTAGAATTGAATGTTTAGCAAGAAGAATTATTAGCCGATCTTATTGCTACTTATGGCTAGGAAATTATAAATATAACCAATAAAATATTTACTCGTATGATAGAATAAAAAAGGGAGAGCTTATTGCTCTCCCTTTTTTTCTGTTTGGATAACACTTGTATTAGCATATCTCGTGGATGCCAATTTGAATAACTAATCGCCTTCGTGGTTTCCGCCTAACGAATTATATACAGTATGCTCACGTTGGAGTATAGTATATTGTTCGTAAGTTATTGCTTCTTCCTGATTAAGAAGTCTTCGGCATTCTTCTTTAAACTCTTTACGTTGTAGAGAAAGAATGCCATCCTTGAGGGTATTTAAATTATCTTCAAGAGTGTCAATCTTTTTCTCAATCAGATTTTCATCATTTTTATTCGTCTGAATTTTTTGCTGCATAATTTTCATGTCAGCTTGTAATGCTCCAATCTATTGAGTTAGACTGGTATTTTTTGCCTCTAACTTTTCGTCAGTTTCAGACATACGTTTAGCAATAACATCTGTAATACTTGTAATTTGTTCTTCTAAACTATCTCTTAAACGATTTTTAAAGAGCGTCCATATATATCTGCCGCCAGCTAATATCCCTGCCGCCACAATGCCAAATAGAAATTCTGTCCAATATTTAACAAAGAAATCGAGCAAAAGAACTTCCCCCTTTCATGTAGAGTATTTACATCTCTATTAGTATATAATTTTTGGGAGAAGTCAAATAATCAAAAATGACCTCATGCGTTAAAACGCAGAGGCCATTTTTTGCTCTTTAAAATAATATGTTCCGATGCAGATTGCGTCTGCCTCATCTTCTGAACAGTCTTTATTATAAGTGTCCTTTACAAATTTCTAAGCATTTTTCTTTTGCGTCGGACGGTCGGTTCCTTTAATCCGCAGCCTAGAGCGCCATGAGCTGGCCGCCGCGAATTCATGAGGAATTTTCATTTCAGCTAAAAGTTCTTGAAGTATTCCAATCACTTCTGCTAAAGCGCGATAGGTAACAACATTACCTCGTTCGAGCTAAATATCTTCTAGAATTACTTTATTAATATTATGAAGCTATATAAGTTCTTGTACCTTTTTTCTAATCTTTACTAATCGCTAAGGGAGAGAGCCTGTAAATGTAAAAGTTCCACTTTCTAATAAATGTTCATCTTCAATAATAGCAAATCCCGAAGTCTAAGATGCTTGGTCTAATGCTAATATTTTCATTTTGTAGTACTCCCAAAGCCGCCCTCACGAATTGCTACGGGTTTATCATTTATGGTTAATCCATAATTACATATAATACCTTGGGCGATGCAATCACCGACCTGTAACTTAATGGGGAAAGGACTGAGATTAATGAGCTGCAGAAAGATCTCGCCTTCATTCTGTGGGTTATTAAAGTAATCGGCATCTATGATGCCTTCTCCATTGGCGATAATAAGCCAGTATTTAAGCGGCGTAGAACTGCGAGGAACAATTTTTAGATAAGTACGCGGCTCTAGCTGGCATTTCATACCTGTAGAAACCAGAGTGGGTTTGCATCCAGTAGTTTTAGTAAGCTATTTCATCTACTCTAAAGTGTATATAGTACCATATGCGCTGCCAGAAACTTCCATATTATGGAGTAAATCTTTATATGGAGGAATTACAGTTTCTTCTGCTACGAATAAATCATAACCCGCGGCATCAGTCGTTCCTCTTTGGGGCAGGGCGATTGAGAGATCTTTGAATCGAGATACTTTTTCAAAATGTGCCATAATTAGGCTCCTCTTCGGTATAATTGATATGTACTTTGCGGTCCGGCTCTTTCTCTTCAGTAAATGCCTTACAAAGAGTCACCTGATACCATTCGTCAATAACTTCGCCCTTAGACTTGGTTTCTTTAGACTGGCAGTTATACTTGGTAAGAGTGTAGCCGGGATCTTCCTTAGCTTCGTTGATAAGAGTGTTAGCTTCGGCATCGGTGCTAACGCGATAAGTTTCTTGAGTTTTAACTAAATATGTTGCCATTGTTTTTATATTACCTCAATTTCTATCTTATTTTTATTATACATTAACATTTCTGCTTCTTGAATTTCATTTGCTAATTTAGCATTATAAGTATGTAGTCCGAAAAGTGTTACGTGATCTATATTCTCCTCGTAGCAGGCTTGTATGATATTATTACACAGGCTGTTTAGCGAACAGGGGGCGAGCTGCCGCACTTGTCCATTTTCTAAAATAGCCGGTGTTTGCTCTAGTTGAAACAAATCAACATGACAAATAATTTTTTTCATTTTAATCCACCTTTACCGGAACTACACCCATTGTATAGTCAAAGAAGACAAGACATGCTGCATCATCCGGTGTCTTTACCCAAATCTCAATCACATTTGCATCATTAAGAGATACGTCTACGATTTTACCAACATCAGCTGCGCATTCTAGTACTGTTGATGCTATTGGGGTAGCAGAATGATTATTGGGTAAAACAGGAAAAACAGTGTAATAATTTATTTCACGCCCTAGCAACATGTAATAAGTTCCAGAAGTTGCTTCTTTTGTATACTTTTGAATGAGTTCTATTGCATCTTTCTTTTGCGCTGTTGTCATTTCAGACATTTGAGCCATAGCGGTTTTATTTAATTCATAAAGACTGAGTGTCAAACCGCCATCTACCTTTACCTCTTCCCACTTACCCTCTGAATTAGCTTTATAAATAATATGAGAATTCTCAACGCAAGCAAGCTCATTTTCTTTGGGTTTTCGTGGGAGAGCAAATAGTATTTCTTTACTCGGAACCGTAATCATTATTTGCTCTCTCCTTTATTGCTTTTTATATAGATATTATATCATTTTTTTTAGATTAAGTCAAGCCTATTCCTTCTCTTTAAGTATCGCATTTAAGATAATGCCCATCACAAGGGCAAGGGCTGTAGCTGACAAAGAAAAAGCTGTTCCGCCAACAACAAGGCCACTGATACCCAAAGAGAGAATGGATGACACAATAATTAAGTTTTTCTGCACATTTAAATCAACTGTTTGTAGCATTTTAATACCAGAGCAGGCAATGAATCCATAAAGGACAATGGCAGCACCGGCAAAGACGCAGCTAGGAATAGAGGCAATAAATAGCTGTACTGGATCAAGGAAGCCAAGCAACGCCAGGAAAATAGCCGCCAAACCTGTGACCCACACAGATGCCACCTTACTAAATCCCACGCAAGCGACTCCTTCTCCATATGAGCAAGCACCTAAACCGCCCAAAGCTGAAGAGGCAAGATTTGCAAGCCCCTCAGCACAGAAAATTCTACTGAGGCCGGGGCTACGATAGAGATCAACTCCAATAATGTTCCCCAGGGCAGCATGGTCACTTAGACATTCCATCATGGCCGATACTGTATATGCAATATAAACGAAGATGATAGAAGCCACAATTGACCAGTTAATAGGTTCGACAAGCATAAATGCGAAAGTTGGCGCGTGGAAAAGTTTCATTCCCTCAAAAATAGAGAAATCAATTATTGGATAAATGCCTGTGACAGTTAAAATTACGGCATATATATATCCAACCATGATGCCGACTAAGAATGGAAGTATTTTCCACATACCCTTAGCATAATGAGAAATAATAGCAATTACAAAAGTAGTAAGTAAAGCCACACTCACGCCCCACATATTAGCTTCTCCATTGATTTGCACATAAGTGAGGATAAATGGCATTAGATTAATACCAATAACTACAGTGATTGCTCCTATGAGTGCTTTGGGGAAGACCTTGTAGATATTGTCAACCGGCACTTTAGAAAAAATAAGACCAAAGAGGCAATATACTATACAAGTTGTTAAACCACCGATTGCGACCGCCGTATAGCCGCCTGCCGCCAGAGCTAACATAGCGGGCGCTACAAAGGCTCCACTGTTTGAAATAAACATGGGCGACTTACCCTTAGTCACTAGAATGTACACTAATGTGGCGGCGCCCGCGCCCACCAGCGCCCCAGACATTGGAACGCCGCAAATTTGAGCAATTAAAGCCGTAGCTACGAACACACTGAGGAGCATTTGTAAAGCAAAGGCTATTAGTTTTCCTATGGGCGGTTTATCCTGGATATTATAAATCATTAATCAATACCCAGCCTTTCTCTGTAATCAGCAATTGCGGCAATTGCTTCATCTATATCTGATACAAGTACTCCGGCCTGTTTAATGAGGCCTGTGACATATAAATTCTGATAACTGTATTGCTGCTCACCAAGACTCGAGCGTCCGCCTTCATCTTTAGCCTCGCTATGGGTTAAATAGCACTGGCGCGTATCCGTACAAATACCTACTATTGCTTTCTTATCGCCGCGGGCAATCTTTTCGTGGAATTTTCCTATTTCGGCACAAGTACCCGATGGTAAAACGTCGCCATCAATGCAGGCTACGAGAATATCAGTGGTGTCTAAACGAACATTATCTCCATTGGCAATGGCTTGAGAATCAGCAAACTTTTTCTTGCCCTCAACGCCATTAATTTCCGTATTCTCAACGGGGGAATATACATAAGCACCTGGAAATGCTTTGCGAATTTTGGTAGCCCATTCAATATTGCGCAGATAATCCCCATAGAAAAAGATGGGGCCAGCTAAATAAATATTCATTACTCTTTTTCCTCCTCTTTTACAGTAGTGTCTTCTGAGACAGGAGTTTCAAGAAAGAAAATTTGTTTGTTATTACGCTCTGCCCAGTCGATTTCACCAAATGTAGATTCACCAATATAGCCATCTTGATTCACTACATAAATAGCGTCACTCATATCAATTTTTTGCTTGTGCAAATTGTCTAATTGAATTTTCTGTTTTGTAGTTAGCTCTCTATTGTCGGCATGATGAAAAACAAGCGGCATAAGAACTATATGACCCGCTAAGGTTAATTCTTCTGCAATCTGAAAGAAAGTGTCTTTAAATCTTGTACTGCCACATAAAGTGATTGTCATTATTCTAACTCCTTTAACTCTTTTTTAGTTTTTAAATCCCAAATGCGCTGGTTGCGGCTGCCCCTCATATGCAGCGTAATATCGCGCTGCCCTTGAATGAATGGACCGTCAATTAATATATCTGCAAGCTCCAAGACCCGCCGCAACGAAGCACTGGCCGCCGCACGTTTCATAAGTTGCTCATAAGTATATCCTGACCATATATATGTCTTTACCTCTGGGTGGATAATTTTAACGTGTTCCAAAATAAGACGAGACAAGAAAAGGTTCTCATCACATAGTGGTTCGCCTCCGAGGAGGCAAAAATCACGATGGACACCATTAGCAATTAAAGCTTTATCTATTTTTTCAAATACCGTAGGAGTGAATTCTTTTCCTCCATCAAAATTCCAAGTCTCGGGGTTGTGGCATCCGCGGCAATGGTGCGGGCAGCCCTAAGTATAGAATGATACACATACACCTGGGGCATTAGCAGTATCATTAAATTTTATGTCTGCATATTTCATAGATGGAGTACCCTATCCTTTATTTCTTGTGTACGACCATAATTCCAAAATTGAGAACCAATATAGCCGCAAGTACGTCGTGCCACATTCAAGGTTTCATGGTTTCTATTGCCGCAATTGGGGCAATACCATTCCATATTATCATCAATTAAAATCTCACCATCATATCCGCATTCTTGACAATAATCACTCTTCGTATTGAGTTCAGCATACATAATATGGTTATAAATAAATTTCATAACCTCTTCTACGGCTTCAATATTATTTTGTAAATTAGGCGTCTCAATATAGCTTATTGCACCGCCGGGACTTAGCTCTTGAAATTCGGCTTCTAAAGCAAGTTTAGTAAATGCATCTATTTCCTCGAATACTGGTGTATGATAACTGTTCGTAATATAATTCCTGTCTTTTCCATCTAATTTAATAAATATATCATCACCAAAACGCTTTTTTAAACATTTGGCGAATTTATATGTAGTGGATTCAATTGGAGAACCATAAACGCTATAACTAATGTCTTCCTCTTGTCGCCATTTGGCACAGGCATCATTCAAATGTTGCATTACAGCAAGACCGAACTTTTTCCCGCCTTGAGTGTGACTTTCGCCAGTCATGTATTTTACACATTCATACAATGCTGCATAACCAAGAGATAATGTAGAATAGTTATGGTGTAATAATTCATGTATACTGGCGCCCTGCGGCAAACGAGCAAGTGCTCCATAGCGCCATAAAATTGGCGATACATCGGCTGTCGCGTGAGATAAGCGCTCATGGCGAGCCTGTAATGCACGATGGCATAACTCTAATCGTTCATCATAAATACGCCAAAATTCATCCATATCGCCATGAGAACTAAATGCGATATCAGCTAAATTAATTGTAACTACGCCTTGATTAAATCGCCCATAGTATTTATGCGTTACGGGGTCAGGTGTTAGAAAACTTCTACAGCCCATGCAGGGATACACATCGCCGCCCTTAAGTTGCTTCATCATTTTTTCAGAAATATAATCTGGCACCATCCGCTTAGCAGTACATTTGGCGGCCAATTCTGTTAAATACCAATATTTACTATTAGGTGTAATATTATCTTCTTCAAGTACATACAGAAGTTTAGGAAAGGCCGGTGTAATATATACACCTTTTTCATTTTTAAAGCCTTGAATACGTTGTTTTAAAAATTCCCTAATTAGCATAGCTAACTCTTCTTTGTATTCATCTGTTTCATTAAGATACATAAATACTGATAAGAATGGCGCTTGGCCATTAGTATTCGTCATAGAATTAGTTTGATAATTAAATGTCTGAACAGAATCAGAAATCTCTTTGGCTAAATCCTCTTTCGCAAATTTGATAACATCAGCAGCGGAGCATCCTCGATTATTATATTTTTGGCAATAATAAGAATAACTATCACGGACAAATGGCGCCAAATGAGTTAATGAAATTGTAGCACCGCCATAGGATGATGAAGTTACTGCGGCTATAATTTGAGTTGCTATAGTTGTTGCCGTTAATAGTCTATGAGGTTTTTCAATCATAACTCCATTAACCACAGTGCCATTTTGCAGCATATCCTCCAAATTAATCAGCTCACAGTTATGGAGCGCGTTTTGTGCAAAATAATCAGCATCATGAAAATGAATTATGCCAGCGTCATGAGCGTCTACTATATCTTTGTCTAATAAAAATCTGCGCGTAATATCGGTACTTACAATACCGGCCATGTAATCGCGCTGTACTGTCGTACGCTTTGCATTTTTATTAGAATTTTCATTATTCCAATAATCACTATTGCCCTCTAACAACTCTTTAATGGATTGATCAGTCGTATTAGACTAGCGCAGCATTTCCTTTTTATACCTATAACGAATATAAGCACGTGCTACATCACGCCGCTCCGAACGCATTAAATAATCTTCAACAAAATCTTGTATCTCCTCTACAGTAATACAGTCTTTCATATTTGCAACTTTGCAGCCGATTTCATATGCTATATCATTCGCGGTATCTTCTTCATACAAAGCACCATCAACTTCGACAAATGCCTTGTTGATAGCCACGATAATTTTTTCTATATCAAATGGGACTATTGTCCCATCTCGTTTAATTACTTTCATATATGATTTATCCCCTTTCTACGTTTAGGCTGTTCAATATATATGAAAATTCTTGTATATATCTTTTTTGCTTTTGCCCAAAAGATACCACATATTGTGTTAGAATTTTGTGGTATCTATAATTTTTAATTCACAACAATAATGTGCAAGTGCCGGCAATACAATTTGCTGTACAGCTTCTAAGTCAAGCATAGCATCAAGATAACATTTATATAATCTATATCCGCGGCAAGAGTTAGAAGCATTAAACCATATCCAACGTTCCCCATTAAGCTCCCACTCATAAGGACCGCCTTTTCCGGAACGCACGGGGGTAGCACCCACTCGTTGCATAATAGTGGCAGCCTTTCTTTGTGATTTACTAACCACACCGCACATTACTGCTTGATTAGAGACAGGGCGCGGGCACCCTTTTTGCTTATTAATACGATAAGCGTAGTATTCTAAATAGCGAAGCTTTTCTAAATAATTCATATTCAGGCCTCTTTAAAATGCTCTTGAATACAAAGAATTAAATTATTTACTATAGTAGTAGTTTCATTCGTACTATTCATAATTGTGTATCTATTATCTACAACTTCTTTATGGAAATCATCAAAGTCTTCTTCATCAGTACCAAACCGCCGCACGATTTCATGTACATCGGGATTATGCTCCCTGTTAAGCTGCCGTAAAAGGCGCGTTTTGTCGTCGGCCGCAATTTCTATGATACATACATCAAGCTCCGGGTAATCAAGAAGTCTTTCTACACCGGCAGGGTTAAAAACGCCTAAATTAATAGTATTTTCGTTTAAGGCGCTAAAGGCAGTCCCATAGCTCCATCCACGAAAAACAGTAGCCTCTAACATATCACCATTAAATAACCGCTCTTTAAACTCATCCGAAGAAAGAAAATAATAATTTATTCCTTCTTTTTCTCCCTCTCTGGGCGGCCGGGTAGTGCAACTAATAATTTCATGCCATTCAGGATAACGCATCATTAGCTGGTGCAGACAAAAATCTTTGCCCGCACCCGCCTTTCCGCATAAAGCCACAATTTTTATTTTTTTCTTATCCATCGTCCTCTTCCATTTCTCCTTTATATCTGTCGTGTCTTAATACAGCATCGCCATTGGGTTCTATCTGTTCAATTTTATATAATTGATGAGTGGATAGATTGGCATATTTTTTACTTATAAAGAGATTGTCTCTACGCATACCTAATACCATAATCATATTGCCACGATTAAAGAAACTGCGTTCCATAACTTTCTTGGTGCCATCGGGTTGCTTCTCAGAAATCTGTTTATCATACAGAGTAAAATATTCTTTTGGAAATTTTACATCCACAACACCGGTAGGAGTAAGTACAGTGACAATACTTTTTGACTTATTCTTCGCAATACAAGTACCACAAATTCTACTCAGTTTATAAATATTAACCAAGTAGTTTCCTTTATAATATGAATGCTCGATGATTGGTTCTTCGGGTAAACTATTAAAATTAACAATACCGTATTTAGAAAAATTCATATTAGATAATTCATGCTCATGATAGTAAAAACACAAGACTTCCATTTCCCAAGCCGAGTAATTATTTTTACCCACAGCTTTGCGCCAATCCTCTAAGAAAATTGTGTCATTTAAATTTTGTAAAATAGTATCATGATTTTCTTTAATCCATTTTCTATAAACGTCCATCCATGGCTGATAAACCTGTTTATCCCATCGCTTTGCTTCTAACACTAACTCTTGATTCCGCGTTTCAATGTAAATATCTTTTCCAATTTCGGTTAAGAAGTTAATCGCGCGAGTATCAAGAGTATAATAAAGATCAGCCGCCTTTTCTCTACAAACGGCTTTTAAATAGCGGTTAAACTCGTATATACGATGAGCGGTTTTGAGTTCTTGCGTATCTTCAGGTACGAGGTCATATTTCATTAAAGAAGACATATTCTGCAAAGTAATACGGCTCTTTTTATCACATACAGTCCAAATATACCAAGCCATGCATTTTTTACGATCTACCATTTCATCAAAAGCGCCACCTTTGATAAGAGAAATCATAGCTTGCCGTTTAGGCTTTACCCGCGTCAAAAAATCTTGCGGTGATGTATAAGGCCGCTTTTTAATGATTTCATAAACCAATTCATCATTGACATTAAGTAAACTCTTTAATCCGCACCAAATAGTATTATTTTCTACATCTGGCACAAAAGTGTATTGAGATTTATTAATATCTACTAAACTAATATTAACGCCCTCATCTTTCATTTTACTGATTCCGCGAGCGAGTTTAGTATAATCTGTACCTTGAGTTTTTATATTTTTTTCACTATCTTCATCTTCATCGTCTTCTGCAATAATAGTATTACCACTATCATTAATCAAACAGGCGCAATTCCAAAAAATAATTGGAAAACGATAGGCGAGATTCATCTCTTGAAGGCCTATCAGTGAATACGCCAACGTGTGAGAGGCATTGAATCCATAGCCACGGCTCATGGCGATTAACACGTCCCATACATATTTCGCAAGGGCCGGATTAATGTGTTTTTTAGCGGTGGTCTCATAAAATTCTTCTGTCAATTTATCGTAGGCTGCAGGATTCTTTTTGGCGATAGCCTTGCGGAGAGAATCGGCAAAGGTCAAAGAAAATCCTCCCAATTCTGGCAGTTGTACCAACTCCATGAATTGCTCCTGCGTAATGCACAGACCATATGAGTTTTGAAGTACCGGCTGAAGAATCTTTTTATCGGCCGGCCCCAATCCGTTTAATTCAAGTTCTTTATCCCATGCTTCGGGAGAATTCTTAAATCTTGCCAATTTGTCTGTGGGCATTTCATTTTGGCCTTCTTGCGCCATTAGACGAATTGTAGAATTAAGGACGGCTAATTCGTCAACAGAGGCTGGTTTCAAAGTAGCAATTCCTTTAATACCACTTTGTTTTTCCATCTGAAAGAGTGAGAGAATTTTATGCTCCCAAACCATCTTCCACATATCAGGTGACGTTCTATCAAGATTGTAAATACCAATAGTTTTCTCGTAACGCTCTTTTAATGAGCCATCTTCAATATATCCATAATCACGCAACAAGTCTAAACAAATATGAATTTTATCAAGCGCTTCAACACTTAACAGGTCGTACTTAATTAAACTGCAAGCCTCTGAAGTATGAAGATCATAACCGACGATTATGGTTCCATCAGGCGCTCGCATTAAACTTGTTGAGTTGGTAAAAGGTTCGTCTACGAAAATCACTCCACCGGCGTGTATACCAATCCTACAAACAAGGCCTTCAATTCTTTGCGCGAGTTCCCAAAGCTGCGGATTAGCTTTCATCGTTGTAACGAAACTACTTATTGGCTTATAGCCGGCTTCTGCATCTCCGTAAAAACACTGTTTAAGTGTTCTTGCTTGGCCTCTATCTTCAGGGACCATGGCGGCAATATTGCGAGCTTCATCAACATCCATACCGATGCCTCGTGCCGCTGTTAGGATGGCGCTTTTTGCTTTTTCTGTGCCAAGGGTTAGAACATTTGCAACGCGGTCTTCTCCGTACACTTTTCTAAGCCGGTCTAAAACTATCGCTCTCCGGGAACCTTCGATATCCACATCTACATCCAAGACCGACACACGACTGGGGTTAAGGAACCTCCAGGCAAAAGTCTTAGTAGTTTCCCATTGAGGGTTAATTTGTACAATATCTAACAGATAAAGTAAAATAAATCCGACACCTGAACCACGTCCGGCTCCAACAATAGTATCTGCATTCCAACACTCTTCTACAATACGCTGAAGATTCAGATAATAAGCCGACCAATGTGTTTTATTAATAATAGAAGATTCCCACGTCATATTCAAGCATTCTTCTACTGCATCATAAATTTTTTGCTCCTGTAGCCGAGGGTCTGACTCGATTTTTTCTACTAAGAGTTGCGCCAGCAGCTTATCGCCGGGATAATCAGAAGAAACAAAAGTTGAAAGCATCGGTATTAACTTTTGCCATTTTTCTGAAACTTCTGTATTACTACTTTTCCATTTTAACTGAGGAATTTTTAACGGACGAGTTAGATCATAATCTTCACATTGATCTGCTATATGCTGGATATTTTGATATGCGAATTCCATATTAATATCAGGAGATACAGAAAAATACTTTTCTAACTCTTGAGTATTCATCATATATGTAGTTGCATAAAAGCTGTCAACTTCGCGCTCACCGTCTTGCGAGTTAAGATATGCTTTATGAAGAGATGCATCAGCTTTTTTCAAATAATGACTATCGGTAGTTATAATATAAGGAATATCTTTTTCAATAGCTAAATTATATAAATACTGATTAACATAATCCTGCTCGTTGTTTTTGTGCGCGGGAGGCTGCATTTCAAGATAAAAATTTTCTGTTCCGAAAATATTCTGCATTTTTTCTAACCAAGAATTGACTGTTGGTTCACAATCCCAATTTGGCTCTTCCTTCTACGCAACAATTACTGAAGGTAAAAAGCCTCCTAGACAGGCAGTAGAACCAATCACATGGCCAGGGTTTTTGCCAATAATTTCTTCAAGGTCTGCATAATGCGTTGGTACTCGCCGCATTCTCCCATCCATAAAAGAACGCATCCAGGCGCGAGAAGAAATTTCTCGAATCTGTTGATGCCCAATGGCATCTTTTGCCAAAAGGATAAAATGAAAGAATTTATCCTGTTTTTTAATATAAGTATTTGCATCTAAATCATCGCGGCAAAGATAGATTTCATTACCAAGGATAACTTTAAAATTGGGATGTTTTTCTTTAATTTCTCTATAATACTTCAAAACCTGTACAGAATTTGATACACATTCATGTTCAGTAATAGCTATACAGCTATGTCCTAGCTCTACAGCATAATCTATTAATTCTTGATACCGATTGATAGAATCCCTGAGTCGAATGTTGCTAAAATCCGTATGGTTAATTATGAAGACTGCCGGGATAGCCTATCTTCATATAATATCATCCCCCTTTACTGTTTATATATCTATATTATATCATATTTTTGATTAAAAGTCAAGCGCGGCAGTCCGGTTCTGCGTTCTCGTAACCGCCGGCCGCTCACTTAGTAATTAGGACGACTTTGTCCGAAGCCCGCGTAATTCCGGTATATAAATATTTTTGATGTTCATCTTTTTTAAATGGGAAATTTTCTTCAAACAATAAGACTTTTCCATATTCGCTGCCCTGGGCCTTCCAGCAAGTAATAGCATATGCATAAGTGAAACTCATAGGAATTATTTCTGGATCACCTGTTCTTTTATGGCTTTGCGTTATATTATACATCTGAGCCGGAGTTAGAGTAGATTGCCCAGTGATGAATTCATTATAATCCATAGTTAGACCGGTTAAATAATCGTCATTTTCTTCCAACTTCATGTTTCCTACTAGTATGTCTACATTTTTTATATCTGGCCATTTCCGAGTAAAACCAAAAGGCATTTGTATATTTGTTAGATAAAAGTCCGTTAATGTACCGATAGTTCCATTAGTTAAAGGAGTATGAGTATTTTCACTACAAATATCCCAATGATTTCGCAAACTGATTATCTTGTCTCCAACATATGGGGCTAATGTTTCAAATCCTAACATTTTACGTCTTTGTTGATTAATGCTATTACGAGTATCATTTTTTGCGCAAATAATCTGATCTGCCCAAGCATACATTCCTTCAGAAACTTCATTTTTTGGGTAAATTAATACTTGTTCTTTAGTCCCTTTATAGGAGGACAAAGAGCGGCCATCACGAATATGCATTGATAACCGGATAATTTCGCTATCTTGAGCTTGTCTCATAATTTCATCGAGAAAGACGTGCGGATGCTGCAATACGAGGTTATCTTCTTCTTCCACTACGGGTGGAAGTTGTCCAGGATCCCCCGCGGCCAGAATATATATATGATGGGAAAGTAATAATTCCCACATCTTTTTTGGTAGCATCGAAATTTCATCGACTACAATCACTTTGGGCGGCGGTGGACCCGGCAAAGATGGAATAGACTTTAGCAATTCGTGTGTTGCTTTGGGAACATACTTATAGCCACCATTTTTAAGAGGCTTTGCCCAATAAAGGAGTTTATGCGCGGTGGTGGCATTGGGGCAGCCTTTACTCGCGAGAACAGTAGCAGCCTTTCCAGTATATGCTACATAACAAACTTCTTCTTCCGGATTAACGCCAAGGGCTGCAATAATAAATTTAATCAGAGTACTTTTTCCGCTTCCGGTTAGGCGTAGCCAGCAATACAAGTATAACGTTCATTACTCTTGTATCTGGCTACAGCAATTTTCAAACCTTCTTCTTGTTTACGGGTTAGAATCAAGTTCTACTTCCTCCTTTTTTGTTAAAAGTTAATTAATTCATTCTTTATAATATCTTTTTTATGCCTTGTCGTTAAAAAAATCATTTAACAGAATTTCAAATTGCTTTTTACATCTGGGGCATAATTCTATCGGTTGAACGGGCTGACCATAAATCATATAATCGCTATTAGGTATAATACCGCCATAATTATTAAAATTGGGAATCATACAGGTTTCAATTTTCTTTACTTCCTCTTTACATCGGTCGCATTTATGTACTATCATTTTTATTCTTCTCCTTTTATATATTATTATTATAACATATTTTATATTTAAAATCAATTTTGGGTATAAAAAATCCCAAAGGCATTTTTCGTTTAGCTTGACGAAGATCTCCCTCACCTGCGGCCCGACCAGCCGCAGAAAAGAAAAAAGCGGGAGTTATAAATTAATATAACTCCCTGAAAACAATTATCCAACAAAATAATTGTAAGCGATTAAAGCATTAGATTCTCTGATGCCATATGAGCCGCTCCCGCAACGTTCATAGGCTTTAGCAAAGCATCTGGCTGCGGCTTGCGGATTCTGTAATTGGCAGAAGTTATTATACCTAAATCCTGATTGATAGCAGAAACCAAAAGTGTCGATTTCATATTCTATATTGGATATAAGGAAATCACACTATGTCTTTAGATCAGTACCCCAAATAGCTGAATATCCTCTATTCCATTGACACATTCCGTAATAAGAAGCTCCATATAACCACCATTGAATATATAGTGTATTACCGCCAACCTCAGTCATGACATTGCCTAGAATACCGGCGCATACATAATTATTATAGCCTTTATCTTTTAAGTAGTTCCATATATAAGTAGCTGCGGCGTATTTATCCTCTTGGCAATCAGCTTGATTCGGGGAATGTTGTAGAGCCTCTTTGCGGAGTCGTTCTTCTTCAATCAGAATATTTTCTAACTGTTCTTGATATATGGCATTATTTCGTTCTATCTATTGAATAAAATAATTGCATATATCTCGACGCATATTACGCTGCTCAAGCGGCGCATATGTATTTAATTGAAGCTCATAATAATTCAATACTCGTTCATTACGAGAAAGAGTTGAAATTAAATCCTCTTTAGTAAAGAGTTCTTTGTATTTTGTGGCTTCAATCATTTCAGAAGGGATGCTAGCTTCCGAAGTTGTAAGTGTTTGGTAAGCAGATGGAATAGCGCTTACTGTATCATCTCTCGGAATTATGAGAGCTGATACTGTCACGATTAATACCAATAAAATTACCAAATAACTTTTTTTCATAATAACTTACCTCCTAATATTGCTATTAGGTCTATGTTGTGTTATTAGAAATAGTAGTCTTGCCGACCTACAATTTCGTATGTATCTATCATTATTTGCGGATTTTCTTGATTATTAAAATTATTAACATTACACGTGCCGAGCACGGTTAAAAAAACACAACCTGCGGCGGGTGGCGTAAGAGCAGCCACTTCTTCCGCAGACGACCCAAATTTTATAAGAGTCAAACCCGTAGGAAGAGTAATTTTAATTGTATCTTTTTTACTCCCCATAACAGCAAAATTGTTGGAAGTAATAGCGATACGTTTAATTACTAATTTCGGTTTATTTATTTCTTGGCCCCATATATAATTTAATTTACCCAAATCTAAAACAGTTAATGGATTTAATGAAGAGGCATCAAAAATAAAATCTACCTTATCTACAGGTGAAAACTCATTATCTTTTAAACGTTCATCACTTTCTTGTATAAATGCCTTAATATCTTTATCGGCAATTGCGCAGCCAAAAGCTGAATTATGTCCCTGAGCAAAAATGACATATGGAGATTCTTGTAAAAACTACCGGAAGTTTTCTAATCCATATAAAGTGTCATTACGCCCAGAGCCAGACCAAATAATTTCACCATCCTCATTTTCCTGTTTAAAAAGAATGAGAGTGGGATGATGATATGCGGCGACCAATTGATTGGCAATTAAACCGGCGATTGATGGTGTCCCATGCTCCATAAGGAGTAAAAGAATTTTATGATCTAAAAGATTCAATTCTTCAATACGCCGTTTCATTACTACTGCATCTTCATCACGAGCTTTTGTCTAACGGTTTTTAATATTGGTGCAATTGCGGGCGGCTTGCTCTACGCGGCTCTCCTGCTGGCCCCGGCATCCTCTTTTCGTAGATGGAATAGATTCATAGGCGCGGAATTCTAACATAGATTCAAAAAGTGTCATTTTTTCACTTTTCGTACCAACCCTCGTAGTAGCGTTGACAAGAGGGGCAATATAATATGCTAAGTTATAGGGAGACAACCCTCCGCTCTTATCAATAGAGTATTTTGTTTTAGTATATAGCGCCTTTATTAAAGGGTTCTTAAAATTTTCCAATCCACAAGAAACTAAGTATCTGGTTTCATAAGGACGCATATCCATAACGTCAGCAGTCACACCTAAAGCAACCAGATCAAGATAATTGTTAGAATAATCTGTATCTAATACGTTATCCATAAAACGACAGAATTTATATACCATAGCGACACCAGAAAGAGATTTAGTAGGATAGTCGTCTAACTAGTTATTAATTACGCAAGCATAATCTGAATATCTATCAGCTTTATGGTGGTCAATAACTAATACATCTATTCCTCTCTCAGCGAGCGCTTTGTGGATCTCATATTCGTTCGACCCCGCATCCGGTATAACAGCCAGCCGCACATCCCCCGGAACCACGGCCGCATCCAACAAACCGTGTTTCTTACCATTATGTACAGAGTAATGAATTTTAGTCTATACATAATTGGGGAACAAACAATTTAAATAATTTAAAAATAAAGCCGAGGAAGTAAATCCATCACAATCATCATCAATCTGTAAAAAGATTTTATCATCATTCTTAATATGCTTCATAAGCATTTCAACGCCCCGCCGCATATTAGTAATAATTTCAGGTGGATATAAATCAATTTCTGAGGTATGTAGATAATGTTCTATGTCAGTTTCGGAATAATTCATTCCTCGGTTTTTAAACACCTATGCTACGGGTGATATAGATTCATCTCGTGGCTAAATTAATTCATAATTCATTATTATATCCTTTATCTCATAAATGTCCGTTTCCTATATAGACAATTAAAAATATCAATTCCCTTATCTATGGGTGAGTCTTTATAGCCAGTTAATAGCCCATCATCTAGAATATAGGAAATGGTTATTTCATTATTATATCGTTTTTGTATACTCTACAAATGCTCTTTCCATTTACGGTATTCTTTATCATAGCGCTTTTGAAACTGTCTATCATACGCTATAACAATTTCTTTAGCACCGGCTTGCCGCAATAACTCAAATTGATAATATGATAAATTGTTACCACAGGTAGCAACAGAAATATCATATCGGCTAGGCTCCATTTGGAATGAACGGTAAAGAAGTGTTGATTTTTCTCCCTCAAACACAATCGCTTTACCAAAGAATTTAATATTCTCTTTGCTTCGATTTAAATTATATAAATTCATACCCAGCGGGTGATTATATAACTAGCCTCCCAGGGTAACAGGTCTGTACTTTCCAAATCTCTCTGCATCCTCTTTAGAAAGTGTGCGGCCGCGCAGTCCGACGAAGCGACCATTTACGTCATAATGCGGAATGGTAATTTGCATTCCTCCCGCATAATAGCCAATTTTCGCTTCCTCAATAGTTTGTTGACTAATACCTTCAAGGAGCCAAGGCATTATATGGACTTTATAATTTAAATGTTCAAGAATAGAGGCATCATATTCTTTTAATACGATTTCTCTCGCGGGCAATTTAATTTGCTGTATTCTTTCGTATTCATCCCAAATGGATTTATCTTTAACAAAATTTGAAAACTCTTCTTCAGTGCCTTTAATAGAAAACTTTTGAGCGATATAACGGACAGCGGTATTTAAATCACATTCTTTACCGTATTGAAGCGCGGATATTTTCATAAATAAATCAAAAATATCCATAGAGCCACAATCGGTATAACAATGAAACACCTTGTTAGAAGCATAATAATATAGCTTTTTACTTCCACGACCGGGCAAATTATGACAAATTGTTGCGGAGAGAATTCCAAAAGATGTGTATTGGGGTTCTCCGCCCCACTCGCTCAAAAGTTGATAAACATTTTCTAAGGTTAAGTTTTCTTTAACCTCGCTCTTATCATAATTTGTCATATATTAATAAGTGGTTACAGACACACAATGACCACGCAGTCCAAAAGTCTCATTCACAACCTTGCAAAGAAAAACTTGGGGATGCATGTTCTTTTCTGCATTCTTGCGCGTCGCAAGGATTTCCTTGGCCAACTGCTCAGACATATTGTACTCGAATTCATCAGAAAGCATTTGATTATTTTTGTTTTTCATATTATTATCCTTTCATTAAAAAGCCGAAGGCTCATTATCGTCTATTATTACTTTTGTATTATCTATCTGGATAAGTTCATAATCATAAGTAGTTGCAAATATGGGGTTAACTCGGCAAGTTCCTAAATTCGCTTTACACCATAAATATAAACTTTTATATCGTCCTCTGCGGTTTTTATAAACCGAGAGTTTCAATGTAGGTTTTTCAAAAACACCGCTCGTGAGTATTGGCTCAAGAGATTCTATATCTTCAGTCGTGACAGGGAGCAAAATCCCGCCCCAGTCAATCTTATCACCGATACTTTTAGCGCCTCTGAGCAAATTTTGGTCTGGAATTTTAGCTTCCTTCCAATCGCCATTAAGCTGAGTGCTTGTCATAATAAAAACACCATATTGATTACACAAATCCTTCAACCGGATGGCCAACATAAAGAGTATATTATCTTCACGTAATTTGACGCCACCTGCACGTTGGGAAATTTCGGATAGAATTTTAATACTGGAATGTACATAATCAAAGCGCGTTGGTTTTATATTTCTATAAACGCTGACTATCTCTTACTACATTATAAAAAATGTAGGACACCATTTCGAAGTGCGTATCAATAGCACCCCTACTCCCCCGATTCGGGGATAGTCGATACAGGTTCTTTATTGGACATTTTTCCAGGTTCTACCTTGGATGACTCCAGCGATAGTTCCTTTTGAGACATTATATTTATCAGCCAATTTTTGATAGGAAATATTAGTCTACTCTCGCTCTTGTTTAATTAAATGGACAATTTCTGGTGTTAATTTAGTATGTCTACCTTTATCTTTAAACACTTCCGGCATAACAGTAGAATATCGTTTTCCTGCCCAAATATTTAAAAATGAATTATATTGAAGCCTATCTTTATATTTTTCATCATAAATTTTAGTTGGACTTTCTTTATTCTAATAAGCTATTCGTAATTCAATAACTTCTTTTTCCGTTAATGCCGCATGCGACCATCTTAATTTTTCTTTTTGAGCGTCAGTTAGCGGTCTTTCACAATTTTTACCGCCTGTTTCAACATTATATCCATTAGGAATAACAGAACTAAATAAATGAATATAGTAGATTTCTAATGTATTTAATAATTCGATATCTTCTATATAATTTGCTAAAATTTCATAATCAAAATTTTCAAAGCCATGTTTTCGCATACTCTAATGGATAATGGAATTATATTCTTGGCTGTTTGGATTTTGATAACTGCTTTTATGAGCACGATATCTCACCGTTGGGTTATTAATAGATTGACCAATATATTTTTTATTTGTAATTTTATTTGTAAAACAATAAATATGTCCCACGTATTATAATTTACACACCTTTCTATATCTTTTCTATTTATATATAAAAATCGTGTAATTATAATTGACAAGTTTTGTCCAATAAAGTTTCCCACGGGATTACCATATTTTTTCAAACTTAGGCTTCCCCGTTAGCCTTACTGATTCAGTAAGACCCCGGCGATACACCGGAAAAGTGTAACACAGTCCTTTAACCCTCATGCGGGTTGAACACATATTTTACATCGTGGTCACGAATTCCCTTTTTAATTATGTCTTCTATATCTTGCAAAGAAAAATCCGGCAATTCTTCTATATATACGGGACTCTTTTTTAATATTTGAGCCGCCTGCAAGATACGCTGTTTTTCGTCGCCTTCATATCGACCATTAAGAATATGATCTTCATCGACATTAGAAAGAAAAGCTAACATCATGGTTTGAATCTCTTCTACTTCCTGCTCGGTCGTAATATAAAGAGTCGGTTGAGCGGCGCCGGTTCTAATCCAACCAAAATTTTCATCGTATATTTGCGGACACCCGATGTAACAAGTATCGGCTACCATCGTTCTCGACTTGCCGACACCTGTAGGCGCCGATCTCAGATACAATTTTTTCAGTCTTGCGCCGCGCGTAACAGTATTAATCAAAGACCCATAAAGCGGTACTCCAATCTCTGGAGTTTCTTCTAGGCGGGAAATTAAATCCTCTATACCGTCGCCCGCTTGTGCGGCATCATCGAGCGCTTCCCGCACATATGTCATCTTGATTTCATCAATTTTATTATCAACTTTAATGGCGATATCTTCTAATGAAGCATTATCTAAAAAATCTTCTTGCTGCTGCTTCAGTTTAGAATCAAAGATGTTATCAGGGTCATATAACCAACTAACATCTATACCATAATTATCATAGGCTCTTAACAAAGACATTTTTTTCATTCGATTATAATAATAATCAAAAGTCACATGATTTGCAACCTCAGATGCCTTTAAAAGCCACTCTTCTCCTTTGTCTTTTTTATAGACGGCTTCACTCTTGGGTTTATTCGCCAAGAAGTCATTTATATTTTCGAGTGTCATTTGTTGGACACCCAACTCATGCAATTTATAAATCGAACCAACTATAATCTTTAACATTTCATCGGGAAAATCGTTTTCTGAAATAATATATTTATCTGTTAAATCTAATATCTGAGGTGAGTTATAAATACAACCAACCACTTGGACTAAGGCCGTTCTGTCTACATATTTGCTACTCATTCGTTCACCCCAATGTCCTCATCTAAAAATGAGAATCTTTTACTTTTTTTTGTTTTTCTTTTTGGCGCTTGTATATGAACTTCTCGATCTTTGGGAATAAAGCTTTTTAAATCTTTACCTTGATTTTTTTGCTTTGCTAACCATAAAGAATAGTAATACCGATAGGCTTCTTCATATACATAAGGAACAATTCCAATGCCGCCATTACTGGCTTCAATAGTATTTCCTCGTATATCATAAAAATAAATTAAAGTTCTTAATATTCCAGAATAACTAAAATTATATTCTTTCATATATAAATTGATTTGTTTAGTAATACGTGGTCCGACACGTGTTATATGAAATAACTTTTTTATATAATCATATAAGGCTTTCTTATCATCAGAAAGCGGCGGCGGAGTCTTTTGTGGCGGCTTCGGAGCTGGAGTTGATTTTATCGTGACTACGGGTCTACATTTCTCATGAGCATAACGAGTAGAATTAGGTTTAAACCATTCTTCTTTATTCGTGTCAAATTTCTAACCACAATAATAACACTTTACAATGTGTGCTGCCAAATAACTATTCAACTCCTTTCAATACTATATATGAATATTATATCATATTTTTTATATAAAATCAACCCAAGGCGTTTACTACCTTGGGTTGAAACTTTATTCTGCCATTAAATCCTCTTTGATTGCTGTAACAATCAGATAAATAAATTCGGCTTGGTCAGGAGTACTGTCAGTAATCTTCTTTCCTTTACCCAAATATTTATCAATGATAGAAGTAATACGAGGTACGTAATAGGCCTGATTCTTATTCACGAGCTCTCCGCTTAACTGCTGGAACTCTTTCATCAGGGCCTCATAATCATAAGTCGGAACTTCAACCGCGGCCAACTTTTCATCTGTGACATACGCGCCACCCGTCTCCGCGGCTTCCTTATCAATGGCAGCGGCAATGGCATTTACCAAAGCCGTATAATTCATAGGAATAACATCCGGTACATACTTAAAACGACAGCCGCATTCAATAAAACCGGTTTTATCACGAAGAACCAAAGATGACATTTGACCCTCACCGCTTTGGCGAGCATATCCAAAAACATCACTCATGCCAGCAATAACCTCACGGGTCGCATTAGAAAGAGCCGGACGGATATTAGTAACATTACCTTTATCATCCTTACCTTCTTTATCGTGGCCAATGAAATAAATTGCATAGCCAAGCTGAGTCAGGCCACGGAAGATCTCATTAAATTCGTCCTTAAACTTCGTCCAGCCTTTACCATAACCGAGGTCTCCGAGATCCTCAATGTCATTCTGCTGACAGATATACTTCTTACAGAACTCCGATGCAACATCTATAGTGTCTACTACGACCGCTTTATATACGGCCTTTACTTCGGGCTTTTTCAGTTCACGATATACAGAACGCATTTCCGCCCACGATGTGATATCCTGCGCGACGACACCAGGCAATGCATTGTATCCACGTTCAAAAGCCAACAGCAATGCGCCATCCATCTGAGCTGCGAGAGTAGTTTTGCCTGTCTTATAACCGCCATAGATAAAAGTAATATAACCACTTAAATCTCGACTGACTTTATGCGGTTTGATATTTAAAAGATTGATTGCCATAATTGTTTACCCCCTCTTTCTATATTTTGATTGAGTTATTACTCAATCAAAATTTGAAATCATCATGAGAAGGAGCCGGAACTGCGCTCTTATTCGCAGTCTTCTGGGCGGCCGCCCACTCATCACGACGCTGCTTAATGGTAGCCAAATAGGTTTCACGATCAGTCATGGCCTTATTAAACTCAGCCGCAGTAATAAACTCTTCAGAATCCCACTCATAAGGTTCATTGGAGCTACCCGTAATTACGAAATCCTTGCGGGTTGTGGTGACCTCACGCACATCATCCGCGCCGAATGCTGATTCAGTGACAATCTTGCGAGTGAGGTTTTCAGAAACCTGAACTCCCCAAACAGCCGTGCAGAATGGAGTCTTAGAAGTAGCTCCGAGGCCGAGGAAATAATCCATACCCTCCGGTGTCACGACAGAATACTCAATGGGATAAATCGCATTGCGGAAGTCAAAGATCCAACCCTTGACGATTGCCTTTGCCGGCATGTTACGAGATTCATCAGCTTCCTTCTCAACGACATTAGTGATTACCATATCAGTCTTAAAATAAGAACGCTTAGCCTCATCCGCCAAAAGCGTCTGATTGTCACCCGAGCCATCAAAATGGATAAAACCGCCTTCATTGCGCTTAGCACTCACGAGCTCTTCCTTGCCATCACGCTCGGTAAAGAACTCATTCAGACCCACAGCAGAATCAATACGAATCATGCTCGCATAATCTGCGCCATCGCTAATAACAGTCTTACGCTTGCCGCTCATAATATCTGAAAGGGCGGTAAAACGAGAATCAGGCTTGTTCTTACTCGTCATCTGAGTAATATAGCTATAATGGACTGACACGACATTGGTCATTGCATTATCTGTAACAATCATAACATCGCCAGTAATATAAGTAGTACCAGGATGCTTAGAGTTCGGCCCAGTCTCCTTAACCTCCAACTTGTGATCGTACAGAAGCCCTTCCAAATGTGTAGAATTAATCATCTTTTTAGCCATTTAATTTTACTCCTCTTCATTCATAAATTTAAAATTCATACCTTTTTCTGTTAAAGTATAGATAATAGGGTTTTGACCGATTTTTTCAACATAATTATCATTAACTAATTTCCTAAGAGAAGCAGAAACACCACGAGAAGTAACTCCCATGTCTTCAGCAATGTCTCGGGCCTTTAGCAAACGCTTATCGCTCTTTTGCATACACAAAAGAATCTTATAACCATTTTCAGTAACCGCTTGAGGAGCGGCACTTTCTTCTTTAAGAATCTCTAAATATTCCCGAATTTCATCAGACATTTTTTCTTTAACAATTTCTGGATTTGCATCCATTAAAATCTGAATAAATTCCAAAAAATCACTTTTCATAAACCTTTTCCTATTCTTTCTTTACTTTATATATATTATATCATATTTTATTTAAAATTACAACCCATATGGCGGAATTTATTCTACTTTTTATCACTTAATGCTAAACCCATAGGTCTTAGCTTGAAAGTAATCTTGCCACATATCTTCTTTTTCATCGAGGTCTTTTATAGAGCACTCCTCGACTAATTCAAAAGAGAAATTTTCAACACCAGCTTGGCGCATCGCTGGATAGAGTTTGTTACGTGTAGGCGGCTCTGCACCGATACCTCTCTTAATATGTTGCCGCCAACGGCTAGCGATATCGCGCGCTTGTCCCACATAACATTTTCCTGTTGAAATTTCTGTAATTTTATAAATACCTGTTTTTACATTAGCGCCTATGACACGACCAATTAAATCAGCAGTTGGTTTCTCATAATACACTTTCCAGATAACTTTATTCAAAGCTTCTTTATCCCGTAGATAGGGTTCAACTTCACGTAATTTTGCGATTTCTACAAGATCAGACTCTGAAATTTGAATTCGATAAAAGTCTGCGGCGGTCCGCTCTTCTTCCGCGCGTATGTTAGCTTCTACGGCCGCATTAACGACGGATTGTAAATCCGCAAGACGCCCAGCCGCGCTCTTTATCTGCTCCTAGATACTTTCTAGGCTTTGGGTTTTTTGCGCTACTAATTGCTCAAATTCTTTTGCATATTCGGCTAATGTGGCCGCATACTCATTACGGTAATCATCTTCAGCGGCCTGATATTCGCTACTTTTCTTCTCGAGTGCCATATCTAATTTATCAGAGAACAATTTCATCTGTTTGTTATATTGTTCTTCTGCTTTACTATGGGCCTATTCAGATAATTCTTGAGAGGATATTAAAATTTTCTAATTTTGCTCAATTAGATAATTGTTTTCGTGCTTTTGTTTTTCATTTTCTTCTTGTAGCTTTTGTTGTAAGATTTCTAAATTATTAATCTATTGTTTTATAGCAGCCTCTTGCTTGTCTAAAGCATCATTGGCTTTACGTATCTTGCCCCGGGGGATAACAAAAGCAACAACCCAAGCGACAATAAATCCTATAACAAAACAAGCTACGCAATAAGACCAGCTCATAGATAGTAAACACGGGGGCAATCAATTAATTGCCCCCGAAATTTATATCAATTGGTTTTCTTACTCAGCGTCAGCAAGCTCAGGATTGAAAGCCATGCCCTCATCAGTCAGGCGAAGAAGCTTGATAGCCTTATGGGTGCCGTCCTCGAGCTCGATCTCGGCGGGAATACGGACACCGTAGCCCTTGCGCTGAATCGCGGAAGTAAAGATGCCATCCACCTGGCGCTTCTCCAGACCGAGAGCATCGGCAACGTCAGCCGCGATGAGGTTCTCACCATTGTGCTCCTTTAGAAAATTAAGAACTGCGATAGAATTGCTACTCATAGCCATAATAAATAATCTCCTTTGTTTCTTTAAATAAAATTTTGATTTTGTTTTAAGCCTTTAGCTTATGTAAATATTATACAAAAAATTTTTTAAGAAGTCAAGTTATTTTTTAACTTTAAATCTAATATTTTGTAGTAAGAATTTCTTGGATAAGACAATCAACTTCTAAAAGCTCATTTGGTACACGTAGTCCCCTAGTTACCATCTGATTAGTAAGTGCCATAATTTGGTTCTCAAAATGCTCTTGCTCGTCTTTGTCTTGTGACTATTGCCTCTTGTATTCCAATTCAGCAATCTTCTCCGCGAAACCCTTTAGTTCTTTACGCTTCATAAGAAAATTTTTCTTCCTTTATTTACAAGTTTATTATATTATATTTTTTTTATTAAGTCAAGAATTTTTTTATAAAATTTTCCTCTGTAATAATCGGAATACCAAGCTTCTTTGCAGTAGTATTTTTAGATGAAGTGCTTTCAGGGTCGTTATTAATAAGATAACTAGTCTTACTTGACACACTGCTAACTACTTTTCCGCCATTGGCTTCAATATCTTTTTGTAAACTATCTCTATTCTTATAGACTTTCAATTTACCAGTAATAACTATATTAAAATCTCGTAAATTGTTGTTAGAAGTTTTTCCAAATAATGAATTACTCATCGTGTCTTTAAGATAATTTTCATAAATATAGTCAGCTTCGGAGTAATTAAAATTCATAATAGCTCTATGAATCTCTCCGCCGAATCCTTCCCAATTATAAAAAGGTTCTTTATTCTCAACTTTTAAACGAAAGTCTTCCCACGTTGGACACTTTTTCGCAATCACTTTAGCATAAGTGGTTCCTACAAGAGGTATACCAATCCCTGAGATAAATTGAACCAATTCGGTGGTTTTCCCAGTGTTAATAGAATTTAAAATTGTATCTACTGACTTTATTCCAAACCCAGCTTTTTTAATCCACTCTTCTCGATGGGTATTTAGGATAAATACATCTGAAAGGCTATTAATCCAACCCCAATCAAGGAGTTTCTCAAATGTCTTTTTAGACAGTCCTTTAATATCTAATCCCTTTTTCCCAAAAAGATGCTCGAGTTTATTTATAATTTTCCCTTGGCAATCAAGATTTACGCAATAAAGCTGTTGTACATTAGAATCAGAAGTAATAATTTCCGTGCGGCCGCCGCATATGGGGCAGCAATTAGGCACGGTAAATTCTTCTTCGTCGTCCTTTGTATCTTCAGCCCACATAATTTGTGGTATAATAAGGTTCATCTTGCTAACGCCGACTTTTTGTCCCTTGTAACCGTAGCCATGTAAAGTATCAACGAGCACACTAATATTATGCAAACTTGCGCGCTCAATGCTTGATCCTTCAATATCTACTGTTTCAAAACAAGCAACTGGCGTTAAAACACCCGTGCGACCGGGCGACCATTCAATGTCCAAAAGCGACGTCTCATATATCTCATCGTAGAATTTGTAGGCAATACCACCATTAAAATGATGCGCTGTACGCCCGGCTGCGGCATACTCCGCGCAATCATTAATTTTAAATACTACTCCGTCAATCGGATAGGTCTTATTGGACTGAATCCATTCAATGGCATTTTGACTTTCAGCTTCTACATCACTGACAAGAATATGAGGTACAACCTCAAAACCCTGTTCTGCTGCCCAGGCGAGTTTTGAATCTAGGGTAGATGCCAAATCAGTAATAATATCCCATACCACAAAGCTTAAATTACGTTCTGCACATTCTTTCGAATCGAGGAGCCGTATACTGCCCGCCGCAAAGTTTCGAGGATTCTTATATTCATTAGAAAAAGGTTGAAAATTATTCCAAGTACATAAAACCTCTCCGTCTATAGTAACTGGCTTTTTATAATTAATGGTCTGTGGGATATTCTTAATGATTTTTGCATTATGTGTAATATCTTCACCGATTTCCCCATTACCACGAGTCTCTGCCCGTTTTAATTCTCCATCTTCATAATAAAGTGAACAGGTTAAACCGTCTAACTTACTCATAATAAGTGTCCACTTATCTTTGAAAATTGAAATAATTGAATTAATCTCTTTTGTCTTAGAGAGGGAGAGCATCGGATGAGAATGACTTACTTTATTCAGTTTTGATACAATTTCATAATTTACTCTTTGGGTTGGAGAGTCTGGGTAACATACCCCAGACTCCTGCTCCTTTTTCTCCAGCGAAAAGTATAAATCATCCCATTGCTTATCTTCCATAATGGGCTTTCCCAAATCATATGCTTTTGTAGCGTCATTTAAAATGTCAATTAATTCACGCATATCCATTGGATTTTTTATCCTTTCGTTATATTTATTATATCATATTTTTTTATATATTTCAAACCTTACTAGCGCTTTTTACTTTGCATTTGATAACAACATTACCCCCGGCGGCACGACTGCATACCGGCAAGTCTTTTCCCTCTATACAAATTGAGTTTGTAAGACCAACAACTAAAAGTTTATCTTTATCGTTGGCTAAAAGGGCTGCAGCGACGCCTGAAGATTCTTTTGAGATAGAAACTCCCTTTCCTCCACGAGAAGTCTTTGGGATTTCTGTGAATTTGACTCGTTTTCCAAGTCCAGAGCCTGTAATAATTACAAGTTCATCCTGAGTATCTCTAATGGGAAGTAATGTAAGTGCTTCATCATCTTTCGCAAGATTAATGCCTTTAATTCCAATTGTAGCGCGAGAAGAGGCCGATACTTCGGTCAAAGAATACCGAATAACCATTCCAAGTTTAGAAATCACAAAAATTTCTTCGTCAGACGCTAAAGTAACACTAGCTATACTGTCGCCTTCGCGCAACTTAATTGCGGATAGACCCGTCTTCTTTTTAGTATTAACATAATCTTCCAAAGGCGTCTTTTTAATTGTCCCATTCTTTGTGAGGAATACGACGTATTTAGCCGTAGTATCCTTATAAATAGAGTAAATAAGAACTGGTTCCTCGGTAGTTTCCATCTGCACCAAAGATTTGACACTAACACCCTTGGAGGCATTAGTACCTTCCGGTACATCATTTACAGATAAACGATACATCGTACCTGCATTTGTAAAGACCATTAACTGGTCAACCGTGTTAGTGCGGATGACAGAGGAAATAATATCTTCTTGGGTCTTTACCCCTTTTCCTCCGCGCCTTTGAACGTGATAGGATTTGGATGGGACGCGCTTGATAGTTCCGCCCTCAGTGAGTATAACTACGCATTCTTCCGGCGCCACATAGACGGCTTCCTCTTCTTTCTTGCTTGTATCAATCTGAGTAACCTCTGTGCGGCGGGGGTTACCATATTTCTGCGCGAGATCTGACAAACGAGCCACCAAAATTTCAGATTGTTTTTCCACAGAATTAACAATCATCTTACAATTTTCAATGGTCTTAATCAGTTCAGCTCTTTCTTTCTCTAACTCGACCGATTCAAGGTGCGCAAGGGTGCCCAGCCGCATACTAATAATAGCCGTCGCCTGCGGGTCAGAAAATCCATATTTCTTAATAAGGTTTTGCTTTGCATCGGCGCTGCTAGCGGATTGCTTAATCAGATTAATAATATTGTCAATATCTTCTAATGCTTTGAGGAGTCCGTCAACAACTTCCTTTCTGGCTTCAGATTTCTTTAAATCAAATTCATATTCTTTACGAATACAAGATTCATTATGTTTGATATAAATATCAATATAATCTTTAAGCGTCAGCAGTTTTGGTGTTTTGCCTACTAAGGCATACTGATTGGGACTATAACTTTTCTGCAAATCAGTCAGTTTATATAGTCCGTTTAGAATGCCTTTGGGTGCTTCTGAGCACTCAATCTCAATTGAAAGACTCTTTTTATCGCTTTTATTATAAATATTTTGAATGCCTTTGATTTGCTCCTGCGCGACGAGAGTCTTAATCTTATCAATTAGAGGCTCTACGTATACTTGATAGGGCAATTCTGTGATATAAATATTATTTCCCTTAATTTCGGCTTTACCGCGGAGTACGACTTTTCCCTTACCGGTGGCATGAATAGTTTTAATATCCTTCTTATTAATGATAATACCACCAGACGGGAAATCCGGATAGAAATTATCATAATCAAGATTACCGGTTTCAAGATACTTAATAATCAAGTCAGCGGCCTCCCGCAGATTAAAAAGCGTCCAATGGTTTGCAACTGTAACGCCGATACCCTGACTACCATTCACCAAAAGCCGCGGTAAAACAGCCGGCAATACCTCTGGCCACATTTGATCTTCCGAAAAGTTAGGAATCATTGGTACATTATTTTTCTTAATGCCCTTAAACATTCCTTCTTCTGCGGCTTTCGAAAGTCGCGCTTCTGTGTACCTCGAAGATGCGGCTTCCGCGCTAACAATCTGATTGCCATTTGATCCATGCCAATCTACTTCGGGAATATTGTTGATCCACGACTGACTCATTCTGGCGAATGTTTCGTACATAGCCTGGTCACCGTGGGGCCACAACTCGCCGATTATTGCGCCGCTTATCTTGGCGCTTTTAACATGAGGTTTATTAGATGTATAGCCCTTACTATACATCAACCATAAAGCCGCACGCTGTCCAGGCTTTAAGCCATCTCTAGCGTCTGGAAAAGCACGCTGGCTATTAGCCTCATATGCAAAATCTATAAAATTTTGATGAAGCTCTTGACAAATATCAATAGACATCATTTGCCTCCTCACTATGCTGCAGAATATACTCTTTTCGCGGTGGCACAGAAGTACCCATTAAAATCTCGAGTAAAGTATCTGCTTGTTTTATATCCGCAACAGTAATTTGTTCTATATATCTTGTCTCTGGGTTCAGTAGGCATTGGGCCAGCTCATCGGAGTCCATCTCCCCCAATCCTTTGTTTCTATTGACCGCGAACTTGTCTTTCGCATGAGCTGCCTTATAATCCTCCAAAGCGGCCGCGTCGCGCAAATAAATATATTCATTTTTCTTGGTGGTGACTCTAAAAAGCGGTGGCTTAGGAGCATAAAGATGCCCATTAATAATCAGCTCTGGGCACAACTCCCAAAAAAGCGTGATTAACAAATTTGCAATAGCCGCACCATCTGGATCTGCATCAACTGCCATCATGATCTTGCCGTATCTGAGCTTCTTGGGGTCATAAATTAATTTAGCTGTTTTGGTATCAAACTCCAATCCCAAGGCTTTGATAATATTAACAACTTCTTGATTTGCTAACAATTTTTCACTTGTAGATTTGCGGGCACTCAATATTTTACCGCGAATCGGAAAAGCCGCTTGAATTTCTGCGTTTCTTGCTTCCACAAGGCCCGATGCGGCGCTATCGCCTTCGGCAATGAAAAGTTCACACTCACTACGCTTCTTTCCCCAGCAATCCACTAATTTGGTAGGGAGATTCAAAAAAGCGGTTTTCTTTTTCCCGGACTCAACATTACGGACAGCCTCTTTTGCCTTTTTCGCCTTTTCACGAGCCGTCCTCGCCAGTAATGCTTTTTCGACAATAGCTTTCGCGTCTTTGGGGTGTGTCTCAAACCAAGTCTTTAGCTCTTGGGAAACTAAGCGCTGAACAATTAGACGCGCTTCACTGCTAGTCAAATTATCCTTAGTCTGCCCAGAGAAAACGGGATCGGGCATGATAAATGAAAGGACTAGACTGAGTCCTTCTTTTAATTCTTCACCAGTGAGATTACTATCTTTCTCTTTTAGCAACTTCTTTTCTCGCGCATACTCATTAATCGTTTGAGTCAAGGCTGTGCGGAAGCCTGTTAAATGAGTTCCGCCACTATTGGGAATGGAATTGGTATACAGCTTATAATTATCTGTATATCCATCATTATACAAAAAAGCCAACTTTACGCCTACGCGATTTTCTACTGTTTCTGCGTAGAAAACGGATGTAATTTTTTTCTTACCCTGATTAATATATTCAATATAATCTTTAATACCATTCTCGGAGATAATAATTTCTTCCGGCTTGTCTTTATAGGTCAATGAAAAGGTTAAACCCGGAGAAAGAAAAGCTAGCTCCTGAAGCTGCTTTTTGAGTGTTGCATAATCAAGCTCAATCGTCTCTTTAAAGATCTCTTTATCCGGCAGAAAAGTAATTTCCGTACCTGTGCGGCCGGTCGCCTCTACGACGACATTAAAGTCTACAAGTTTGCCGCGTTTGAAAGAGGCCGCCGCACGCTTCCCATCTCGATAAGAGGTAACTTTAAAGTATTCGCTCAGGGCATTCGTCGCTTTAGCGCCGACACCATTTAAGCCTCCAGATGTATTATAACCGGAAGCTCCAGAGGTATCGAATTTGGCGCCGGTATGTAGCTTTGTGTATACATTAACCAGAGTTTCAGAACCATCGGGCTGTTTGCCAAAAGGCACACCACGTCCATTATCAATAACAGTTACTTCATTATTATTTTTTACTGTAATTTCACATCTATTACAATGTCCATTCAAATATTCATCAACTACGTTAGAGATAATTTCAAGGGTAATATGACGGACACCTTCCGGTCCCACGCTACCAATGTACATACCGCTGCGCAGTCGAATCGCTTCAATGCCCTCTAATGTTTTAATGCTTTTCGCATTATAAGCATCCATATTTATGCATTGCCTCCTCGTTGCTTATTTTTCCTGTCGCTAATTGATCGGCAATTTCATTGCCTTTCGTACCCACGTGTCCTTTAATATGCGACAATTGAATACGATATCCTTGCATATATAGGTCGTAATAGGCTTTAATAATTTCTAAATTCTCTGGGGGCTTTTTATCAGATTTAATCCAGCCCTTTTTCTGCCATGAAAACATCCAATTATTAAGAGTCTATACTGCATAACTAGAATCCGAATATACAATAACATTTTGTTCTTTGCCGAAATGAAGCATCGTATAAAGGATTCCTTTTAATTCCATTTCATTATTTGTCACCGCATCTGTATACTAACGATTATGAACTGATAATAGCTAGCCAGTTTCATTAAAAATAACAATTCCATAACCACCGGGGCCTGGATTTGGGTGAGCACTTCCGTCTACATAAATTACATACGACATTTTTCTTAATACGACACCTTCATTTCTAAATTAAAATCTGAGTACCTTTTCTACTCATATATATATTATATCATATTTTCTAAAAAAAGTCAACGAAAAGAAATAAACGGGGACATTTTTAATTAAATGTCCCCGTTTGGTATTAAATCGGAAAATCCCCACTTGAAGGTTTTGTAGAATTAGCAGCAACTTTTGTCGTATTAAGTGCCTGTATTACACTTTCATACTTCACTCCATTTTTTGTATTTTCCGCTTGCGATTTCTTGTAGTAAAACGCCTGTGAAACCCCATAAGCACCCCAAGGTAGAGAAACCATGGCGGTAAGCCAGGGTAGACTGCCGAGATATCCTAAAAGAATGCATATATAAGCTAAACCTATAAAAGCAATCGTTATAATCCAAATAAGAACAGATTCTTGGATAAGAAGTACTTTAGAAAATTCCCCGTGCCGTTTTTCTTTTTTCTTTTTTGCTTTGGGTTTCTTTTGTTGCTTTACTATTTTTATATTTGTTTCTTTCATATATTACTTAAAAGAAACAGTCAATTTCTCATAGAAACGCTTTACAACAGTAATAAATTGTTCACGAGTTAAAAAGCTCTTAGGCATTTGATTACCAGACTCGTCGCCGAGAAGTAATTCATTTTCCTTACCCCAACTAAGCGCTTCTTTCGCGTAATCAGCACCCTCGGTCTGAGAAGCCAAACCACTGATCCAATTATTAGCCATCTGATTAAACTGTTCCTGTGTCATATCTTCATCCTCCTCTGAATTTAAACGAGCATTAACTTCTGCTGCGATTTGCCCATGGAGATTGTATAAATAATTGCCTGGGCATGCTTTGTTAGCATAGTCTCTGTGGACTGTCATATTACAACCGTCTAAGTGATTCATGCGTTCATATTTACTGGTAGACCAAACCAACTAACCAATATCATTACGCTTGCAAATATCGACTAACAAATCAATTAATTTATTATATGCGGCGTCAGTAACAGCATATGGGTCATACGTATCACTGGCAACTTCAATAGTAATAGCACGATTGTCGTTGCTCGCGGAAGAGGTACACCAACTGCGGTCTTTTTCCTCAACATATAAACCGACACGACCATCATAGCCTATGCCATAATTAGCGCTGGCCTAGCATGAACTTCTCGCAAAGATGGTCCCTAAAGTCTCTACGGAGCACTGCCCCACAACGCAATGAATTGTAACTGTATCAATGGTATGTTTACGATTTACACTACGGTTTGGAGAAATCCTAGTGTAATCAACAAGAGGACTATTAGTATAAGCCATTATTCGTCCTCCCCTTTATTGTTAGATAATTCATCTAAGGCGGTTTCATTTAATTCTTCTAAAGTAGTTTCTTTGACCTATTCATCCATAGATTTTATTATCCCCCTTTATAGTTTATAATTGATCAGCAATTTCTGCTAATCTGGAACGGTGAATCTTCTTTAATTCTACTTCACCGTATATATCTTGGCCGCGGAATATCTGCGACACTCTTCTCATACCATTGCGCGTCCCCGCGAAATTTTCATCATCAACCTGGGTATTATAGTCACCATCAATAATACAAATACTATCTTCGCCGATTCTTTGTAGAGCCAGTTTCATTAAATAGATATCTAAATTCTGCGCTTCAGAGATATAGACTCCTGCTTTCATGCCGGAAGTATCATAGCCTCGTATATCGCTAAGCGGCATAAGAATAATTTTTTCACTGTCAATTAATTCCTCTACCGCAAACTTGCTCCCAAATTTACTGGACAACATATTGCCGATCTACGAATCTAACAATTTGTCCTCCTTATCTCCGGGATAGAACCCAAGCTTAGCAGCATTTTTCGCGGCAACCGTATTGCAAAAAACAATTATTTTATTGATATGCTCTTTTTCTAACTCATGAAAAAGATACCCTAAAGCCAAGAAAGATTTGCCACTTCCGCTTTTACCTTTTAGCATGGTTATTTTATTATTAACCAAGCTGTCTATGGCTAAAATCTGATAAGGATCTCCATTCATTGCTTTAATACGTCCAAAAAAATTGGAGTCCAAATTCGTATAGGTAATGTGCCTATAGCCGTCGCCAGTCCAACATAGTTGAGATACAATTTCGCCTTCCGAATTACGAATTATTAAATATTCATTTATTTCTAGCCCATAGACATTCTCATATGGGTGCTCGTAAAAATATGCCATTTCTTCTTCTGACATAATTATATCTTTATAACCACTATAGTCTTCTTTATCCGCCGTTTGAACTTCTTTAATACTATCTTTGCCAAAAAATAAATTAGCGATATTTTGTAAGGCTAAATCATTAGTAAAAAAGACTGTTTCATCGGGATGAACCCGATTATCATAATCAAAAGCACAAGCTAAAATTTGAATATCGGGTGTAATTGTTAATCCTTTCTTTTTAAAAGGCATTAACATATCTTCTTGGAAAACCCATACAGTATATTTGTTCTTATTATGAGCCAATAATCTGAGTAACTCTCTTGCGGTTTGCTTTATACTTTCATCTTTGTGAGCCGATGTTCTAATATTTTCTAACTCATTTAAAGTAACAGAAGAAATTATAATATTTTCTTCTACTGTAAATAGATCATCCACCCGGAGCAAAAGACTACATGTGTCATAAAAATTATAAATATTCACTAAACGCTGCCTCCTTCGGGGAAACTCTTCATATATATATAATTTTTGTGTTTGATGAATCATTCTTTTTTGTCCTTTGCTTTTAGTTCACCTGGGTATTCAAAAACAAGCTGTGAATCATCGACTTTCAAATCTTTAAATTTATTAAAAGTGCGATTTTTTCTTACTGACTGATAAAATTCATCTTTTTTCTTTATGTAAGTGCATAACTCTTTTCGCTCACCCGCAATTTCATCACGGATTGCGGCAAGCTCATATGTATAATTAGAAATTTGCCTTTGTAGCATGATGTTTTCATAGGATTTAACATTAAATCTCTGACTATGTTTCATGGAGTAATATAGCTGATTTAATGCGGCTAACTTAGCGAGAACCTGCTCTCGGTAGTAACACATTAATTTAATTATAGCGCGAGATTCGGCAATTGTAAGTCCTGTTTTCTCACTCATCATATCCTGGTCTTCGGGAGCACAAGTCGCCATCCCGCAAAAAGTTTGTCCTTCATAGGTTAAAATACAACTTGCTACGCCCGTAGCGGAATCCCAAGAATATAAGGGGTCTTTTAACTTCATAAAATTCTTCTCCTTTAGTATTCTTTATATATTTATATTATAACATATTTTTCTACAAAACACAACTTGGAAAGAAAAATTGGTGAAAAAAATCCCCAAATGGAATTTTCTTCAAAATACGGAGTTGGGCGAAAAGAAACAGGGAGTGTCGATTAACACTCCCTGTAAAAGCCTTTAATATCTTCAATAACTTCATCTATACTCACTGGATAACAATCATGAGCATCAAGTTCTACATGGTAACAAGTAAAACCTCTTTTCATGTCACAAAAACGGTCTTGCGTATGCAAATGCCCACAGAGATTAAAAACGCGACGCTTAAGAGGCTTTTGGCCGTCATCAGTGTTACCTGTTAGGGTGGGGTAATGGGATAAATAGAACGTGCGGCCGGCGTACTTTAAACGAGCCCCAAAGCCAGCTTCTACGACGTTATAAAGAGTATTATACGCGGCGATGCGAGTATCACTATCATGATTACCATAAATAATATGTAGATTCCCATTGAGTCGCCGCACATAATTTAAATTACTAATATCTCCCATAATTATGTCACCGAGAAGGTATACATCATCATCTGGCTCAACAATCAAATTCCATCGCTCAATAATTCCCCCATTCATTTCTTCAACACTGGAGAATCCTCGTGGGCGCCACAAGAAGTCTTTAACATGGCCGAAATGTGTATCTGAGGACAAATATATCATATCTATCACTTCCTCACGAATTTTTCAAGATTATCCTGAGCATCCACGCGCCAAATCTCCGTATAGCGTGCGGACTCCTCGAATCTGGGAACTTCAAACTGATACCCCATGCGGCGAATAACCGACTTCGGCACATAGGCTCTTCCCTCACGCTGGCCATTACGTTCCATACACACGGCCTGGCAAATATCAAAAAAGATGGGAATAACATTAACTTCGTCAGACAACTTCAAAGCATTCAACAGCTTATTTCGCGAACGCTTGTTGATATGCGTGGCGTCGGCTACCACAATCTCTTCATCGCCGTTCAGCCGATTCTGGATCTCCCGAATAAATTCTTCCCACACAAAGGTCTCTTTGTCAAAATAATCCGATTCATTATCAAGAAAAGAAAAACGAATCTTATCCCGCGATACTACATTTTCCTCTCCAAACTGCTTCGAGGCCCAAGTCGATTTTCCCGAACCGGGGACGCCGCACAAAATAAACAAAGTTTTCATGTAATCACTCCTTCTGCAAATTGTGTTTTAAATTCATAAATATCTTCGTCGTCTTTACATTCGATCATATTTACCTGTTTGCGGCAATGCGGACAATAAAGCCACTTGCGGTGAAACTTTTTGCGCCGGTGTCCGCTCGGTCGCGGAAGCTCATAACCGCGCTGGCCGCACTTAGGACAATAAAAATAATTAAAATCCATCTTTTGAGGCATTCGCGGCATTAGTCTTTCAGCTCCTCTCTCAAGTAGTTTTCCATTAGATTCCTCTGGGTTGTATCCAAAATCAAACTACCGGCGCTTCTCTGTGAAAGAGCAACTGCATCTTCTTGATAATTTGCGACATATCCATCGACAATGCGCTGAATATTTGTATAGGTTTTTTCTGCCACTCGTGTCACGTCTCCAAGAGGGAGGATGCCTCGCTTGATACTCAAAATATAATCTCGGTTTTTCGGATACAGACATTCTCTAAAAGACTCTCCCTCGATATAGCGCCGTAGAAAATCTTCAATTCTAATCAAATGGCTGAGTTCTTTCGGATCGTATCCTTTTTCCTGAATGATTTGATGTCTAGCGGGAGTATCTTTAGTTATATTAGAATACTTTGTTTTGGCGACTCCGCCCATAGTACAAACAGCTTTCTTAGGATCGTAATGCGCAACCAATTCGGCATTTTTGCGGAGAAAATCAATATATTCGATATACTTTGGATTTACAATGAAAAAGTCAGTAAACAAAATCTCCAAATAATTGATATTCTGTTTATAAAAACATTGAATCATCAGCCGCGCATCTTTAAAGTCAATATGTTCATTATTGGCTCGGATATGAGTGGTGCTAATGGGCTGATTATTAAAAATAATGTCATCGAGCGAAGGAAGAAGCATAGCTTTACTATCTACATCGCTATATTCATATTCAAGCCCATAATTCTGACTACCAGCCAAGAAAACTCCAACGACCCGATTTTCTTTAAAGCAATCAAGAGTTTCATTATAATGAGCCTTTAGCGCATCCATCGTTTTAATTTCGTCACGGAAATTCACATTCTTACCTCCATTTCATACACTATCGTTAGAAACCAACCCGCCGGTTCCACCGGCGTTGTATCCACATTAATTATCTTTCTTTTGGTATATTTGCTCTGCCAAAGCCGTAAATATTCATTAATATCCTGCCCACTGGTGTGACATGATATATCAACCTGAATCATTGGTATCAACCCTTTCTGTAATAATAATATTTAATGCCATCTATTATCTTATATTCAGCGACGCCTTTACGCAATAAAGCTGTCATACTGCCATTAACAGCTCTGTTAGATACGCCAAATATTTCGCCCAATGTAATAGTATCATAGGCGGCATGAGGCTGGGCGCTCAGCCACTCTTTAAGCTGGGATGCTAACGTCTCTGTGTCTGATGACGCTGCATTAATATCACATAGAGTATTTTGAATTACAGCCTTAAGGTTTATTATCGCAGGATTTAAAAATGGCGGTATCATTTTTATTTCTCCTTTTTTCTTTTATATTAATATTATAACATATTTTTAATAAAAAAACAAATAGGGAATACCAATTTTAGGTATTCCCTTATTATTAGTCCCTTTTTTTAACTGCAAAAGGACTATCACTATAATATTTACTATAGTTCCTTACCTCTTGAAATTCGTTACAATGAGTAGTAGCAATTGCCTGAGTAAATCGCTTATCATTTTCAACAATTAACCAGTCTTTAGCGATTCTTTGTTTTTGCTCTACATCATTATAATAGCCATAACGTAAGTTACCTTGAAATTCATTAGGAACATTTGTCCTATCTATCATATCGCTATTAATATGACGTTTTTCAACTTCAGATTCCATAGGCCCAAGTCCATGGCGTGTTAAATAGGAACGAGTCGTATAACATACTTCGGCATTAAAATCTTCATAATCGGCAATCAAACGATATGGATTGGTGAGTCCAGTAGATGAGGTAGTGTGCCATTCATTATCAACATCTTTATCAAGACCAAGACCCTGGCCGTTCTCAAAAATGAGATAATTGTGGCGGCGCCACACATCATCCATCGTTACTATTAGAACTTGTTGATAAAATACATGCAATTCATAATTAAAATTAGATTCTAGATTTCTGCGTCTAATGGAATTAGGTTCAAAATATTCCTTATATTGAGGCAATGCATCTATTTCAATGCCGAATTGTGCTGCACGATATACTACCCAATTCCACTGATCTCGCATCATAGTAATATAGAATTTATCATTATCAAGAAAATCTTTAATAGTATATGCTATCTCAGGGCGCTGATTAATTCTATCCGTGGCGCTCCATGATCCATAACCACAAGAACCATGCTCACGTTCGCCATACTGATACGCTATCCAATCTTCTATCATGTGGTCAATTAACATATCATAGGGCGTAATTACTACACAATTAGGGTGACAATAGCAATTACCAGCGGCCAAACCAAGTTCCTTGAACTCTCTATAAAATTCCATAGGGTGGACAAGAAACGAATCTGCAAAATAGGTAGGTACACCTTCTTTGGTGTTACAACCAAAATGATGAAATACGTGGCGCGATTTGGGATTATAATCTACGGTATGGCCACGCTGGGCAGTGCCATTATGAAAAACTGTAATAGGGGACTTACCTTCGTCAAGTGCCTTAAGACCAAAATAATGACTCATTAAACCCTTGCCTTCATCGCCAAAATTAGCACCAATTACTATCTTTACTTCATGCTCCATAATAGTACCGCCCTTTCTATATTACCAACTTACTTCTTCCGTATCCGCGGCAATGATAAATGAATTATTAATACGTCCCATGGCATGCTCAGTGATAATACCAATAATTGTATCGGCAAGATTTTCAAGATTAGATGTGCGATAATGGTCTTCACCGATTACTTTAATCCAGCTTTTATCTACTGCGTTCTGCTGGTTATTCCAGCCATAGGAGGAACGAGAATCATCTACTGAAATATGATATACATCATACTTTTCACAGACTTCCCCATATAGAATATCGGTCTCAACGTCAGCCTGGACGGTATCACCTGCATAATTCTGGATACCGTACATGGGGAGATAGGGATTAATTTGTTCATCACCAAGAGTAATTATCAGACCTTTAGCACCACGATTCCAACAGTCCAACTTGGCATGGCGCAGTCCCATATACCAAGCCATAGTATAAGATTCATATCTATTACCGCCACCGCCGCCTTCAAAATAAACTTTATCAAGCTGTTCGGCAATACGTACATCAGATTCGAATTGAGACATTTGAATGGGCGCATAATCATAAGCAAGATCGCCGATAGCCATGACACAAAATTCGGGGTCAGTAATTGCGTCATTAGCATAAATAGATGACATAATCTCACCCAATTTCTTGCCTGCCTCTGTTGCTGCAGAACCCATCGAGCCAGTTACATCCAATGCCAGAATAATAGGGTAGCTATTAGGATGCTCATCATTATCGAGACATTCACGAATCTTGTCCTTGGCATTTAGGACATCTGCAAGTGAACGACTACGATAAAAATCCTGTGTCGCAAAATTTGCTGTAGATATTGAATCTGCGGATACATTATAGGTTGCTTTCGTATAGGTATCATACGCGCAAGTTGTCCAAGAGCCAGAACCCATTGTTACTCCTCCTCGTTATCATTGACGCCGAAATCAAATGCGCCATCAAACAAATCCTCGAAACCATTATCACCCATCATCATAAACATCATGGGGTTCATACCGCTATTGGCGCCGGTGCCGCCAAACATCTGACTCATCATCATCATTTTCATCATGGAACTCATAGATTTATCACTTTTACCAAGATTCATAAACGGGCTGAAAATTTTACCATAACAATAGGTCTTACCCATGAATACATGATGCTCGGGGACTACCTGAACAATAGTGCTATCCTCATAATTAAATGCGGAAATCATATCATTCTCAACTTTAATGACGCAGTGGGGACGGCCATTTACCAGAATAACATCGCCACGCTCAACTTTAAATGTGGGAACCACCCAAAAACAGCCGTCAGCATCAAAACCAAAATTATTACAGTTAGTCAACTTATTGTGGTCAAGATCATAGGTCTTAAAACCAGTGGAAGTCTTAATGGCAAGCCTACCATTCATACCCAGCTTACACATTCCTTTGGCGACAGGCTTAAAGCATCCATTAAACATATTATCAAACCCGAACATAATTTACTTCCTTCTTTATTTCTTATATATATTATATTATATTTTTTAAATAAAATCAATTTAAGGATTTTATCAAGTGTTAATTACCTTTTTAACCCACACAGCTTTTTTCTTCCCTCGCAGCTACACCAATCTCGCTCAGGGGTTGCCCAACAATGACCCATACCGGTATAAACATTAAAATGATATGCATCACATGGGATTTCGTCTATGGGATCTATATTAGTGAGAAAATCGTATACATCGCCCCAATTATTAATCTTTGGGTGGGAGCCGTCTTTTAGCGTAATTTTTTCTTGCCTATAATCAGCTAGCCAGTTATTTTCATAACAGAAATACTCTAACCAATGGGACTCGTCATTAAAATCCTCTGTAAGAATATCAATTATAATATCTTGATAATCTGCTATATAAAAAGACCCAAAGCCGCTACCACAAAGATCGTGTAATGCAATATCTAAATTATCTTGCTTGATTCTAAGATCCTCAAGTTGTTTCATTACATTAATAAAATGGCTTTTACTAATCATTACTTTTTTCTCCTTCCGGTAGCACCACTAGCCGTCCTTCTTCATCAGCCTTTAGCAACTTACGAATCCGCTCTGCCTTTGACGTATCATCACTAAAAGCAATTCTAATGATATTCACCGCATTTGCACATTCCTCCGGCGTACAACCAGTATTTAAATATGCCCGTAGCATCGGACAGTGTGCGGTCAGCACCGCTGTGCAGAATCCACCGACTGCAGTGCAATTTCCATTATCCTTATGACGGCAATCGCATAACATACAATTTACTGTTTCCATATCATTCCACCTCGTCCATTCTTGCGCCGCAGTCCTCACAATATTTTTTAATGGGCTTATCCCAACTACCCTCAGTAGTGATGACGAAACCGCAGGCGGAGCAGCACCACTCGTCTCCACCAAGATGCGCCCAATGGGCGTGTATCACAGGAGCAACGTCTGCGGCAGGGATACGATCTATGGCATCATGATAGCCACCATAATCAATATTGATTAGCTCTTTAACAGCTTTACGTTTAATGTATTCATCCATTTTCGTCACCATCCATTCTCACCTTGCAGTTGGGGCAATGGTCAAAAGTCGCCACGTTTAACGGCATTCCAGTGTCTTCGTCGAACTATTCCCACTGCCTATGCGCACCTGGTGTAATATCGACAGCTCCAATATAGCGGTAGTCATTACCACAAACAGAACAACGAAAGCGAAGATAAAGAGGCTTACTTGGCTCTCGTTCTAAAATCCAATGCCCATGTACTCTACTGGGACAACATCATCGAAATTTTTTGTTTTTTTCTTTCATCTTTCACCAGTACTTCAAAATACTCGTCTTTATCCGAACTAACCATAATTTCTCTACTATTTATTGCTGTACCTGTATACCAATTTTTAATACTATCAATATTAAATTGTATACTTTTAAGATCTAATGACATTTTAGGAATATGAATTTCAACTTTTGGGTTGTCTTCATCGATGCCCCAATAGTCAATATACAAGCGTCCTTTGTCTTTATAAACATGGGCGCGAGTACATCTAACAGCGCGTGGCTCATTGTACATCATCAAGAACCCCTCACCCCCTCAGCCTAATAATTATATAACATCTTATTTATAGATAATCCTCTAATACATATTTAATTTTATCTAATATGTCCATCTGATTAAGGATTGCAATGGTTCTTAAGATAGTTAAAGCATCATTTATATCATCTGATAGACAGATTGGGGACTCCCATTCATTGGCGAAAGCCCATTCTGCGTCTGTTTCTAAATGTTCAATCAATTCATCAATTTTCATTATTAACTTCCTCGGCTTCCTCCATATCAGGTGCCGCCGCAGATTCCTTAATTAAGCCTTCTAGCATCTTGAATGAATAGTTTTTGGTCTTATAGGCACAGAACTTAGGGCGATTAATAATACGAACGACTACGCCTTCGCGCACATGGGTCTTGCCAATGGGGTCGGGGCCGTCATAATATTGCTCTGCCATTTCTTCAACATAATTACCGACCGGATGATCTTCATCAAAATATGAGGCATCGGGCAAAATTACATGAACGAATTCAGGAACACACTTTACTCCCATCTGCTCACAGCGATAACGCATGAAATCAGGTGAATATTCTACAACATCACCATCTTCGTTAGTCATGGTCATGCGATATACATATAGATCGGACTGGGGCGCGTCACTGCCATCGGGTGAGCAACCATAACTAAATACAGTCTCTTCGCCATACTGCTTTACAAAATCTTTATCGAGCTTCTTGTTATTGCCCTTACTCATAATGGGAGTGCCGCTATCAGTAAACCCAACTACTTCATAATAGACTTCTTCACCCTTGTGCAGCTTGCCAACAAACTTGTCTTGATGCTGCTTGCGGAATGCATTACTGCCATAGAAACCACCATCCCAATCATCTAAGACAGTGCGGCGGGTGCCTGATACGTAGCCCCAATTATAGATGGGAATTGCACTTTCAAGTGCGTGTTCAGCAATTTTACGAGTCCAAGAACCAATATTTTTACCACTTAACATCGCATCAAGTGCATACTGATATATGCGATTAGTTGCTTTATATCCTTTTAATACTGGTAGATAGGCGGTGCGTTGCGATGTTCCGTGCATCTTCAAAGTAATTTCAATTTCATCACCGGGCTTAAAAGCGCCAAGATTATACGCGAGCTGCTCGGTATCAGCATGCTCGGTAAAGAGTGGAGCCATGGGTACATGCTTCTTACGAGTTTTATTACCTTTACCCTTTGCGGAATTATTACTGCTACGACCACGAGGAATATACTTCTTACAAATCTCATGCCCATTAACCACAGTGATGGTATCACCAATATTAATATCATCAAGATTCACACCGGTATATTCAAGGCAAGAAATGGGCATAAATATGCCGTCCGATCTCTCACCACGTAACTTAATAGGTCTAATATTGCGCTTCTCAGGATCGAGATATCCAGTATCGGGTGTGCCGTCCGGCTTTTTGCGGCAAAGATGATTCACCACACAAAATTCTTCGCTCAACTGTAGGTCTGAGGGAAAATAAATGCCAATCTCGCCCTTTACTACGTCCAGCCCCACGCAAGTATCACTACCAAAAAAAGTTGCAACCTGAAGTCTGTCTGCGTTGGTGTGGGGACGAAGCTTTTCTACTGCTACTACATAACCACAATGTTCACTCATATTATTTTACACTCCTTTTTTAAATTGCACATTTTCCAAATTTATCACGTCTTAAATAAGAATATATTGCATCTTCCTCGCCGTAATCAGGCTCCCATTCAAACCAATTAGTAATATCTTCCGCATCGCGCAAAAGGTATGCACCATCTTTGTAATCCGTAAAGCGAGTGTTACTCGACTCAAACTGGTATAGTTTATTCGCGTCAGTAAACACAACCACAGTCTCGTCTCCGCTAATAACCGAAACCAGAATAGCACGAGGCTTTTCGTCCTCCGGGATACTACACCACCTAATTTTATTCGCGTAATCATAGATTTTGAATTCCATAAATATTACCAATTCCTTATTCTTTATATATATTATATCATATATTTATATATAAATCAATAAAAGAAGAATGATTAAAAATAATCATTCTTCTTTATGACGAATAAATTTCTCTACGGTAGGATAACGCTTTATATCTTCTGCGGCGATATCTACAAAACCCCAATCCTCATCGGGATCGAAATCATGTTCTGCGGCCCAACTGCGGAGATAATCATCCAAAGAGTCCCAATACCACGACCAATTATCTACGCCACCGCAGTTTAGAGCGTAAAGCTTATTAGCAGCAGAGAGAAGGCCAACCAATTCGTCTTTTTCAATTGCCAAATATTCCACTATATATCTCTCCTTTAATATGCATCTTTTCTCTTTAAAGAACGACCAGGGCCTGTAATGAAATCATATACATTGCCCCAGTCTTTAATCTCGACATTTTTCCCGCCGATTTTAATATCGGTTTTGTTATAACCGCGCAACCAATCTTTTTGATGGACAAAATACGAAAGCCAATGGGCATCATCATTCAAGGCGTCCTCTAGAATTTCAATGGGGAGGATAATTGCCGTTGAAATATAGAACCCACAGAAATCTGAATCCAGCCTTCCAAAGGCTTTATTTAGAGCCTCCATATTCTCTTCCATTTCCTGCAATTCTTCCATATAGCGTTTAAAAAGCACTCTATCCATATTTAATCCTCCAATACGAGACAATTTACAAAGCCAGAATATGCCGTACAAGCATCAATCGCAATAATACCTTTACTGTAATAGGGGGTAAAAATAGCGTCACTCCCCCACTCCGGAGGTGAATTTTCATCAAAAGTGGCGTGACCCCAAGAACAATGCCAATGACCTGACACAATAGTTTTATCTTTTACAATATCTCCAGTGGCGGCGGCCAGCATACCATTCCGCCAACGGGCTTCTTTCCATGCGCGTCCATTCGCGGGGTATTTTCGCCAGTTGATGCCATAAAAATCTTTATAATCTCCTACATCGGGAATCCACCCATGGACAAAGATATAATTTTCTGTCTCATAATAATCCACCATTTGATCGAGCAAAACAGAAAAAATTGCATGGGCTTTAATAAAATCTTTTTCATCTACGCTAAATGGATCGTCTTTACCGGCAAGCTGACAAATCGTATCTGCCGTACCATTAGAAATATCATGCGACCAAAATTGCTGTCGGTCACAGCACTCTTCAAAAAGATCTTCGTGATTACCGCGAATCAGGATTTTGTTGGGGCAGTCGCGCATATATGCCACCATTTCTTTAGCCTGCGGGCCGCGGTCAAGCAGGTCGCCGCACACTACGAGTTTATGCTCAGGGTTGCCATTTTCAAAGCCGGCTTCATTAAGAGCCGCTTTCATTGCCTTAAAAAAGCCATGAACATCAGACACAACAAAATATTTCATTTATTATCACCACTTTCCCTTTTTAATATTCTTAAAAGTCGTTTATTTTTACAAAGTCTTCTATTAATACGAATTTATCTTTCATAAAATGTCCAAAACCAATGCATTTTTCTTCCCAAGCAATCAACTTCAACAATATCATTATCTAATACATTTGTTTCATAAAGCATCTTCTCAAGTGCATGAAGCTCACGGAAATAATAATCAAGTTCTTTCTTGAGATTTTCTATTGCTTCTTCTTGTGTTTCTCCATACCCATGGATACTTGTTAAATCAAAGTTAAAATATTTATCAGCATCATTAAATAAAAAGCACGAATGAGATTGCCATTTTTCTTTGCCGTCATTATAATGTGCAATTTTCATTACCATAATATCCCCTTCTTTAACCGTAATAGCCCCCATCAGGCGCATCTTTTTTATAGGACATGCATCCTACCGGATTGCGATGACATTCAATCTCATAGACGCATTTGTGACAATCTCTTGCTGCGATAGTAGCGTCCATCTCACAGAACGTCCCCATCCAATGAATACACTTTGTATTTGGTGCGGTACAGCGTCCATGCTCATAGTTACAATACATACTTAATTTCCTCCATTATTTATCAAATGTTAATACTTCATCATTCATCGTATTAATAATTACGAATGGTCCCTGAACGCCGCAACAGTAATCTGATGCAGCTCTGAGGGCATATAAGATATGATCGGCTGGACTGAGATCATCCTTGAAATATTGAGTTGTACTAATTAAGCTCCCGATTGCAACATCTCGCCCGCAGCCGACCGCCGCAAAGTCACGATCCGGCACAAGAACCGAATAATCATTTTGAATTTCAAAAAGTTTATTTTTCGCCCCGAGAAGAAAATTAGCGCCCCTATTTGTTTCACTTTCACTGGGAATATTTCCTTGAAAAAGAGCAATAAGATTGGGAATAAATGTTTTAACTATATATCTATGATCAATCTCTTTATCTTTATAAAAATCAACCTCGGGGAATAAATTCTCACTATATTTTAGAAGATCAATATGACGAAATGTAGTTGTACTACCCATTACAACATTTTTAAAAACATCATGATGAAACACTTTAGGCTGGGTATTTACACTTTTTGTGTATCCATTACTCCCCAAGCTGTCAGCTCCCATCCATACACAATCATTTTTCTTATCGACAAATCCAATAATGCAGGTCATAAATCAATCCTCTCCTATAATCCTCTTTTACTTTATATAAATATTATATCATATTTTTTAACAAAAATCAAAAAAGGCGTGTCTTAACCAGACACGCCTATTAAATATTTAGATTTTAAATCTTTTTGGGCATCTTGGCATAGCCAATAAAACCAAGGACAATAGCGGGAATATAAAACACGCCCCAAGTAATCATTAGCAGGATAGATACACACTCACAAATTACACCGGCAAGTACAAGACCTCGTTTATAAATACAACCACCAACAGTATGCAGGATAGTTCCTACACCACCGGCTACCAGACAAGGTGCAACCAGCGCCATACCAATTGCCGTACCTACCGATTCGGCAGAGTCAACACCATTTACACCGCTCGATGCATCGCAAAAACTGTAAATCATAAAGATGAGACACAGAAATAGCCAACGCCACACTAATAATCAGACAAACATTTCTGGACTTAAACATTATATATCTCCTTAATAAAATTAATTAACTAAATAGAATTAAAAATAAAATAAGGTACAAATAAAATTGTGGTGCGCTTGGCGGGACTCGGACCCGCGACACCCGCATTAATGGAGACGAAAATAAGATTTGGACTTATATTTTTTCCCACTCTTCATCAGATAAAAGATTTATTTCTGCTTTTTTCGTAGGTAAATTTTCTTTTTTACACCATTTACGAATAGCATTATCTGTAACCCCATAACTTTTTCCAATAGAAACAAATGATTTTGTCCTAATTAATTGTTTCAATTCTTCGCGAGATGGGCGTTCAACTACCCGCTATACTATTGAAGAACATTCTAGGCAATAAGTCGTGTTGTTAGGCAATAATTTTCCACAATGTTTACAATAATGTTTTTTTCCTTTTCTAGTTTCTTCATTCTGAATTAATAAAAACTAAGCTCGTTCTTCGTCAAATAATTCCTACCAATTTTCAGGAACTTCATAATATCCTGCATGGATACCTCTGTGACAATTGGCACAAACTAGAATACATTTACGAGCCTCATTAATTTGTCTATCTAAGGACACCATTACCTATGAAGATAATTTTAATTCTTTTTCTTCAGGATTTACATGGTGAAATTCTAAGGCTTCCTAAAATTGATCAAAACCACAAAGACAACATTTTCCATGAAACAAAGAAATTAAATTAGCTTTTCTATTTCTAACAAAATTGTGAACATTTTCTGAATTGCTTTTAGCCATAAATAGCACTTCCTTTCACCACTATTTAAAACTTTAAGCAATTTATTTAATCTTTTTTGTCCAAGTGCGAAATGTATTTCTTATACTACTTCGTCAAGTGCGGTGCTACTACCAACTGAGCTACAAGCGCATATCCTTTCCGTTATTCAGCAATACCAAATACTATTCATAGAAAAAAGAATATCAATTCCTTCACCGTATCCAAGACTTCTAAGGCATTCTTGCATTAAGTCATCTATTTCCATATGTCCACTTTCGCCAGCATAGCCTTCATTTTTGTCAAAAATTTCTTGAGCTTTTTCTTTAAACTCTTTTGGCGTCACCGCTAATACCCTCCTTATATTTGAAATTACTCATAAATACCGCCTTCAACCTCGAAAAAATCCGAAAATTTAATGCCATAAAGTCGAATATATTTCTCGCCTTCCCACCAATCTACATCAAATAAAATGCCATCACTCCTAAAACCATCTGGAGAGGCTATTTGTACAGGGAGCGTTTCCCAATCTTCGCCGTTATAACTAATAGCTAACTTTACAAGGACAGAATCAGTATAACGATAATGATTCCAATAGCGGTAAATATATTTTGCAACAGCTTCATAGCCAGTTTCACCATTTTTAAGTTTGATTTCAATCATTTCTCTGCTCTCCACTTTCATGTTCTCTTTTTTCATAACAATTTAAAAACGGATCATCAGGCTCACAGATAGAGCATGGTTTACCGTCACAAGAGCTAGGCGGATAATAGACGCAAGACTTACAGACCCAACTTGCATCATTCTTATTCATTATTTTTCTCCTTGTCTTTAAGTTCCTGATTGCCCACATCCCCAAAAATATCGCAATAAGTTCCCTTCCACTGAATATAGCTTATATGATCCATATGGCAAATGGCACCATCTGCAGGACAATAAAAATCAGCCATTTCTATTTCTCCTTCGATAAAGCGACTCTTCTAATTTAAAAAGTACCAACCCCAATCTCTTAGGTACTCTGATACCAAAAGCTTTAGGAGTAAAGAAACTACACTCTTCGCATGTTGGATTCATACAATGGGGATGCATACAAATATTTTCCATAAATGGTCGCATATTAACATCACGTTCCTTACAGATCTGATTTTTGCTTTTTGTCTTTTACTTTCCTCGTAAAAAACAAATACATTACTTCAGTCCCATAGAGATTCTTAGCCATCTGGGTAGAAATCAATTTATAACCTTCATTAGAAAATGCATCAAGCGCTTCTTCTAACGCCGAGGTTGCATAATTAGAGCATCGAAAAACCTTGTTTTCAATTTTCATTCTATTCCTCCACCATATTTACATTTTCACCGTTTTTTAATTTGGCGCGGCAAGAAGGATTCGAACCTTCGCACGGCTAAAAGCCGCCTAACTGATTAGCAATCAGTCCTCTTCACCTTTTGAGTATTGCCGCATAATTAACAACTATGAACAATTATATTGTAATCTTTTATATTTTTTATATATATTCGTCTTTTAAATAAATCTTTTTATGACACCAAGGACATTCAATAGATACTATAATTCTTTGTCTCCAATCGTTCATAAAATCAATGTCAAAGTCTTGATAATATCCACCGGTAGGCTTTCTATGAGCATCTTTTTTCTGATAGGTAAAAACGCAATCGCATTTAGGGCATCGCTGGGTAAATATAGGATTATCAGGTTCTTTTCCCTTACTAATTATTTTAATTGCCATAATTATTCCTCTTCACCTTTTGAGTTTTTTTTGCATATTACCTAGGCGCTTTCTCTATAGGAGTCAATAAGACCAGACCTATAGAGAAAGCTAATGATCGCATGCGCTTACCTAACCTCGATCAGCGAGACGGACTCGAACCGTCTTCATGGAGCTGGATGAGAATTACGATATCTCGACCTGGCGTTTACAAGGCGCCTGCTCTGCCTCTGAGCTAATCCAGCATGTAATTGGGATTTTCATTATTAAAAATCCCAATTAGTTATATAGGGGAAGTTAAAAAAGATTATTCACCTTTTTCTATTATTATAATAACAAATTTTTTATAAAATGTCAAATAAAATCATGTGGCGCGCCCCGGAGGTGCCGACCCCCATACCATTGCTGGTACCCACGGTTTTCAAGACCGGTCTCAAGGCCGCTTGAGTTCAGGACGCAAATATTAAAAGCGAGAGCTTTAATAAAAAAGACTCTCGCTATAAATTACAACCGAAAATCAAAAAATGAAAAATCGGAAGGGGTCGAGTAGATTATCTACGTCACTATCAGTAAAAGTCATATGGTAACTACCATAATCGTTAACAAACTGATTGCGAAGCTTGGAATATTTCTTTTCCGCCTCTTTAATCGCCTTATAAGCATCCGACAGCTCCTCGGCACGTGCCTTACGCTCTGCCTTTAGAGCCTTTTCCTTTTCCTTCTTTTCGTCAAGAGCCTTATTATATTCTTTCTCAGCCTCTTCACAAGATTTAACTGAATCATAAAAACTCTTTGTAACTTCTGAATAAAATTTCATTTTAAAGCCTCCCTATGCTTTTTGCGGTCAACAGTCTCAACTTCTGTATCCCGCAGATAATAAGATTTTTATTCGCGCGAATGAGTATTTACATACTCTGGTACTCTCGGCGGGGATTCGAACCCGGCATTTTCGCCTTTGGTGTTAGATATAAGACTTGCACTTATATCTTTAGCCATTCTTCATCTTAAATTGAACTACAATGACCAAAATTTTACTTTAAACTAATCTAACGAAAGGGCGAGGACCTCACCTGTTAGTCGACGAGAGCATATGTGGTGCGCCGAGGGGGATTCGAACCCCCACGAACTTGCGTTCAGCGGATTTTAAGTCCGCGGTGTCTACCATTCCACCACCGGCGCATATAAAACTATTGGAGCTGGCAGGCTTGAAACAAAGTTGTTTATCTTTAATTACTACTTAGTAACTAATGTTTTAACTTAAACTACAAGCCTGCTTTTATATTACTCTTTTATGAAAGTATACCCCTTATAATCAGGAAATACACCATTTACAATATCACTAATTCTACATTTTGCAGTTTTTAATTTAATACCTATCCATATTTTATTTTGAATAAAATATTCCGCCGCATCAGACTGTGATTCAAAATATTTATTTATTTCTGGACAATATATTTTAGTCTTTTGAAATGGATGTTCATTGCCAGGCTGTTTGGTTGTTCCCGGCGCTCTATAAAAGGTCATATTATTCAATGAACTAGGCGGACCGCTACCTTTTATAGCTTTACCTAAGATTGTAATAACTGTTTGAATGGGTTGCTTAGAAGAACCAGTATAATAACCATTGTCAATTAAGTAACGAGCGGCAACTCCAATAGTTTCGAATTCTTTATCCAGCTCTAAACAATAAATATGCTGTCCCGCAAACTTAACATTTAATGTTTTAATCCAGTTTTCTAAATCAATTATATCCGACAAATCTTCTTTATTCGCAGATAAGTGTTTTAAATGATAGCCACAAAAAACATCATCTGTGTCAATTACTTGACGAATTCTATCTTTAATATATTCTTTAGACCAGTCCGTAAGACGTTGAATCTCTCTTCCTAAAAATTCTATTGAATTTACGATAAGATTAGCTTCTACAATTAAGACTTGTTGGTAATTTCCAAAACTCTGATTACCGCCAACGTTAGCATTATACCCATTACGATAGGTATCTAACTTTTGAATCCAATATTGTTCTCGGGTATCTAATTCTGCCAAGTCAACAGTTTCCAGCTCTCGTAATTCAAAATTTTCGACTCCAAAATCCTGAATCGCTTTATGGATTTTTGATGTACTACGTTTATCATAACAATGTTCATAGTATCTATCTTCAATATTCCTACTGGTCTGACCCACATATTGTTTTCCATTTAATTTATTTGTAATAACATAAATATGTCCTTGAATCAACAAAACACCCCCCAACATTTATTTTTTTAATGGCGCCGGAGCAGAGACTCGAACTCTGATTTAAGGATTTAGAATCCTCTGTCCTACCGTTGAACGACTCCGGAGTATTTCTGGCATCCTAAGAGAGCGATTTTTTATTATCGCTCTCTTAACTTTCTATATATATTATATCATATTTTTTTTAAAAAATCAACTTTTATATCCCACAGGGTCAAACATTGGAGCATATTTTTTAACATGATTATGTGTTACAATGCCCACTAATGTTTCATGATTATCAACCTCTTGAATATAAATATATGCCTTATCCGTAGTCACGGCAGCTCGTCCTCGAGGGTAAGTAATCTTTTTTGCGCATTCTTCAACTCGTTTCATATCATAAGTATTAAGTTCTACGCGGCTAACACTACTTATAATTGTAAAAACGGGCATATCATTTTTGAATATCGGCTTTGTGTCTATAATTCTTCCACACCATTTAATTGTAAACTCCTCATGAATTGAGGTAACAATCAAATGGGTTTTAACCATCACATTTTCAATCATCTTTTTAGCCCAGAGAAAAAGTCCAAGACTCCTTCTTCTACTTCATTAATGACAACATCCTCACCCTTTGGCGCAGGAACAGACTTATGGTAAGGATGTTGCTCTTTCCAACAACTTAGAAAATGTTTTTGAATATGCTCTTCGGTCCTAAAAGAACGTCCACAAGTAGGGCAAATATACATAAACGACTCTCCTTTTATTAGAAGTGATAAAGTTTATCCCACCACTTTTTAAAACCATTTGTCATATCATGCCAATCGCTATCCCAAAAGTCGGAATTCGCGGCAGATAGATTAGATGCGACATTTTTGGTGTCCTGACAAGCGGGCGAATCAGACATGGCAAATTTAACCTTCTGACAATCAAGCAAAATTTCATACTTCTTAATAAGTGCATCAAATGAAGCCGAGATTTCTTCGAGTTTGCCCTGCAACTTTTCGTTCTCAGAGCGCAGCTTATCCGCCTCTTGTCCTCTCACTTTATACGCGTTAAACCAAAATTCCGCGACATCTTCCAGCTCACTTACTCGTTTTGCGTAAGGAAAAATTAGTTCCTTACATCTTTTCCAGGCAATCTTCCAGTTCATTCTTCGCCTCCGCCAAAAGGTCTACTGCATCACTGTAGTATTCACGATACTTCTCAACAGACTTCTCTGCCTTTCTAAGCCAATCCTCGGCCTCCTTGAGACGGGCCGCCGCACGAGCCATTCTACGCTCTGCCACCTTCTTATTACAACGGAGCGCTGCGAGACGCTTGCCGGCCTCCTCATTGAATCCATCTCTGGGATCACACTTTGCGCCGCCCTTAACCGAGCGTCCTGCGTAAGAAGAAACAGCATATACTTTATATGGCATACCATTTGTATCGATCGCAAAATAATACTTGTACTTGTCAAGCGGGAATCTACTCATTATTTATCATTTCCTTTCATATTTTCTATATATATTATATCATATAATAAAAGATAAATCAAATAAATAATTTTAATCTTCTTTAATTCTTCGATAGTCAAAGTTTTTGAAAGATACTTAATAGAGGTTAAATACTTTATCAGTTTTGGTAATTAAATATCTTTTTTCTTTTCCTTATTTCTTATAATAATATTATAACAAATTTTTTTATAAAAAACAAATGGGGCGACTTTTTTTATCAGCCGCCCCAATAAAGATTCTTTATATATAAAAAATCTAAATATTTTCGCCTTATTTACAGTATTACCCATCAAAATCCAAAATTTTCTCTGTTATTTGTGTATTTATTATTTTACTCACATAACTGTAGCCTTTTTTTATAATTTAATTTTATTAAATTTCTATTCTTCCAAATTATTCAAAGTGCGCGGATGCGGTCTGCAAAATCACAGGCGAAAATCTTGCCTGTCTAACCGCTTTTTGCTCGAATTGCATCGGCAATGTCTTTAAAAAGCTCACTTAAATTTTCAATGTATGGAACTTTCTGTGAATCAGCAAATGCTGTCACATATTTATCCATCCACTCCTTGCTTGGCTCCTTGCCAGCGCCGAAAGACTCCGTGAGATCAATCAGCATACAACTCGTGAGCCAAAACGTCGTATTTTTTCCATCCGTATTGTTATAATCGAAGCGGCAAGGGTAGCTGCCATCGCTAAAACTTGTGCGTTCAAACACCGCTGACAGGCGCACCCACGTTTTCGCCGCAACATTAAAAGCCATGTTTTGCGCTGCACAAGGCTCGGCAACAGGCCAATACCAATCGCAAGTGCCCTGTGTAGCAGACGCGAACTGCACCTTGAAGCTGATATAGTACTTGTGTGATGCAACCAGATTGTACGCTGCGGATGTCAGCGTACATTCTCCAGCGCCGGAAGGGATGATCTTGATACTGGACGCGGCACCGTCACCCGGTGTGATGCTTGACAGCTGCCACGAACAATTTCCACGTGTAGCTGGGAACCAACCTTTCCCGCTATTCGCTACCAGATTTGTAAGTGTCACATTAGTAGGCATATCGTTTCACCCCGCTTTAATATGTACTATTGATTTTCTGCGTAATTGCAGAATCAACATATAATTTAGATGCTCCGCCAATATCATTAAGAATCTCTGCTGGTGTGCGATAGTACACCCATCCAGAATCATCCAATACAGCAATTTTGCTCGGTGTACGCCCTAAATCGCTAGCCTATGTAGACTGTAACCATGTACCGCAAAAATATTTTCCATTGACGTTACCGGTAAATGTACCACCAGATTTGTCCATTTTGTTATCTAATTTCGAGTTAAGATAATCAACATTAACTGCCTGTGAACCCCTATTAGAGTCTGGACTTGCAATGGCCAAACGACAGTATGCAGGGCCAGCTGTTCCAGAGAATGAGTTTGCAAATTGAATTTCATTAACAGCGGGATCATTATTTGGAATTATTTCTGTTGTTTGATAACTAGCTAATTCAAATGTTATTGATTTCGGATTAACTGTCCCCGTAACATTAATGTTACCATCTACCTGCCCGCCGGATTTATCAAATTTTTTATCAAGTTCCGATTTAATAACTTTGTTCTGCACGGGGTTAGTTGATGATTCGGATATAGCACTATCAATGGTGATTTTGGTTGCGCCTGCTGCGATTCCGTCAAGTTTAATTTTGTCAGATGCAGACATAAGACCAGCCTTGTTTCTATCTTTATCAACAATGGTATTATCAGCCTTCTCATCCAATCGTCTATTCAAATAAAGAACAGAAACAGCCATATCGTCTCTACCATCTAAATTGTAATCTGGCGTAAATATACCACCGATGGTAACTTGAGTAGATTCATTTGTGTCGTAGCTGCCATGAAGTGTAATCCCAGGAACGTACTCGCCTCTGTCTCCTACGTATTCTCCGGGGTTAGCGTATACTGTTATGTTTGAAGATTTCAAAGTTGCCTTTGCTAAAAATTCTGGCTCCGTAATAGTCGGCTTATTTGTTCCTATCTTTTCATTGAGTAACCCTGTAATAACTTTGTTTTGAATCGGATTGGTAGACGTTGCTGAAGTAGCACTATCAATTGTAATTTCATCATATGGTAACTCAGAGAACTTTTTTTACACCATCTCCGATTTTTCTTTTTACTTTACCATCATTGGTTTTAACAATAATCATTTTTCCGTCATAAAGAACCGGATTTTTACTAGTCCAGTTTTTTTCCGTGTCTCGTTTCAATTGGATTCTTGTATTAGATAAATAAGACAAGCAAATTCCTCCTTATATAGTAAACCGTCCCGTTTCACAACGAAGCGGTTCTAGTTTGATATTTATTCATGTTATATACTCCCACCATATATATAGTTAGAAGCTGCCCCACTCGATCCACCAGAAAATATAGTTGGCAAGTCTGTTTGTTCAACCCAAGTGCCTGATACTTTTTTGTAAACTTTTTTTGACTTTAACCAAGAACCATCGCATTTGAGGAAGATACTTGTAGCTGAAGCAGTGGCAGATATTGCTTTAGCGTAAAGAGTAAGGGATGTGGCTTTTAGGGGGGAGGCCCCAGAATTATCTACCGGAGTTGTTATATTGGCTGGATTATTGGAATTTATAAGTGTTCCATTATTGTCATACCAGCCCTGAAAAACATATCCCGGTTTGACTTTAGCCTCAAAAGGAGCCGCGCTGCCTTGAACGACATGAGATGGGACATAAGTCGAACTAATCCCATCTAACCCCTGAGAAGAACAAAGACAAGTGCCATTATACTTTACAGTCCGATATTTCTGATTACCAGTGGGAATAGTCATATAATAAGGCCAGAATGTTAATGTTACATCCTCTGAGGTAAAGAAAATAGTTACAGTGTCGTTAGAACCACTTGCAGACATGCCTATTGCATAACCCATTGGACATTTTATCGAAATGGTTTTTGGCACTATAGAATTGGCAGATGTAACTGTCTATTTGTCAAAAATTTTATTTTGACTAATTGCTTCTAAGTTGCCTCTTTTAAGGGCAATAAGTTCATCGGAAGTTAAGGAGTTTAAATCACAGGACAATAGGGCGTGGACAGAGCCATCAAATGGTGATAAAGTAGTTAGTGTAATTGTAAGCATTTTTCTACCCACTTTTGGGTAAAGTGTAACATTTTCTGTTACAGTAAACGTGTATGGATTGGCCTCGCTCACGAGCTGGGTTAAAGTTAAATCACTATACCATCCATAAAGCTCCCACGTTTCGTCTTCAGGGGTAAATGTAAATGTTACATCGCTACCCCAAGGAACAGTAGTTGCGCTAACAGTCGCGGTGCCATGTTCAGCAGAACCCACAGATATGCTAAGATTATTTCTGTGTGCTTTAGCATATAATGTAGTATTGGCAGTTATAGTTGCAATATAAGGATTGTTCGAACTAACAATTGTTGAATACGTATCATCTGAATACCATCCATCAAAAATGCATCCAGTATTAACTACCGCAGAGAAAATACAACTGCCATTTGCTGGAATCGCTGAATCGCTTACGCTAGCAGATGATATATTTGCGCCAGCAACCGCCGCACATGTAAACAATTTTACATCATGGGTATCTTTAGCGTATAATATTAAATCCGATGTCGGACTAACTGAATAAATTCGGTCTGTGCTTACAAGATTCGTGCAAGCGACGTCACTATACCATCCTTCGAATGTTTTTCCATCTGCTACTGTAGCTGTAAAAGTTACAATATCGCCATCATAAGCTTCAGCTTTATCAACAGTAGCTGTTACGGTATTACTGACAGATTTGGCGGCGCAAGCATACTATATGAAATACAGTGATAAATTAATCTCCAGAAGTGTTACTGCATTTACCGTATTATTTGCATGTAAGTGAAAACGAATAACACTATTTTTAGATGATTGCAAGATAGCTTTGTCCTTGAGACCTTTAACATCTGTATATATGCCACTCGTAGGCGGAACTTGTGAGGCTACTTGAGAATCATCAAACAATAAGCCGACAAAGCAATTTTTATTATTTGTTAGCACAGATGTAAAAAAATTAACGTCTGCCTCTACTGGATGCGCTTTGTCATTCGGGTATAAAATGGCTTTTGATGTGTCATTTAAAATTGCATATCCATTTTTTCCACCATTCATATAAAGTCTCGCCAATATATAATTACCGAAAGAAGTAATGCCAAGACTTACACCATCTGCATTTAAATATGTTTTAGCGTCATCCTTATTGGTTACAAGTAATGTTCTTTTTACTTTAGTTGGCATTTAATTACTCACCACCATATGTGACAGTAGAAACACTTCCGTCTGAATTTGAAAAATAAATAGTAAGGCTATTAGCCCCATCTTTAAACGCAACGACTAAATGGTACACGGCCCCATCATAATACCACATCGGAGCATCATTAAGAATAAATCCTATAATCTCATCAATAGTTGTTCTTTCGTCAAGAATTTGAATACCATCAACAACTTGTGCCGTAGAAAGATGATGAAAAGTAAGTTCATTATAAGTCAAATTAGCGTTTTCATTCATTTGTTACCCCTCCGTTTTCAAGTATAAGTCGCCATCTGCACCAAGAGTATTAACTGGGTCAGCCGTACCAGTGTAATATGTTGCAGTTGTAACAGATAGAGTGCCGTCATCGGAAATGGACAGGCCGTTGCCAATTTTAATTGCTCCGATAGAAGTCGTGGTGGCAGTGGGAAGATAGTTAGAGTTTAACGTCTTATATTTGTTATTTGCACCAGAAGGAACGAGCGAAGAAACATACATTAGTGCGTCATCAGCTTCATACCTCATAAAATACAATCCTTTTTTAGGAAACAGAAAAGACGAACTTGCAGATACAATCTGCTCTGTATTATCTTCTAAAATATAATACATAAAACTAACTTCTGATCCGCTTGATTCGTAAAATTTCACTATATTGTTAGTGGCAACGTGATTATTAAACGATTGGGTTGCTTTCCATGAAGCTACAACAGCGCCTTCTTTTTTTGATGTTCCAGTTGATAATGTAGTCGAAATTACGGTTATTGTAGCTCCCAAAAAATACGACTCATTGAATTCCTGTTCTGAAACCAAATAATAAAATCCTTTTTCTGTTGTTATTTTTCCATCTGTACTCCCATCCCATGTAATGCTATCCATATTTATTGTATAGAATGGTCTATTCTTAATATAATCACTTGCAGTTTCATCATTCTGATTCCAATCGCTCTGAACCGGTGTACCAGTTCCGCCACCAGATGGTAACGTAGCTGGCTCCCATTCCGTGGGTACACCATTACTGTCAACCGCCTTTACCTTCGGTATCTGGCCTACAGACGCAGAGGTAAGACCAAGTGATTTTGATTCATTTATCAATGTCACATCACCAGTTTGTCCGTTAACCGATGTTACAACATTATTATAAATCTATTCATCAGTATATGGAAGCTAAGTAAATGTCTTAACTCCATCACCAATTTTTAGACGAGTCTCTCCTGCACTCGTTTGAACAACTATTATTTCTCCCTCGGCAAGCACTGGATTTTTCTAAGTCCAATTAGCCGCCGTATCAGTTCTATTTTTTACTGTAGCTTGTATAGTTTTTGTTGTTGCCATTTCTTAACTTCCTTTCTATGTGTTTTATTCCGTTGTTGCGAACGAAATAAAACCATTATAATTTTCCAATAAAATCTAAAAAATTAAATAAATACATTAAAGGTTTTTGCCCAATAAAAAACAGGGAGTGGTGAATATTTTCACTACTCCCTATAAAAATTATATATTATTTATTAGGCTTTGCCACCATCAATAATTAATACATCGCCTTCAGCAACGAATAATTTCTGAACATCGACGGCTTTAATGCCAATCTTATTCTCAGTGATTGCGATACTGGTATCATCAGCTACGGGAACTGCAATATTGACAGCCTTACTCGCATCAGCCTTTTGGGCCACATCATTGATCTTAATAGATTCAATAACGTTGGCTTGCGCGCCTTCAGCAATGCCTGCCAACTTAGTACCTTCGGCTTCAGTGATTAAACGATCGGTGCCATTCTTCTCAACATACTTATTGATTGCGGCGATGGCGTCCGCAACCTTTTTATCCACTGAACCAGCACCATCACCATTCAAGGTCGCAATAGCTGTAGTATTCTTTTGAACATCGCCAGATAGCGTACTGTACTCACCCTGGTGAGCAGCAGCATAGTCAATTAACTCTTTGAAAGTATTAACAGTGCTATCATCACTGACTTTATTCGCCCACTCATTAATAGCGGTATCAACTTTCTTGGCAACAGAGCCATCAACGGCGCTTGTGCCATTTAATACATCAATAGCATCAGCATTTTTCTTAACTTGGCCGTCTTCAAGAGTCTTAATGGCCGCGGCCGCATCAGTGCCAGCTTTTTTAGCTTCAGCAATTGCAGCATCTTTACCATCAGCATAAGTCTTAGCCTGCTGTAGAATACCAGTCTTGGCATCGTTGATAGCAGCAATCGCATCGACATTTTTCTTAATGTCTGCTTTAACTACGGCATCATCATAGGTAGCTGCTGCCTGAGCTTCCTCAATCATCTTAACAACAGTCTTACCCTCGGCGACAGTACCAACCTTATCAGCAAGTGTATTGACTGCAGCAGCGGCGTCAGTGCCAGCTTTTTTAGCCTCAACAATGGCATTAGATATAGCACCACCATCGGCTAATGATGTATTAATACCCTTGATACTATTGGCATTAGCAGTAACTTTCTCAGTCAGTTCAGTGAGCTTGGCATCAGATGCAATACCCTTGGTCTTGGCATCGACATAACGACGGACGTCGGCAATTGTATTGCCATCAGTAGTAGCAGCTTCCGCACTGATATCACCAATTAAAGCAGTCTTAGCAGCATTAACAGTAGAAACAGTTGCTGCATTATTTACACCGGCTTTATAGTCGCCATCAAATGTTAAAGTATCCTGCTTACCACCAAGAGCATCCTCAAGACCGGTAATTTTGCTTACACCAAGATCAGGAATATCAGCGGCAACAAGAGCTTTACGTGCAACAGTTACAATACCATTGGCTTCTGTAATCGCGGTAACAAATTGATTGTCAACAGCCTTATCATCATTTTTGAGTTTACCAATTTCCGTAGTTAATGCAGCGCCCGCATTTTTCTCCGCTGCGCCGGCAACTTTATCCGCATATTTCTTGGCGCCCGCAATTGTAGCGGATTCGTCAGTGTCAGTTGTAGCGCCTTCTAACGCCGCTTTAGCGGTATTAACATAACCCTATGCGGTATCATTAATAGACTTAACAGTGGCATATGCCGCATCTTGAAGTCCAGTAACAGCAACTTCCGTACCATCAACTTTGATAGTGCCATTGGTGTCGCCTGCAGCTACTGCCTGAACAGCGCTATCAGCCTTGCCAAGGGATGCAACTACATCAGTGGCAAGCATTCCTATAGTAATGGAACCGTCCTTAACACTAGCAGTTACCTTATGAGTGTCGCTAGAGACATTAATTTGAATAGCATCATTCTCACCCGAACCGCCAGTGACATACTCAATTAAAGTACCAACATTAATATAGAGGGGTTTTGCGCTATTAGCAAGATTTAATTGAATATATGTGCCAGCTTCAGCAACACCCTCAGGCAGTTTACCAGCTACAAATGTCTCAACAGAGCCAGATGCAACGACTAGATCCTTTGGGATATTAATTGCGATGCCTTCATTTACGCCATCTTTAGTCAAATGATATGTGGCGATGTCGCCTGCGGCCGCTGTCTCGTCTTTGATCAAACTATATGCGGGGACTTTGACTTCGGGAATCTCAACTTTGAGACCGTCATCCGCAAGAGACAGGGCATTACCAGCAGCTTGAGAAACCTTAACTGCTACGCTAGGCTTAGTGGCGCTGCCAGCTATAGTGACGCTATTATCGCCAGCCTCAACACTCTCGAGACGGGCCTTCGCCACAGCCTCAACATCAGCAATTAACTTATAAAGACCAGACGCCTCAACACCCTCAGCGGCAGCCGAGCCAACTGCTTTTGTGAGATTGCCTACTTGGGTTTGCAAATTAGAAACATCTGTAGCAAGGTCACCAGTTGCAGTAGTTTGCGCTAGCTTAACAAGTGTACCGGCCTCACTGCTAATCATGTAGGCTTCGCACTTACCATCCGCGACCAATGTCAGAACTTGGCCGACATATGCGGTAGCGCCACTCGCAGCATAAGTTTCTAATTCTGTCTTATCATACCATACGGCGGTCGTATCGAGAGGAATAGGATTGCCGCGTTTGATATTCATAGGAAGTGCCATATAGGCAGCATTATTTAAAATAGTAGCCATATTATTTATCCTCCCTTATTATTAACCGATTGTGACAGCATATGTTTCAGTGCTATCAATAGATGCAGGTTGATATACCCAAACATTATATGCCGCGGCTGTGAAACCTTCAGCGCCTTCAACTTGAACACTACTGGCCTGCTTAACAAAACTAGCTGTTGCATCTGCATTCATTGCGCTAGGCATGAGCACCTTAGTAACCTTCATATTAGCAGGAACCGCAACAACAACCTTTACAGCATCGGCACCAGCGCCGAATGTACCAATAGTTTTCTTACTGGCCGCTTCATGCTTGAGCTTACGGATATTCTCACTATTGAGTTCCGCATCAGTGGTCATAGGACCATAGAACATGTGACGGACACCGACAAGCGTCTGAGGCGCTTTAGCGGATTTAGTACCAGCAGCAATCTTGCCACCAGCATAAGGATTGCCCAAATTAGTCTTAGGAACAACGCCTTCATTATGGGTAATAGAAACGTTTAGTTCCTTAGTACCATCAGCAACAACATTTTCAAATGTGCCTGTGGCGCCTTCATTAGTCTTACCATCGAAGCTAGCGGTTACAGTGCCAGCGACAACGCCAGTAGCAGGGCCATAAGTGTAAGAACCAGCAGACAAAGATGCCGAATATGAAATATTCTTATGAGTACCGATTTCAAATGTGCCATTACCACCGGTAATTTTTACAGACGCAGCAGGTTGAGTTGTGTATGGATTAGCCTCTTTTGCTAAGATGCTAGCCATAAATTCCTCAACACTCTTACCCGATGCGGCAAGCTTGCCAGAACCACCAGACGGAGCGCCGACGGCGCCGATAGCATTAGTATAGGTAAAATCGCTATCGAAATAAACATTCTTAGCATTATAATTACCGTCCATAGCGCACCATTTTTCACCGTCATAGGCATAAGCTGTGTGACTATTGACTTTTGATCCTGTAGCTACTGCACGCTCAACTATAGCCATATCACCTTGCGCAGGATTAGCAATAGTAGCGAGCATCTCAGTATCAATTTCATTACCCTCAACTAATAGCACGGAAACTTTATCTTCCGCTTTATCAATCAAAGCCTGAATAGCAGCTTGATCAGCACCGGCGATTTTCAGATCTTTCCAAGTATGTTCACCATCACCAATGCGAATTTCATTTTTTGTGGTATCAATACCAACTTCACCCAATTTGAGTATCTTCGTACTAGCTTCCCATTGAGTAGTTGTACCATTACGCAAGATAATCTGGGTAGTTAAAGTTTTGTCAGCCATAAATATTTTTCCTCCTTAAAAAATATTAGGGGTCGCCACCATCGACAATTTCATATCTTTCGTTCTTTAAACAAACGAAATCATTATTATTATCAACTAAATAGGGGACCCATTGACCATCTATGTTAATTGAAATCACTTCCCCAATATAATCATATTTGTTAGCCCAGGTTCGTGCTCCAACCATAGAATTAAATTGGGTTTTTTTAGTAATGGTTTTTAATTGACCATTATCATCATAATAATACATTTCAGACCGTTTCGCGTCATCACTAGTTAATACTAGACTCTCACGAGGAATAACGCCACTTTCAATGGCGCCTTGAATACGGTCTTTATCGCTATACACTACATTAAACGCCATTGTATTCCTCCTTATTCTACTGCGCTTACTTCGTAGTAATTATCAATTAATTGCACTTGGTATCCCTCAGCTATCAGTGCTGCGGGAACTTCACAATTAAATTTGCCACCTTTAATAGTAACCTTGGCATCTTGCTCTACAAAAATATTCTAATCACGTGCAGAACAATCAAAAACACCACCGGTAATTACAACATCAGCGACATTCATGCCATCATTGAGCTTTCTCGCTCTTAGATTATAATAATCATCACAGCGGAAATTGCCTCCGTTAATAGTTAACAGCTTGCCGCAGGTGTAAATAGTGCCATAGAAATCACCACCGTTGATTTCAACATAGCCATTATCGTCATTTTTGATAATATATAAACCACCCATAAATGAGCCATCATTAATAACGAGCTTCGGCGCGGCCTCATTTTGACCAGCTACAAATCCCTTATCTGGGTTACTATCAGAATAATCCCAATATCCATTCTCAATTAAACTGGAATACTCTTTATCACAGCTTACTAAACCGCCATTAAATGTCATATTACCATGATTAACAACGGTATAATAACCATTCTCTGCCGAGTCTAGCGTGCGAATATAAGTACCGCCATTAATATACATATTACCGCTGTTTATCATCGTCGGTTTAGCATGCTTACGGCATTCTATCGTGCCGGCCCCACTCACAGTTAGAGTAGATTGATATCCAACAGTTAGCGGAGTTTCTTCGTCATTCTTTACGTTAATATTTTTTAATTCGATACCAGCATTTTTATTAGCGGGTATTGATATTACACTATTAAAATTAGCGGGAATAACAATTAAGTCACCATCACTTACATTAGCAAGTGCATCTTCTATTGAATTATATTTAATCCCATTAGACTCAACAGTTGGATTGGGGCTACCATCATCACGGATTTTGATAACTTCTACTACACCGGGTTTAGTGGCAGTGCTACCTATTTGCTTCCATTGGCCTTTGCTATGAATATAGAACATATCTTCTATTTCACATATTTCGCCATCATAAGCAACTTCGGGCAATTTATTTACGGAACCCAGGTATTTGACAACCTCAGCTGGAAGAACTATATTATCGGTAACATAGGGTAATTCATTCCAGGGCGTTATACCATTACCAACTTTTAGCTTTCCGGTATCCAACTCGAAACCAGGCTCACCGGGGCCAAGAACAAGGTTTTGCGTAGCCCAAGAGGCCGCTTTACCGCGTTTAAAATAAAATTTAGATTTCATATAAACATCGGCCATATTTTTCCCTCCTTACGAACCTACATCTCCGCCGTCCCAAATATAGGTATTATCAGTGCCAGGGTCAGGGCTGCTAGAACCGCCACTACCATTAGATAAATTTATTTTTACCCAAGAGTTTTGATTATTCAGCATATAGGAATTTGAAGTTGAGATGACAAAAGCCGTACTACCCGGAGTAAGCATATCATCTGTGGGCAGATTTTTTACTTCCGCTTCTGTATCTAATATAAAATGCTTAAGCCCATATACAGCTCTACCATTCTCATGAGTTAAACCATACATACTAAATTAACACTCTCCTTTTACTTTTGATTTAGATTATTTTTATAACCTTTCTAATAACTTTAAAAATAAGCCTTATATCTTGGGTGACTTTTGGCCAAAAAAATTCCTAATGGGTGATTCTGAGGGGACTCGGTGCTTTGCGGAGTCAACGAGAGATAAAACGGAGAATATAAAAATAAGGGCTAGAGAAAAAATCCCTAGCCCCCCAAAAGGAAAGGAGTTAATAGAAATGAAGAATTACAGAATTCAAGAAACATAGTGGCAGCCTCGAGTGGTAACGCTCCACTTTCCCTGGGTTCAAAGCCCAGTACATTAGCTTTTATGCTACGAGGCCATATAGAATAAGAATTATACAGATTCCCATTCTTCATCAGAATACTGTTTTATGTCTGCTACCCTACGGGGTAAATTATATGCATCACACCATTTTCTAATAGCATTGTCACTTACACCGTATTTCCGGCCAATTTGTTCAAATGGTGTTGTTCTAATTAATTTTTTTAATTTATCTCTATTAGGTCGTTCAACGGCTCTGCGAATTTTATTAGCGCACTTTGGGCATCTCATAGCTTTGGAACTAATATTAATGCCACAATCAATGCATACTTTTTGTGTTTTTAAAATTGTCCCATCGACCATTTTATGCTATGAATGCATTTTATGTTGTGTCTAAAGGGGATAGTGTTTATTATCTTGATGCCAATATCGCCCTGTATTAATCCCCTATACCGTTTCGGTAGAAACTCCCCATTTCTCGGCAATCTCTCGATGATACAAATCAGTTGTTTCTAAATCGTTAATAATTCCTACTATCGCTTTTTTAGGCGCAATAATATGGCTATCGCCACCTAAAGTCTAATTATAACCATTATAAAAGGTATTATACTAAGCAATCCAATATTTTTCTCGCTCATTTAACTGACTCCGTAAGCACTCTTCTAACACTTCAAATTGAAAATTATTAAATCCGTATTTACGAAAAGCACAAGATATTGGATAATTATAACTACTGTTATTTACGTCAAAAGCTGACTACCGTTCTTTCAACCATCGTTTTTCGATATCTACTGACTATCCTATATAAGACTATCCATTAATTAAATTAGTAATTTTATAAATTCCTATCATTTATTTATCATATCCTTACAATCATTTTCTGGCCCAAAGCGTCCGTGCTGCCCGGCTACTCAACTGCCCAAAAGTTGTGTGTTACTGTTACACCACGCTCTGGATATCAGGGTCGCCACTAGGCCACGCCCCAATATTTGGCGGCATTATACAAACGCCGCAATTTGATAAATGAAAGAAGGCAAACTATCGACCTCAATAAAAGGCCCAAAGGTTTTCATTACGCCATTTCTTTGGTTACAAAAATCCTTGCTCTTTTTAAAAAGAATATCAAGAAATTCATCTCTTGTCAAATGAAAAATATCAGTCAGCTTTCTATAAAAAGCCTTGAGCGATTCATAACCGCGTTTACACTCTTCATCCTGACTACCATACTTATAAACAAAAGCCTGATAGTAGAAATAACCTTGAACATATTGTGACAGACAAATCTCTTTAATAGCATCAACGAGTTCTTCACTGGGCTTCTCTGCATCATCCAACAGAGTCAAATGAGAATCAATAACGCTGATGAGATAATCATTAAGATTAGTTAGAGTATAACGCTCACTAGAAGTCATCGAATTAGGATTCTGATTCCAGTAATAAATCAACTCGTCAAGAATATAAAAATTCTTTTCATTCGCCCTGAGTCTGTCAAAGATTAAAGCGTTAAAATAAATATCCTCGTGAGTATAAAGATTGGGGAGAAAACGAATATTATATTCATCAAGCATTTTCTTCAAATACCATTTCCCATGAACCCAAGTAGGATCTTCTTGATGAACAGTTCCGCGACGACCCGTGAGAGGATCTCTCTCAATAAAATTGCCAATAAACATCTGCGCGTCCTCACACTGACTTACAGCGTTATCGACGTGTCTCAATGCATCTGGGGCAAGCAGGTCATCGGCATCCATAAAGCCAATCCATTCGCCGCACGCATTGTCAAGACCTAACTGCCGAGCATTGCCAGGGCCTCTATCCATACTCTCGTCGGTAACAAGATAACGCATAGGAAGAAGATTATCAAAGGTATGAGCAACTTTAACTCCATCATCAGTAGAACGATTATCCACCAAAATGACTTCTGTCAAAAACGACGCCGATGGAAGCAAACTACCCAGCGCATTTGCAATATATTCTTCCCCGTTATACATCGGGATAATCAAGGAATAAGTCGCCATAATTAACTCCTTTCAAATCTGTCACCTCTGCGTTCTTTTAGGCTTGGAACTAACACTCCGCAAAGCGGGGCGGCCGCATTAAACAGGTTATCTCCTACTTATCTGCGCTTGCTCAGTAGAAAAAATCCAATCATCCAAATCTTCTATCTTCACTCCTCACCCCTCCTTCTATTCAGTTCTATATAAAATCGAGAAGTAAAAAACAAAATACTAACAAAAGTAATAATAGTATTTTAGAAGTAAAAACTCTCCTCGATGAATAGTTTTTGTTTCTATAATTAGCTAATATATAGAAGGGTAGCGGATTCTGCCAGCCTAAAGCGCGATACAATATCTCAAGGTTCCCCATATAGCAGTCTTTTTTCATTTTTCAGGATCAACAATCTTTCTACTCCAGCCATAATTCTAAACGGTTGGCCTGTCTCTACCCTCCAAGTCATCTCATTCTCTATTTAGACTGGACGCCAACACTGCTTATGGAGAGATTGTTCAGAATTATGGTTGAAGTAGAAAAATTTGAATTTTCAAGGGTACGAATAAAAATCATATATATTACTGCTTCATCGTATCCTTAAATATTTGGTACTCCCGCTCGGATTCGAACCGAGATCGTGCCCTAATCTGGAGCCTTATGCCGGGTATAAACCGGTTGCACTACCGTTATGCTACGGGAGCATAGTATTGCAACTTTAGTAGTTTATAAGGTCGTACAGTTGCCACAAAGACCTATGGTAATGGCAGCAAGCGGAGCCGTGCATGACTCCATTTTATATCCATTCACCAACTACTTTCAGCGAGTCTATTAATTCTCGGGTACAGGGAGCAAATCCTGCAACGGCTTTTATCCTCATTGGTTATCTGATATAAAATTTGCACTACTTTACTACCATCTGGTACCCGAAGTGAGCTACGATCTCACACGCCTCACGGCACAGCTTTTTGAGAGCTGCATGTCTACCAATTCCACCATTCGGGCATATTAAAGGGCAGTTTTCAGAGATGCCCGGCTCTCCTTTAATTTTGGCGAGTCAGGTCTCGCCACCAGAAATATCTGGACTTCTCACGGACATAGCTTCATACTGTCGATTAAACATAAGCATACCTCCATTGTAAGAATTTTTTTATCTTTATTAAGGGTTGCCCATAAACCCTGAAAAATAAACACTATTATGATAGGCCTTCGCCTTACCTCATCTTATCTTTACATATATTCAGACAAGTGAGAAACAAGTCTGAGCCTTAAGACCGTCGTCTCAAAACTTCTTGCCCCCGGCCGAAACCGCATAGTCACTGTTGGATTGACTACCAAACACATTTCACGGGATATTCAGAAAATTAGTTTATTTTTAGAATACCAATATCATTTGATTCTTCAAGTCTTGGCGTTCCGCTACTCTGTTGCTGTAGAAAGTTATAGGAATTTTTCAACTCCGTCACCGCCCATACGTTTGTTGGTATTTCCAAGGTCTGTGACAGTCACCAACTAACACCTAACTTGGATTCGGCTTAGCTATTCACTAAGCTATCTATTGCACGCACCTTTCCACGGCATCCTTTATGTACGATAATTGAAGCACATACTCTTTACTTTCTCCCTACTGGGATTCTTTGCTTAAATCACTTTAAACAAAGCGGACGAGTTTCCTCAAGTATCCTTGATTCGTGTACTCCCGAGCCCTATCCGAGTATTCTCAGCTTGAACATCGCATTCAATCTGCACTGAGTTATCATAGTGTTTATTTTTCAAGGTTCATTTTGACCTTCTATAAATATTATAACAAATATTTTTTAAAAAATCAATTAGGGAATCTCTTAAATAAGTGGTTGCGCAGCAGAGAGTCGAACTCTGATCTTCAGGATATGAACCTGACATGCTACCTTTACAACACCGCGCAATATGGAGCGTTTTTTATTTGCCGCCGCAAACTGGTCTTACATCGTTTGTTTATACTCGCTGTTGGAAGGCAGCTAACCGACGAGTCAAGAAAGAGAATTTTTATTTATCTCTCACTTTCTATATATATTATATCAAAAATTTTATGAAAAATCAAATTTTCTTCTTTTTTGCTGCTGTTTAGATATAATATATCTTTTTAGGAATTTACATCCTCCACAACCATTTTTATTTTTACACCGATAACAATTATCAGTATCAAAATAAAAATACCAAGGTGGTTCGGGGCGCTTCTTTCTTATTTTCTTTTTCATTTTCTATATATATTATATCAAAATTTTTATAGAAAATCAATTAAAGGATATCTGCGGCCGTCGGTTCGGAGATATCAATACCGGCATACAATGCGTTACCATGATAGTCCGCATTGCTTGCGATATTTGCATAGACACGGAGAATGTCTGCCCCAGTATTATACCACTCAATTTCCGAATTGAGTCCATCAATCTGATCTTCATAATCAGAAATGGCCTTAAGACGCTCATCCAAGTCCACGTTAGAACAGGCCTGAACGTGTTTAATCATTTGTTCATAGTAAGAAATTGAGTCTTTTGTTGCCTCAGCTTTGCTCAGGACTACATTAACGGCGGTTTGAAGTTCCTCAGAGCTGACCTGCCGCACTTTCCCAGAAGGAGCATAACCAAAATCTGCCATTGCCTTATAAATTTCTGTGCTACGGGAAAATTCATCCAAAGAGATAAACTGCTCCCCATCACTAATATAAAAACTAACATACTGGCTCATATTTTAATTCTCCTTTTGTCACCTAAATGGAGCGGATAAAGAGACTTGAACTCTCACAGCTAGCTTGTGGTGTCTCATATAAGATTTGAACTTATATCTTTGACCACATTTCATCAGAATATTTCTTAATATCAGACTTACGATAAGGTAAATTGTAGGCTTTACACCATTTCTTAATGGCGTTATCAGACACAGAAAAACTTTTTCCTATACTCACAAAAGTTTCTGTCCTAATCATATCTTTTAAGACCTCTCTGCTCGGTCTTTCACACGTTTGTTGTCTAATATGTTCACAAACAGAACATCTAATTGCTCCCTTAGAAATTTCTTTTCCACAATCAACGCAATAATAATGCTATTTTGTCATATCCTTTATCTTACGTAGTGGATACTATTCACCTTCAATAGTATGATAATCACCACGATTAAGATAATAAACCATACTTAAGTCTAAACCATATTTCTTACTAATTTGTAAAAAAGATAGCTCAGATTTTTTAATATCTTGAATAATACTATCCAAAACCTATGGTGTATATCTTTTAAAAACTTGATTCTATGAACTACCACCAGACATAATATTATATCCATTGGGAGTAATTGAGTTATACTTTTGAATATAAAATTTTTCTCTTGTATCTAAAAGATATTCTGAACATTCTTCGATAATGGAAAAAGTAAAATTATCTTTTCCTTCTTGTTGAATCGCCTATCCAATTAGCGAATTGCTACGGCAATGCTCTGCAAATCGCTTTTCGATATGAACGCTCTAACCTATATATACCTTACCATCAGTCAGGTTTTCAATTTTATAAATACCAATAGACAAGTCTTTCATCTCTTCTACTATATTTACAATTTTGAACCGACTCTTTAATGAAATGTACCCAAAATTTTTCTTAAACTAATGAAACGAAGGCTAGAATGCTAACCATTAAACATCATATCCGCATTTATTCTTATGCTTGCTCTTTCTCTTGTAAGAGCCTTTACCCTTTTTCGCGGGAACCACAGAGCCTCGATTACGCCACATAAGAAAGCCCTGCAATTCATCCCCACTCTTCTTCCGAATCTTCTTGTTCATCATAGACGTCCTCCCAAATCGAAAAATAGTCAATGTCTTCACTTTCATCAAGCTGGCACTTAGTATCAAAATCGTCAAACATCTTTATTCTCCTGAACAATAATAGTATTTTAATGAGTGTTTTCCCCCGTCAGGGAGGATGACACACAACCCATTGCGCAACTGCATATTACTTTCTTCCATTTTGTCCATTAGAACACCGATCAGAAAGAATGCTACAAGAAATCGCGGTAATTCCGGCATCTTTTAGTTTCTGTTGAACTCGGTCAGGAGGAATCGTGCAAGCTCCAAAGTCACCCAAATTTTTTCTACATCGATGGGGGGACGGTGGTGGGCCGGGGTGGACTTGAACCACCGCTGTCCAGAGGAACCGGGTTTATGGTTAAAACCGCCACCTGTTACAGAATACCGGCCCCTAAATTATTTACAATGACACTTTATATAAATATGTCTAAAATCCTTGCCCATTAGCACTTTTTTGAGTTCGTAATGTAATTTGTTTATTACACCCAAACTCTTTTAAATCTTTTATTGGAATTGCATACATATTCATAGAACCGTCTAAACAAAATAGATAGTCAAGGGGATGATTAAGAACATTATCATAAACAGTACCCTTCGTTCCACCGGAACTTCTTAGACTAATTGTATTATCACTACTTCCAGTAGCTTTACACTATACAGTTTGAAAAACGCCATCTTTTTCAATGATAAAATCGTACCATTGTGTATCATTTAATGGAGTGCTTACTGTATAACCATTAGCTCCAAAATAAGCCATCCCCATTACTAAACCAGCTCTACCTTTGTCCTTATTTGTTTCAAATACCATAATACAGCCTCCTTATTTGTGCTATTATATTTGAAATTCAAGATAAATAAATTATCTAACGCCGGCCAAAGTGTCTGCTGTTTTATTTGTCTATTATTTAATGCGGTACCAACTACGCTCTACCGACCCAAATATTAGTATTAATGATACACAACATCTTTTCAGACGTTCCTGGTGACCATGCTGTGTATTTTGTGGGACTCTCTGATCACTGCATCATCCGTTACGATGAAGGATATGTCTCTAAACCGCGTGAGCCATTACAGTCGTGACATACCAATTTGGTGTGGGATAAGGGACTCGGACCCCTGGCCTCTTGAATGTAAGTCAAATGCTCTAACCAGCTGAGCTAATCCCACATAATAAATTTATACATGTCCCCGATTTTTGGAGACTCCCACTCCACGGGAATCGGGGATAACCGTCTTTGGCCAAAGTCTGGGGGCTTCTTTATTGCTATTGAACAGTGAGATCCCTGCATCTCTAAGTCACTTGTTGCAATTAAAATCGGCTGAACAAGAAAGCACCTTGCGCAATGACGAAGTATATATTATTTTAGTGAGATACCCTCGCCTTAGACCTCACTCCCCCATTATCGAGGGTGGCGGTTTATCGTGGAATCGAACCACGCTAACAAGATTATGGAGGTAATTATAAGATTTGAACTTATACTTTTAACCAGTCAATATCATTAATCTATAGAATATCTTTTTTTCTAGAAGGTAAATTAAATTTTTTACACCACTTTTTTACTGCGTTATCAGTTACTTTATACATTTTACCAATTTCAGTAAAAGGAAAATTTCTAATTAAATTTTTTAGTTCTTCTCTGTCAGGGTATTTTTTCCCTTCCCGCCGCATTTCTAAATAACATTCATTACAAAGACCAGTTTTATTTTGCCCAATTGCTTTACCACAACACTTACAGAAATATGTTTTCTTTTCTTTTTCTTTCCGTAATTCATTGGCAATGTCTTCATTAAAAATGCGCTTTTCTGCTAATTCTTCTTGAGAAAATAAATTATCATGAATTTCTCTATGACAATTCGCGCAAACTAATATACATTTAGAGACTTCTTGTAAATCTTTCTCTAAATCATGGCAAGTTCCGCAAGACGCTATGCCATACTCTTTTTCTGAAGGATTTATATGATGAAATTCTAAAGCTGAATTAGTTTTGTCATATCCACAAAGATTGCATTTAAAACCACAAACTTTAATTAAATTTTCTTTCCTCCTGCGACGATAATCACGTATCTTCTAACTTCCATTTTTACTTTCCATTATTTTATTCCTCCTTCATACTTATAATGAAAGATTAACAAAATACATTAATGCCTTTTGACCAGTTCAATATGCTACTTACATTAAACTACCACAGTCTTGCGTTCTACCGATGAACTAATAAACCATATAATTTTTATTTATCTCTTAGTTTCTATATATATTATATCAAATTTTTTATAAAAAATCAATAAATACTTTTTTAATCCCTGTGGGACAGCTCCAAAACGGCTGCCCCATGACCGCATTTAAAAAAGGAAAAAATAACAGGCATTAATCGTGGTGCGCGAGGCGGGATTTGAACCCGCACGACCTACGGTCACGAGATCCTAAATCTCGCGTGTCTACCTTTCCACCGCTCGCGCATATTAATTAGCCAAAATAGACATTTATTGGCATTGGGAACTGATGCATGACAAAACGAGAAGTAAAGCCCTGCCAACCATCACAATCCACTGGGCCAAACCAACGCTGGAGGTAGGACACATACTCTTGAGTTCTACGAGAGGAGGCGTTTTGATTTTCCATCATATAATTGCGATACCAATCCAACTGATTGCTGTACTCTTCTTCTGTCATTTCTCTCCAAGTCGTCCCACCAAACGGAGACTCGACTTCAATCTTAGGATAATGCATTTATAACGCCTCCTCTACTTTACATATATTATATTATATTTTTTTATAAAAATCAAATAAAGAGAATTAGTCTGAATTGTCCAAAATTATTGGAGTCAGTTCATTAACATAATCCCCGTAAAACCAATTGACCCAAGGGCTCTGACGACCGTGCTGAGCTTCCGCAAGATTACTATTATATTCAGTAATATCCCTCATTAGTTCAGTCATACCAATATTATTATCATTTATGTATCTACAGTGGCTATATTTCCAGTAGTGACTGTAGCTGCATCATAATTACTTAACGCCATTAAAATTGATCCTCCATAATATCGTGGCACACATTTTCATCTACGAGCATAACAGCACAATCCGTGGCCAGCTCGATGTAGGCACCAATAAAATCACTCCCATAATACTCTTCACAATCAGCGAATGCATCACCGGCAGTCTTAGCGGCGATAAAACCAGTCTCATATCGCTCGCTTCCCTTACTTTCACCGTATAGAACTGCCTTAAAATAAAATTGTCTTGCATCTGTCATGACTATTAATACCTCCAATTCCTCTTTCTTTACTATATATATATTATATAATAATTTTTATAAAAAATCAATAAACAAAAATTTATCTCAGAGATTGAGACGCTTCATCATCTCGTCAATTAATTCCATTTCTTCCTGTGTCTTCTCTGCAGGCGTAAAAGAGGCGGGCGCTGCAACAGAATCCGGAGAGGCAAATGACTTATCCGAAAAATCAAAATCTTTACCCTGAGCGGAGTTACTAACCGTCTCTACGAGATTCTTCGGGCAGGTCAGAGTAATCGCAATTTGGAGCTTTTCTCCATTCTCCATCGCCCACACATAATATTTTCCGTTATATTCGCCAATCCAGTCTTTTCCAAACAGTTTGGCAAACTTTTCTACCATTTCAGCTTTAGTTTTAGCTCCCTTAATAGCCATCTTATTCTTCCTCCTGATCCAAAATGTCTAATGTTACTTCATCATCATAACACCAATTACAAACTAAACCTTCCCATTTCTTACTCCAATGACCCGCGTCTTTTCGAATATAGCTCCCACAATTCTTACATTGTGTTACATATCGCTCAAAGCAAGATGGACAATAGATTTCATCATCAAAGAAAGTAGCATCATCTAAATCATTAATTGTAGCTCCGCAACAATCGCAAGAGTAAAGTTGCTCCGGCTCAGTAGCATCAGACCAGCAAAAGAATGAGTCTGCGCCGGCCAGCTTACGAGCTCCGCAACACAGGCAGTTTACGGAATGCCCAATCACCATAGGATGTTCCTTATTGGGATGACCCATATAGCTAATGTCTTTATATAATGTAGATTTCAATAGGTCATTATAATGATAGGTATTTTCTCCATCCTTAATATATTCGGGACGAATACTACTCGTTTCTTCTGTCCAAGTCGTCCACTGATAATCTTCAGGCGCCAGCTTCAATTCGTGTAGAACCCTCCCTAAAAGATTCTCAACACCGGCCGCCGCAAATGGATACTGCCTCCCCAGATAGCAAACATCCTCATTAATAAATAGCAAAGCTCGCCATTTCTTATTATTCCAAGGGACGCTTTTTGGGAATTCACGGAGCTTTTCATTGCCAGAAGAGGACTTTATATAGGCTACAACAGTTACATCATCCGCTATATAATTAAGATTACCAGCGCGATAATCGCCATCCAGCGCATGGCAAGAACGCCAATTACTGTTATTCTCACTCAGAGAAAGAAAATCGAGCGGATGCACGGATAAAACAAGAGTACCAGTGAGTTTATCCTGCTGAATAACCTCACTAGCCCTGTCCTAAAGGATATACAAAAGTTGCTTATCCTTTTCAAAATATTTAAATGCTTTTACAAGCTTCATGCCTGCGGGAATTTCTTTCCCGTCATAGAAATATTTCTGCAATACTCTATTATTAAAGAAAGAATCCTGTTGAGCTTCTACAAAATCAGCCAAATCATAATTGCGATAATTAACAACTAATTCATTAAGAAATTCAAAGATTTCCTTACGCTGATAATCCGGAGAAAGGTGAAGCCCTTCGGTTAGAGGAATTTCATACGTTAATCCACCAAAAATATCAATAAATTTCTTTTTATTAGATTCCCAAAGACCAAAGATTTCAGAAAGATCCAAGTCGTATGGATAATCCTGAGAATATTGGACTACTTCTTCAAACTGTTCCTTAATCTTTTCAATTTCTTCTCGTTTTAATTCCAAATTCCAATTGCCTCCCTACTCTTCTTACACTCAGGGCAAATTTTTACAGACTGTCCTTCAACAAGTTCTTTTTCTACGGGTTCCTCACAAACATCACAAAAATCAACATAAAAAGGTAAACAATCCCAGCAATAAGGTTTCGATCGGCTGCCCGATGTAATGACTTCTATAGTATCTGCTTCAGAAAATTCTCGATTGCAACCACTGCATCTCACCGCGCGGCTGCCTGTCCCAAGATAAGCATACGGGATTCTTTCCTCGTGCACATATTCATAAGTAGGCGCTTTCTCGGCACTTTTAAGCATGGTAATTACACGCTTTACTGTATCCATCATTTCATCGGCAAATAGAATTTCTCCATAAGTATGCTCGTGATAGTAACCAATAGAAAGATTGACTCCTGCAACTTTCCACTCTGGGCATAGAATTGAAATATCTGAAAAACTGCCCCATTCCGTACGAAAGCCAAAAGATTTTACATAGTTTTCAAAATCTTTATTTCCACAATCATAAAAAACGCATTCACGATGCCCCTGCCTGTCAAGTTCTATAAGATATTTGACTGCGGGCGGGGGAGTCTTTGCGGCGAACTTTGCTCCTCTTCCGCCAATCTCTTCGCCTCGGGTAAAAAGAATCGACGGCCGCATCTTAGTATGATTCAGAATGTAGAGAATTCCAAATACTCCGGCTCTATCATCGGCCCCAAGACCCGTCCCGTCCGCAAAGATAACGTTTTTATCTCTATTCCAGAAAAAATTATAAGGGGGAATTTTAAAAACCGTATCAAGATGAGCAACCAGCATGACAGGAATATCTCCTTTTGCCATCACATATTGGTTCTCAGGGCCTACAACGACATTTTCTGTTTCATAATATTCTTTAAGGACATTTGTAAGTCCTCTATATAGGCTACTTTCCGGTAATTTAGCAACGCTTTTAAATAATTCAAAATCTTTTGCTGTAAAACTTGACTTCATAGAGCCTATTTCTCACTTTCTCTTTTTCTTATAAATATATTATACCATATTATTTATAAAAAATCAATTAAGTTCTACACTGCCTTTAGTCCCTAGGAGTGTGCGCGCGAGAGTAAAGCCTCTATCACACAGTGTGCAAGATCCAAGACGCTCGCATGATTGTTTACAATCAATTCGACGTTCTGCCAAATCAGATATGATATTATAGTTGGGGACGATTTTATTATCTTTATTAAAATCTAAAATTATGTTAGCAATATCACCGTTCCAATGGGCATCAATAGCATAAATCTTATATGCGGTTCCCTGAGCCGATGGCGTGATACCATGAGGTTCTAAAACATCAACATAAGGCTCATAAAGAGATACGTCCTCTGGACGTATCCATGTGCCATGTATGGGATTCTGATGCGGCAAACGATTATACAAGGACAGATTGGGGCAAGTATGTATAATCATTTTGGTACTCTTTCTTACTTGAGGAAGATCAAAAAATAGCGGGCCACCGATAAAGATTTCTGAGCATCCCATAGCCTCAAGAGCATGAAGGGCCATATAATCCTTTACCGCCGGAGTATAGTAGACCAGAAAGCCTCGCTTGATGGCCTCTTGTATCATCGAGATGTCATATGCAGCAATCTTGATACGATCAGGGAATAAATTTTTATAAGCATCTAAAATATCCCAAGTCTCGGCAAGTGGAGGAACAAAAATTGTAGCCTGAGTATACTTTTCTAATAGATCAGAGAGTGCGGGACCGTCCGGTACGAAGAAAATTTGATCGGCCCGCCGCAAATATATATCACTAACGTTAGAGTTTAGACAATATTTCAATTATTTTTCAACTCCTTATATATTATTTTACATATATATTATATCATATATTTCTAAAAAAAGCAAATAAAAACACCCTTTATATTAGGGGTGTTTTTAGCTGCTATATTGTTAACTTACGCGCAAGTGTAAGCAACCAGCTTACGAGACTTAGCACCGTCCGTACCAGGCACAGTAACCTCAGTCTTATCAGCGCGACCTTCCTTGAGGAGCTTAGAGCAACGAGCCGAAACCTTAGAAGGAGTAATATCCTCGTCGCCAATTGCGGCGGTCAGCTCGCCCAGAGTCTGAGGCTCATCAGTCAGCAGAGAGGCAATACGCTCAGCCAGCTCGTCAGAAGCCTTACGCTGCTCCGCGGCACGCTCTTTCGCCTTTTCAGACTTTCGCTCGATGGCGGCAATCTGACGCTCGCAGAAGTTAACCAGCTCATCGGTCTCAATGTCACAGGGGGCGCCCGTCAGGGCGTTGATAATAGCGGCATAACGGCTCTTGTTAGTGATTTTAGTCTTTTCCATAATTTTAATCAACCTTTCTTTAAATGAGTTATTTATTTATTTCTTCATCTTACATACATATTATATTATTTTTTTTAATAAAAATCAAATGCGGAATTGCTAACTCAGTGAAAATGTGCACGAAATACCCGCCTCTATATGGAGATTTTTTATAGCTTTTTATAATTATAATTTGACATATTAAAAATTAACGACGTGTTTTCGTCTTGATAAATCGTATCGACAAAAAATCGCCATAGGACGGGTAATAAATTATTTAAAAGTAGATATGTATAAATAGTCTTTTAAATAAAGAATAAAGTTATATCTTTCTTTCTTCGGGATTCCTATTAGCGTAACGAGACGACAAAGTCGGCTCGATACTAATATAATAACTTATATATTTTATCATGTTGTGATAAAGTATATAAATAATAATAATATATATAATATTACTACCTTTAATATAGATTATATCATATATTTTTTCTTTTGTCAATACCTATTAACACACTTACAGATAAATTCTATTAACGCATTTACAGATAAAATCAAACTCTTCCTGTGAAAGTTCATCAAGTGTGCGGCCGATGACTTCTGCGCAAATCTCATTCTGCGCCTCTGTATCATTCGGATTCGGCAATCTACGGATCTCTGAGGCGACCTGCCGCAACTTCTCTTCCTTTACTTCGCATGACATAGCATAAAAATTAAAGGGGATTCTGTCACTTGCGAATCCCGGAGGGGAAATGCCAAAACTCATCTTTAGTCCTCCTTTGTACAACGAGTGAGAATTGTCTGTTTAATTCCTCTGTACGTATCGTATCCTTTAATTGTTCCTCTGAGGGTATAAAAATTATTTACTTGCAAAGTCTTGGAAGAGGAATTCCAAACGTATTGATTACCGTTTTTATCCTCCATTACATGGAATGTAGAAGTCCCGTATTTTGTCTCATTTGGAATAGCTGAGAGAATCTTTAGATCAACGGTAATTCTATCTCCAACATTACCCACATACTGAGACGGAGAGGAATCATAAAGAATGGAATCAACGGCTTTCTGCACTTCGGCTTCGGGTTTAAGAGAGCCATCTGTGTTTCCAATAGATTCCCACGAGAGAGTCTGAGGGGAAATACCCGAAGGAATGTCCGGCGGAAGTTCATCTGTACTCACAAGATACCAGCCCCAGAGTCTGTGATATCGCATAGGAGAGGCATTAAAGTAATCTTCGTATTCCTCTACGGGACCTTTAAAGATAGTAATATATCCTTTTTGGAAGCCGAGAATATCACGGAGATCAACGGTTGGAGTGACAGGCGTAGTCGTAGGAGGATAGAGTTTAGCATACTCGGCATCAGAGTACCACCGCACAGTTTTAGTTTTATTTTTGTAGTTAATATCTACATACTTTCTGCCATTTTTAACATATGGCTCCGTTAGGATTTTATATGCCTGATAAGATTTGGCGACCAATTCATAATCAACTCCTTGTTTTTCTACTTTCTATATATATTATACTAAAATTTTTTAATAAAATAAAATAGTGATATTTTAAGCTATCTTATGGTTAATTATATAGTGGCTATAGGGATTGAAAAAATCTTATTTTTTTGATATAATATTTATAGAAATAAAAATTACGAGGGAGATAATTATATGAGCATATTAGCGGGAATTATGATTTCTATTGCCTGCGCTGTCTACCTTTCTGTGGGCGGAGTTGCCGGAGCGCTACTCTTTGCTACGGGGCTGTTAGGCATCCTTTTTTATTAGATGAAATTGTTTACTGGAAAAGCCGGTTTATTAGTTGATGGTGGAATTACATTGGCTGATTTGGGAACTATTTGGCTTGGGAATTTTATAGGCACTGGCATAGGGAGTTTCATGCTCCTCGGTATGAAGGGCGCTGAATTGACCCCTGCCGCAAGATCTATTATAGAGAATAGAATGGCGGTCGGCGACTTAGAGAATGTTGTAGCGGGGGTCATTTGCGGGATATTAATGTATATTGCTACTGCTAATTGGGAGAAAGAAAAGAATGTATTTCTTCCTATTATGTGCGTTGCTACCTTTATTTTGATTGGAGGAAACCACTGTGTTGCGGACATGGGGTATTTTTGGCTGGCGGATAAAGGATTAACTGGAATTGGAAATGTATTGAGTGTCTCTTTGGGGAATTTAATAGGCTGTAATTTAATTCCAGGGGTTAAAAGGTACATAGCTTCTTAATAAAAAAAGAGATAGCTTAAAAAAGCTATCTCAATCAGGAAATTCGCAGAAAAGTTCTTTACCGAATTTTTTATCAATGAAATCTTCGGGACAAACATAATAAATATCCTCGGATGAATCATAACGGGGTTTATCAATATCAAATCTACAATCATAGAGGAAAGAATCGACAGTAGTCCAAATACAGTCCCAAGTACTATGATGTTCTTTGTCTTTTTCGTCTTTAATTACGAGATATAGCGGATAGGTTTCGCTATCAAATGCATCTTCTCCAAGAATTGGATCATACATTACCTGATTTTCATAGCAGTCTTCACAAATGAGGCGATTTTGTACCCAATAAGAAGTTTCCTTACTATTTCTTACCGTTCTCTCGCAACACTCGCACACAAAAGTCGTCTCTCCGAGGCAAGGGGCGCAAAAAACTTCATTGGAGTAATCAGTATTGTATTCAATTTCCTCTCCGCAACTCATGCAATTCATGGCTCCGCTATAATTAATGTAAGTCTGCCAAGAATTGAGGTTGTCCTCATTGATAATTGCCCAATGTTTATTCGATGTAGTGAGGCCAAAGTCATTATACATATAGGTAGTCTGAGGTCTGAAGATAAGCTCTTTATCTTTGTAGGTGAAAGTTTTGCGGACAGGCATCTTAAAGGCGTCAGAGAAGTTAGCTTCCGGCTGCAATGCACCGAGCCGCCGCAGAGTTTCCTTTGTAAAGAACTCATTATCATAGGGATAAGGTTTGATTTCGGTGATGAGATTGGGTGTCACGAGGAAAAGCTCTCTCCATTTCTTATTATTCCAAGTAATGGTGGAGTCCGCAAAAGTAGTCTGTTTATGTTTTGATTCCACGTAAGCTACGACTACATAGGGGCTATTCATCATTTCTACCGTGCCAGCTCTGTAATCTCCCTGATTCACCCAAGACATACAAGAGTCCCAACCACTATCATTGTCACTCATGGTCATATAATCAAGAGGATGGATAGAAAGACAGAGATTGCCATGCAGCTCTTTCTGATTAGTGTACTGCGAAAGGATAATTCTCAGTTTCTCATAAAGATCAAGGATGTCGGGGTCTTTGGTATCTCTCGCCATTTTTCCCAAAATACGAATAGATTTAGTGTTAGGGGAGACTTTGTATTCTTTACCGTTATATCTCACATAATAAGGAAGATCATTGGCAGAGCTGCTCTTCGGAGGAATAAGTCTATTAAGATAAAAAAGAGAACTATATTCATATTGATCTGTTGTGGGATCAAAAGAACGAAATGCTTTTTTAAGACCGCTAAGAAGAGTGCCAAGTTCCGGATCCTCAATGCATTCCTGAATAATATCCTCTTCGGGCTGCGCATATGTGATAGGATATTTGAGAATCAGCTTGTCACCAAAGAGAGAAAAGAGATCCGATTTAGCAGAGTCCCAAAGACGCAGAATGTGGGAAAGAGGGACTGAGTTTTTAGGACTACGATATTCATCTCCATATTCTGCAATATAGTCAGTAATTTTTTCCTGTTCTTCTTGAGTCAAAACTTCAAATGGTGTCATAATTTTCCTCTCCTTTTATTTATCACTTCATTTTATATATATATTATATAATAAAATTTAATAAAAATAAAATAATATGCGCGAAGCTTGATTCAGGGAGTGTAAGATTGGCAATTAAGAGATCCTTAAAGCCGACTGCCGCGGTTAATTTATTAGATTAGTTTTTTCTTTTCTTTAAAGGCTTACGCCGTAATATATTCATCACGTAGTGATGAATATATTACGTTATAGTTAATTAAACGCGTAGCGTTTAATTAACGTTAAGGTAGCATGTTCTATAGCCGACTGCCGCATCTTTCTATGGGGTTGTTATTTTAATTCCTCTCATTTATTTTGGGCAAGAGTGGTTAAATAATAAATAACAATTTTTATAATATGATGGGAGAATAAAACAGCATTTTTTCCTGTAGATAAAACCCCCAACATTTTTTGCGCCTATATATATATAAGAGCAAAAAATCTTGGGGGTTTTATCTTAGAGTAGTTGCTGCCAGCGGGCAGGAACATTATATATTATTTAAGAAGGAGGTTTGTTTATGAAGCAAACATCTATGGAATTAAAAGAAGGCATAATGACTAACAGAGAAATGGCAGAATGGTTTGGCTGTTCTATGACCACTTTTACCCGCAACCGCCCCAATTGGGTGAAACGTTTAGATGATTATTGTGATTATAAGTTAGTAAGAGGCGGAGTTATAATTTCTAATATAAGATTATCTTGTTATATTAAGAATAAGAATTATAAGATTATATAGGATAATTTCTCTAAGTATTGGAAAGGTGGATAGTTAGATACAGCAAAGCATGTAGGGACTTAGATATATGATGATTTCCATAAAGAGTTGAATATAGGTGAGCGCACTACAGTTCTTTATGTGGGGCAGGAGCGCCGAGTGAGATATGGCCGGCCTTTTGGAGCTCCTGGCACTAAGGGTGATTGTGTTTATATTTGGTGTACTAAGGATGATGATGGGGTACCTATTTATTTGACAGAAGATCAGGAGAGAATAAAAAAGGAACTTTTGAAAAAGTATTTTGGAACCGTCGATGAGAAGAGTTTGTTGGTAAAGCAAATGATTCAAGAAGGACAGATTAAGAAATCTGAAGCTTGGGAATATTATGAAGAGATAACTCAAATGGATAAATATTTCAAAGTTTTCTTGGATGAATTCTATAATATGACGGGGCATTGGCTGATCAGGGGGACTGTCATTAATGACATAGTATGGTTTGATGAAAGTGAACGGCCGGCTAAGGAGATGCAAGAATAAAGAATGGTGGGGCTTTTAAGAAAAGAAATTTCATTTCAAAAAATGAAATGAAAAATATCAAGAGGAACAAATAGAAAAATGAAATAGGAATTTCTATATAATTAATATCTATTATATGAGAATATTATTATTCTATATGTGCATATAGAAGGTTAGTTATATATATTATATTTATATGTAACTAACCTTTGTGGGTAATGAAGTAAATAACTACGAATATACTTTATCGTCTCTTTATTTTTGTTTTTACAAGAATTTACGAGAATGAAAAAATTTTGGTCTTGGTTGGACAAGAAGGAGTAAATAAAATATATAATATATAAGGCGAGAAGAGAGCATAAATTTATGAATATAAATATATATATATATATATATATATATATATATATATATAATGTATATGTCATCGTTTCTCTATTTTTGTTTTTACAAGAATTTACGAGAATTAAATGGAGTGAGAACAGAAATAAATGGAGAGAAAGATGAATTTTTATTTTTTGGAGAAATTAGAAGGAGAAGAGGTTGTCTTTATTCTTTCTCTAAGGGATGATTAGTTGGCGACTAAGAGGTGATGAATCATAGAGGTGATAGATAGATAAGTTAAAGGGTGATATAGCTGATTTATTTGATTTGGACGATTGAGAGAATGGTGAGTTGATCCATCTGTTTTAACAAGTTGACGTATCTAATTTAGTGGGCTGGTGAGTTGAATCGTCTGTTTTAATTATTTTGACGAGCTGAATTGTCTGTTTTAATTATTTTGCCTTATTTTGGTGAGTTGACTCATCTAATTTGGCCATTTTGGTGAGTTGATGTTTGGCCATTTTGGTGTTTGGTAAGTTGGCCATTTTAGTGAGTTGGCCATTTTAGTGTTTGGTAAGTTGACTCATCTAATGGTGTTTGGTGAGTTGATGTTTGGTGTTTGGTGAGTTGACTCATCTAATGGTGTTTGGTGAGTTGACCATTTTAGTGTTTGGTGAGTTGATGTTTGGTGTTTGGTGAGTTTAGTGAGTTGATGTGCCCTCCGCAAACCAATACTTAATCAATCTTTAAACCTTGTTATCGTCTCGTATCACACGGTAATTAGAAACTTCTCTTACCCCCACCCTCCCCCACCAGATAGATAAGTGCGGGAGTGGGAGTCGGGGAGAGTCACGGCAAGAGTGATAAGAGCCAAAGAGAAACACCTCCATGCGCCCTTCCAATATATGGTAAAAAAATGTAAAATTTTCCAGTTGACAAATAAAAAAATTTTTCTCCGAGCGGCTCGCGTAAATAAAATTTAATATTTTTTTTATATGGAAATGGAAATATATGGTAAAAAAATATTTTTTTTATGAAAAGTTTTTGCGTTACCAAATCCAATTTTCTGAGTCCGCGATTATGAACTTCCAAGACCGCGCCGCCGCATATGGGGGATTTTAGATTAAGAGATCTCTGGGGCGGGCCGGTCCACTTTACATAGCTCTGGGTGCCATATAGTGGCAGTTTTGGGAAAGAGCGAATTGACTGGCAAATGGTAGAATAGGTGGAAAAAATTGCCATAAATGGAAAAAACTGGAAGCCCGGGCCTCCTCGCCCGTAGTCGGCCCGACCATTATCAGTGAGTAAAGGGTATTCCCGGGCCGACCTTCGCCCCTGCTTAGAGCAACAAAAAAGAGGAGCGCAAGCCCCTCTTAATCGGTTGTTTCCTCGACTCCCTCGAGAGTATAATTGTTGTGCGGCAAAGGCGCATTATCGTAGATGTACTCCCAGAATTTGGCTTCTGCCTCACACCAACCCGAAAAATCTACGTAATAGGTGCTCATTGTATCAATTCCTTTCTTTATTTTATATTTTTAATCGTCAACCTGATACCATTCCCGTAAAGCATACTGCGCAAGGTTCCAAGCATGAAACCGAAAAGTTAAGTCCCCAGCAATGGACAAGAGCCACTGAAAAACCTCGTACTTATCATCGTCATACAAGCCGCTCTTTTTATATTTTCCATCTGCATTCATATGATAGACCAATCATCAGTATAGCAACCCAAGTAGGGGTCAA